AGAATAACTTGCTTAGGTTTTGACTCTGATGGTTTTAAGTATGGAGAAGAGGGTTGGTGGGAAGCCCCATCATCTTCGTCGTCTTCTTCGTCATCTTCTTCGTCATCGTCGAGTTCCGAGTTGGAGATATGTCCACCAAGAGCAGACCATGTTAGGGGAGAACCTGAAACAAGAATAGAACCATTCGCGTATAAAAGAGGTCGTATAATTTCTACTGATGATGGGGCTGTATACCTTTCGGAGCATGATATGCCAGCACCAGCATTGCCTAGTTATGAAGATGTCCCTTTGGATTTTTATCTGAAGAAGGGGGCTTTGGGAGTATTTTATGAATCTTATACTCCACTGGTGGAAGATGATGTTCCTTGGGATTATGTTAAATATGTTGACTTTACATATAACGCATGTAAGAACCTTGGTACAAAAGAAATTACGTTTGCCACTTTGGGAGAATCTTCTAATGTCGTTGACAAGATTAGAGTTTTCACTAAAGACGAAATGAAGTATTGTCAAAAATCTCCTGAAGATCAAGAAAAAATATCTAGTAGAGTAAGAGAAATTAATTCTTACAAAAAGCCAGAATCACTGAAACGTACAATTGACATGCGTTTTTCGCAGGCTGGAAAAGTCGCATTTTTCGGCAATAATATAGAACAGTTCCCTTTAATCGAGGCTAGAGCGAAGGTTCTGAAATATGACGATTTCCATTCTTATAAAGCAAAAGGACCATACTCTTCTGTTGTCTATGATAAGCGAGGGGTAATGTATGTATTTTATGAGCAGCCTGCTGAAGAAGGGTCTAGCTCTAGTGGGGGACAGGATGTAGAAGGTTCTCCTGATGGCGTTGAAATTTGCAACCCAGAGGTTGTAGATGTTATCGATCAAGCGGAAATAGATGCCACTAAGATAACAAACATTGCTGTGGCCGTTTCATATGATCGAGGGAGAACTTGGTTTGAATTTAATGAATTGATAAGGTTATTGGCAGGAGAAAGTGCAGAAAAACCATATGCTGTAATGGATAAAAATACGAATATAATTCATCTGTATTTTGTTTTTGAAAAATATTATTTGGCAGTTAAAGATATCGATACTTCGTTATTCGATTTAGAAGATGCATATACTGGGTACAATGTTATTGGCGGTTGGGGCAGTGATACTCCTGATATCGCAGGGTTGGGAGACTTTACTAACAAGGGAAGAATAATGAGAGCAAGATGGTTTACGATCATCGATGGCGGCCCCGATTTGGTGATTGATTTAATTCGCGGAAAACATTGGTGCGATGTGTGCGCTGAAGATCGTTTAAATGATTCTAGAGAAAGAGAAAGAACAGATAGCATTAGTAATTTCAAAAGGCTGAAAGATGAAAATGATAAAACAAATCCGGTTAGAGCAGCTAAAATGTCGAAGATACCACTGTTCAAAAGAACTAGTTTAGATCAGTCTTCTTACATCATTCGTATGAGATTCGGTAGACGATTAGAATTTGAAGATGTGTATGCGGAATTGAAGAAAAATGATTTTGAAGTAACTGAACAAGTGTGTGAAAAGCTTGATAAGGTTAGACCATATACCAGAACCAAATTTGCCGCATATAAAGATAATAAAGGGCATTTGACTAATTGGGCTATTGACAAAATTGACGGCATAGGAGCTATATTATCAAGCCATGATTACCTTTTCTGGTCTGTGATTATTAATGATACATGTTTCCATGCAGAAAATCCATATAGTGTTTTGGAAGACTTGGATGAAGAGGCGTTGAACAATTATATTTTCAACCGCACATTCACTTGCCAAACATACAATTTGAATAGCTTTAGTAGCGTTCCAGCTTGTTATCTTTCTGAGAAACCTTCTAGTGACGAATTCGATGCTGACGCTAGTGCAGAAAAAAGCGAACGATGCAAGAGTCTTGAAGAAAAAATACAAGAACTAGAAGAAGAAATTGAACAACTGAGAGAAGCGATAAGCGAGATCGACCCTGATAACGAATCGGATAGACTTTTACTCTCGTCTCTTCGATCTGAATTGGTTGAGAAAGAAAAAGAATTAGCTGAATTGAAGCAAGAAGAAGATTTGGATGGATCGTATATGGACCCAGAGCAGATTATCGATCAAGCGTCTAAATTAAAACAAATACAGGTTGTTTATGATGGCTTCACAGATAAGGTTGGATTGATATTTATATATGAAAATGCATTATATATTCGTAAATTTGATAATAGCGTAATACAGTTGATAGGCAAAAAGACCAACGCAAGAGCTACTAATACAGTAATCGATTTGGTTAACCCTGATAATTCAAGTAACGCCGCTTCTCAATTAGTTGAAGGCAGTACAGATACAACTGGTGCCGCTATAAATGAATTAATAGTTAATAGTATGAATTTAAATTCTAATTCACCTAATAAACCGATATTCTTAGTAGGAGAGGAATTCCCTACTAAAAATGCTAATTTATATGTAGTACCACCTGATGCTCAATTAAGGGAAATTTCCCAAGCAGTTCAGCCAGCAGCTTATTATGATAAAAGAGGATTTGTTAAATTATATTATTGTGATCAGAATTATAGTATTTGGACTGTAACGTTATTCTCTCCTGAATTGACACCGTATATAGCCGAAGAAGATGAAGATGATTCTGGTGGGATTATAGGGATTGTGAACCCTGCTGGTGTGGGTAATGCGGCTTCTCAAATAGTGGAAGGAGCGACTGGTAACACAGCTTCGCAAATAATAGGACAGTAATTATGGCAGATAAATCAGTATTAAAAACCGGTAAGCCTATAACTACCATAATAAAAAATAAACATATAAGAAAAGGCAATTATCATGCTGGTAAAGTCGTTGTTGGCTGCTTGATAAATCAGTATTGTCCGTTTGAAACAACTGAATTTGCTGATCATACTATGGTGTACAACAACGAAACTATGAAAACGGCACCAGACCATATTCGTGAGAATGCGGTTGATACAGTAATCAGTGAAAATGGTGTATTTCTAAAGCAGAAACATGTTTACCACTCTCAGTATTTATACGTGAAATGTCAACCTGTTGCCGGTGAATTGTCTAGTTTGGCTCCAGAAGGCTCTGGTCCTGCTGTGAGAGAATTCTCTTGGTACCAGACCAAACATGTTTTTATGGCACCTGATGAAGACATCATTACTCCTGACGAATATCTGACGAGAACTTCAGAAGCCAAAGTCGATAAGGCTCGTTGGGAAATTCCAAGACCAAATAAAAATGTAGACGATGGGGATAAAGAAGAGGCAGAAGACAGTAACGTATTGATGCCCGTACAAATTGCATCTAATCCGACTGTAAAAGAATCGATTCATTGGCGCGTAGAAAAGTTAACCCCGCTATTTCGTGGGGAAGATTTTTTCTTAGAGTTCCACAGAATGACTACTTCTACTGACTTAAATAATAGTAAAGATGAGTCTGAACAATCGTTTAAAAATTATTTTGACAATGACGATATGTACAAACCTATTGACGCATTTGGTCCTGCCAATGGGGACAACAGAGGAGTTGTTTCTTACCAAGTTAAAGACAGAAAATATGTGCCAATTGAAGAATCAAAAAAAATATTTAATCTGAATCAACAAGCTTATATCATTATAGAGATGGGAGTAGGTTTGAAATTTAGATATTTTATAATCATTACGCAAAGAGGTCGTCCACGTTTTGTCAAAGTTCTTATGAGCAGTACCGCGACAGAAGATAAAGAAGAAGGTGAGAGCAAGAGCAAAGGGATTTCGTATCTGATTTCTGAGTATAAGAATGCGACAGGCAGTAAACTTCTTAACGATAATGTGTTAAAAATAGCAGTTAGAAATCATTTGGGTAAATTGGTTATTGTATTCAACGACAATAATGACCAGCCATGGGTGGTTACAGACATACCAGTTGCAGGGCAAGAATCTAAATCTGCCGCTTCCGGTGGCGCTGCGGCGAATTCTGAAGCTTCAAATGATCCTGGTGACGCAGCTAATAATCAATCTGATTCTAATTCGATTCCTCAAGAGGGTACTCCTGAAAATCCTCATGGATATGCTCTTGATAAAGATGGTAATTTAGTTCCTGTTAAATCCTCTTCTGCGTCAGATACCGCCGAACCAGATTGTCCACCTGATGAACCAACAAATACACCAGACCCAGGACCGCTTTTTGTTGTGCCAGGAGCAGCTATTGCCATTTGGGGCGGAAATATGTCTATTGGGTTTACATTTAGTCCTATACAATATATTGATAAAGCATTATTAAATTTGCCATTTCCCAGTAAAAATATATATAAAGAAAGTGAAGAAATATCGGCCTTAAAAGATGATTTGGCAGATGCCCAAAACGAAGACGTAAATGATTCACAATTGGCTGATTTTGAAGGAGATGATGGCGGGAAGAGGGCGCTTTCGGATGAGTCGTCAGCACAACAACAGGAAGATATATCAAAAGAAATAGCTCTTTTACAATATGATGCAAATCCTTTTGTTTTGCCTGGTGATGTTGACGTTCTTTTAAGTATTAGAGATATGGGGTTGGACCCAGACTCTACTCCTCGTGATCCAGGCCGATCTGGCGGTCAGGGAGGGGTTAGGTCTAATGGCAAAAAACCATTTTACATTTGTGATGCTCAAAGAGTTGAAGAGATAAGAGAAACTTGGACTTCTGACGCTCCTCCATTTTTTATGGATACCGGCGAATTTATTAAAGATAAACAAGAAAAAAGAGAAAGTTTTATAGGGATAAAAAAGAAAGAATTAAAACCAGAAGGTAACAAAAAAGTATTTTTCTTGAATGTCACTTTCACCTGTGGTTCACACGTTTTTCCTAGCGGATACGAATTATTAAATTGTAAAACACCAGTTTTGAATACCATCAGACTTGTCGGACTTCCCGTAATAGACGATGCGTGGGGAATTGATGAAATAGATGCTAGTGATTTAGTGTTACAATACAGCGATACATGGTCTTCACAAGACTATCACAAAATGGAACATACTGGTAACATATCTTTCTTGGTAAACAGAGATTTAGGCGGAATTGCTAAAGACATAGAGGCACTTCGTAATAAGGCTTTTTATATACAAGTGTTCGCAAGTTATGACGGGTGTAATTATTCTCAATTTGAGCAGGGCAAAAATGAAGACGAAGGTGGTATAGTCGGAAAAACTCCTGGGTCGAGAGTTGCCCCTACGGAAATGTATAAATTGATGACTGGCATTTGTTATGGTGGAACTATAACTGAAAAACCAGGTGAAAGAATAATGATGTGTAAAGTACAAGATTATTCTAAAATATTAAAAGATTATTTGATTTTTAATTCTCCATTTTTTGATGGGGTTAGAGACATTAACGCTATATATGAATTAACTAAAATGTCTAATTTCAAAGAATCAGAGGTGGGTGATCCAGCATTTTTAATTAAAAAACATGTAGATCAAACTGAAAATAGTGACATATGGGGCGAAGGCACTGTGCAGAGTGCTGATGGTCGCAAAATACCAAAAAGTCGTGTCTATGCGTTACCGGCAGCGTATGCAAGACTGCAAGGAAATGCTGAATTTAGATTCAATGATGGTGACAATGTGATGCAAGCACTGGAAAAAATTGCTAACAGATCAGGAAAAGTTATATTTTTCGATGTTGATGGGCAGTTGCATTATGAAGCTTTCCCAATTGCTGATGTAATTTATGGTAATGGGAATATATCAGATGTCGATAGCGAGTCTGTAACAACGTGGTTATTTACGGCCAAACCTGGCGAAAATGGTCAATTGGTTTTTAAGGAAGTTACTAGAGAGATTGCAGTAGAAGACGTATATAACAATATCCACATCGTTTCTAGTACGCCACACCAAGAAATGATTTTTGCAGATAGAATCAATGAAAAAGGTTTGATTGATCCTACTTCTGAAGGGTTCTTAGGGTATAGAAAAACATTCTTGCAAAAAGACCCTATTTTTGGTCACGAGAAACCAGTGACTTTATATGCCGATCATCTAACCAAATTTTTTAGGCCACCAGTTGTATTTAAATTTAGTACGTATGGTTTGCCTATGCGTTGTTTTGATATAGCCGATGTGGATGGTCAAAAACTAATTATAGTGAATATTTCGCATAGTATCGTAGGTAAAGAGAACCAGTGGTGGACTACGATTGAAGGCGAATGGTTGAGTGGGGAAACAGGACAACTGAAAAGTTAATTTAATTCTGTTTTTTTCCGATTTTTAAATAAGAATAGGACTGCAAAATGGCAATAGGTAAACGTTTAGACAAAAAGATATCGTCAATGATAGAAGGAGCTTTGGCTCTTAACTTAGATATTGAAAATGTTAAAGCCACTACGCTATCTGGCTATCGAGGATTACATGCCCACCAATTATTTAAATTTGGTTCAGGAAAAGGTCGTAGTCCTCAGTCGGAACGCAAAGGTAGCACAATAGGAGAAGAAACAAACCCCGATCAACCTTTTAAGGTCGGTTAAGGAGAATTTATGGCTGGTTTTACACCGAATTTTAATCTCGCATATTTTGACTTTAATGATTATCTTAATGATCCCATTAATGTCAATAGAGAAATCGATAGATTTATACTGATAGACAAACAAATATATGGTTTGTATGCCATTTTTGGCAACGGAGTGATCAGCGGTTGGGAAGTGGCCAATTCGAGTACAAGCGAGGCAACTGGTATATCTGTCGCTGTTTTTTCTGGCAGAGGAATCGTTCAGTCTCGCGCTGGTGAGACAAGTATTACATCTGTTGTCGAAAATTTGCCTCCGAACTCTGTAGTATACATATATGCCCAACAAACGGACTCATCTTTTCCTTCACAGTCGAGCATAACATTTACTTTTTCTAATATCGCTAGCATATCTTCACTTGTTAAATTAGCTAAAGTTACGACTAGTGATAATGGTATAGTTAGTGTGGATAATACAGATAGGGATTTCATACTAATAGATCAGCAGATAAGCAATGCCATTGCTAGTCATAGGCATCGCGGGGCGCCAACCAAAATTGATTTAGACAATGAAACCAAAAATAGATTGTCTGGTGCCAAAGTGGAATCTTTTGATGGAAGTAAAATATCTTCTGGAAGATTGGATTTGGACAGAATTCCCGTGTTGAATCACAACGATTTGACCGATATTGGTGTTTTGACTCATGCCCAACTCGATACTTATGTTAATAGTTTCAGTAAAACGAATCAAAGTATATTGGGGGAAGTGGCAACTGCCAATAGGATGAGACAGACTTTATATCTGAAATTATTTTATCCTACTGTTGACCAATATTTTGTTAATGAATTAGACTTTTTGCCAGGCGTATCTCCTGATTCGTACTACGATGCGATCAATACTACAGCTACGGTGGACCCATATGCTCATACGATAGCTGGTGCGCCTTTTAAAAATGCTACCGTATATTTTTTCACCAAATTGTTTGAGTTGCCAGACAATATCACCAAATGTTTTATAGCCCCTAATGAACATAATTTTTCTGATGGGGTAATATCATACGGAATTAGTACGGTAAATTCTTCAGATTTTAGCACTTATGAATTGTTAACAAAGAATAATGTGAACACTGTTTCTGGCATTGGTACTGATATGAAAGTGGGCATAAAAATTGTTTCGCCGTCTAATTTATATACACATGACCCGTATCAAGCGACATTTACTGATTATGTAGATTTTATCTTTGAAAATGCATCTTTATCTTCTGCTGATTTTCACTTTAGAATACGGTTTTATAATGACCCGGCTATGACTGATTTGCACACATCGAAGTTCAGTTCGGATGATCAGAGTTTTTGGTTAATAAATGATTCTGTTAATATGCCAGCAGCAGGATTTCCCGTTGATCCTGGCGAATCTATTAATGTGACGTACAGGGCTGATCTAACGGGTGAGTTTGTTTATGGTTATTCTTATTATATAGCTATCGATATTTGGGATGGAACTGCGTTTACGGCTGGTGGATCAGGTTTCTTGTTTATGATAAGCAACCCGACTTCTGATGACAAATATGGTAATATACCTAGAATCAATGGTTTTTCCGTATTATTCGAATTGGAAAATAACCAGAAAATATTGTTGAATTCATAAATTATGCCTGTTTATACACCTTATTACAATATGGCGGCTTTTCTGAATGGAGAAGTTTATAGCAGCGTTCTTGACAAAGAACGTATGTCTACTATAGATACTCAACTTGCTTTTGTATCAAATATCATAGGTGATGGTAGAATCTCGGGATGGACTGTGACTGACGCTACTGTGGTCGCTCCTGATTTTTTAATTGATATTGATTGGGGAACTGGAATTATTAATAATTTTGTTACACAAAACTCCAGTGTTTTTGTCGGAGATGTGCCAGCCAGTTCGGTTAATTATGTTTATATGCAGAGAAAGCCATATCTATCTAAATTGTTTGGACCGTTTTCAGACATAGGCACATTAGCATGGACAGATACTACTCCTCCTATCGATCCCGCTGGGCCGGTTAATCTAGTTTTTTCTGATATAACTCACGAATCTTTAGTCCTTAGCTGGGATGCCAATTCTGAGGCAGATTTATCTGACTATATGGTTGAGCGGTGTACAGATGGAATAACTTATGTTCAAATTGCAAGGACTACTGATCCATCATATTCAGATACTGGGTTATTAGACAATACTACATATTTTTATAGGGTATATGCATTCGATAAATCTGGTAATATTAGCATCCCAAGCATCCCGGTTTTCACAACAACATTGAGAAATTTAACTGCTGCTGCTAAGGCTACTTATTTCTTGCCATTCCCTAGTGATGGCCAAGTTAGTCTGGTATGGGGAGAAGTGAATGATACCCTTTTGGATCATTTTACTATTGTTGTGCAAGAATTAGATGCAGAATATAATTCTATTGGTTTATCGACATCATATACAGTAGATGAAAATTTAAATTTTTTCATTGTTGACGAATTATTGAACGATCATACATATAGATTTACTATATACTCAGTTAATCAGTATGATGTTTTGTCTGAACCCCTGTCTGTGAATGCAACACCCAAATTAAATATAGGCCCAGCAGAAGCCACTGATTTAGAATTGTCTTATGGTCAAAGTGTAAGTAATCCAAAATTTATAAAATTGGATTTCTCATGGGAAGATGGCATAGAAGCATATAGAGCATTAGCAGAAAGATATCTTATTACTGTTATAGAGAATGGAAGTGTTGTATCAAATCCAATTACAGTCATATATGGCATTAATGATCTTGTGATCGAAGAGTTTTTGGTAGGAAATATTTGTACTTACGTAAAACCACAGACCGATTATATATTAAAAATACAGGCAATAGACGAAAATGGCAACACCAACAACGGGTCAGTGATTAGAATATTCACTGGTATAGTAGTAGCACCGTCTGCCCCTCATTCAATTACTTCTGAATTGACTGAGAATGGTTTATTATTTTTGTGGAAAAACACCAGCAGTTCTTTTGAATACAATACAGTTACTCTCGATGACGAAGATTTGAGTACATTTGTTACAACAACTCAAATTAATGAATTTAATAACGGAAGAGCAAAAAGCTATGTATATCCTTTCGCCAGTTTACTCCCCGACCACAAATATACCATAAAATTGAAAGCAGTAGATGCTTATGGAAATGAGAGTGAGGAGTCTATTCATGAGCATACCATTCTTCCATTGGATTATACAACTTCTGGAGGATCATCTCCTAGTTCCAGTAGGCCACCAGCCATAAATAAATTGTTTGCTTTTGGCGGGGACCGTTCTATTTTATTGATTTGGTCAGAAGTCATAAACTATACACCTGATTTCTATCGTATTTGGCGTACACCCTATAGGGTTGCTCCTCCTTATGACCCAGCCGATTTCACGTTGGTATCTACTGTCCCTGGAACTGTATTCTCTTATGTCGATTATGGATTAACAAACGACACAAGATATATCTATATGATCACTACGGTAGATATGTTTGGAAACGAATCATTGAATCCTATAGACGACGAGTATACCTACCATACATCTTTTCACGCTTTGCCTGTTGATGGAGGGTCTAATGTAACACACCCAATTGCTGTATGGCCGGTTCCGGCTGGTGGGTATGATATCACAATAAGTTGGAATTCTGTTGTCGATGGTGTCGAAGGCGATTTTGATTGTTATGAAATTTATTTTTCGCCATTAAACCTATATTCATGGGAAAAGGTCGGTTCAGTCGATAACGATACTACTGTTTTTATCCATCAAAATGCATTAATTCATGGAGATGGCAATTACAATTATATAGTCAGAGCGGCTAGAGATGAAACTAGAGTGCTTGTGTCTCAGTCCAGTACACCACCAATTAATTCAATTGAATTGGCTAAAATAACTACGACTGCAACGGATATTACAATAGAAGATACAGCAAGAGATTTGGGCGGATTAGAAGACTTCATTGGGGAAAGAATTGAGGCTCTGCTTGATGACCACAAGCACGTTTGGACACCTTCATACGATAGACGTATTGATTTAAATTCAAACGTTATTATTACTGATTGGGTTACAAACGATCAAAAGACGTATGCGACAGCAGACTTTATTGTTGGCACTTTTATGGATGGAAACGTAATTACTGTTTTAGAGCCTCTTTTTTATGTGGTTAAAGTTGATGATGCAATAACTGATATACCATTTGTTGTCGATCCTTTGCTGAAAAGAATCAGGTTTAGTAGTGCAACCGGGTCTGATGACATATCAGTAGAATGCGTAGGGATTAATGAAACGTCTGGGATATTACCAGATGAACGCATGGGGACATTGAGCGCAACGGTTTCAGGTTCGGGCAGAGTAAATGAGGCAGTATTGCCAGATATTCCGCATACTGGCAGAAATAAAGAAAATTTATTGCCGTTGCAATTACCTATGACTAGCGACAACGGATATACATATAAAATATATCAAAATGAAAATTCTGATGTACATCAAGACATAGGTGGTTCTACTTCTTTCTATGATTTCATAAGAGCGAGTGACGGAAGTTTAATTGCGGCTACTAGTCGCGGCATATTGATAAGTGACAATGAAGGATCAACATGGAGCGTTTTGTATGAAACCTATGCCCCTCCGCATACTTTCTACAAAGCAACAGAAGCTGGAAGATTCTTAGCTATTGCTAATGGTGCCGTGTATATCAGTACAGATGGACTGGGATGGGCTTCTACAAGCGGGTTGTCTAATACGGCAATCGTAAGAGATGCTATCGAAGACGGCGTGAGCATTTATGTAAGTACGGATTTAGGAGTCTACATACTAGAAGAAGACTCTCTTGGGGATTTGCTGGTATGGCAGCAAACGAGTTTGTATAGTGGTAAAAGTACAGATACATATGCTATGTACTATGATTCCGTAGAAGACAGAGTTGTAGTTAGCAGTGAGATTGGATTGTTTGAAACCTTTGATGGCGGCGTAACTTGGTCGTATACCGACGAGTTGGAAGAGATGACTCCTGTGTGGAGATTTTTACAACAGAACAACTATGTATTTGCTATTACAAATGATAATGTTTGGCGTAAACATCAAACATCATCACAATTTACGGAAATAGCGTCTATTGACGCAGATGTAGTGAGAGACGCTGTAATCTTTTTGAATAGATTTGTTATTGCGACAGATGAAGGGGCTATGGCTTCGTCAGAAACAGCCAATATTTTTAATGACACGGGTATAAGTTTTGTAACAGATATTTTCCATTCAATTAAATTCCCTTTAAAAATCACACCAATTTCACTTTTGTCTGTAACTAATTCCCTATTGTATCTTGGTACTGATCAAAATCTATTTTACACAAGTGATTTGGATATTTTTCATCGTCGTTATAGAGAAACGACTGGAATTATACCAACTGTGTATGTCGATGAGATCGAGCAAATTATTGGATACTATTACAGCACAGACAATGATCTTGTCTATTTTGACAGAAAAATGGAAGAGACATCTACAATAACTGTTGCCAACCAGTATTCCAATTTTAGAGCGGAGAACGAAGGATGGATTGATGAATACTACAATTCAAATGTAGATATATTCGATGTGACTGGTTCAATAGTAACCTTGGTTAATGGGTCAGTGCCGTTGGGTCCGTTGGAACTGGTAGAGTTTGATATTTTTTCACCAGAGACATCAAATGCGGACATCGCAAATGAATTCATTGATGAGTATGATGCACTGTTGTTACATTTGAGAAACGTTGTTGGCGGCGCTGAATCTCTTGCTACAGGAGAAACGCTTAGAAGCATTGTGTATGATCTGGTCGATTTGTATTACAAAGTATATTCTCAGCATTTCGGAGAGATAAGATATGGCTCATTGGTAACTATTGATGGAAATGACTACATAATCTTTGGAAATCAAATGATTTTGTCGGCGAATGCGTCTGCTCTGTTGGCTAATTATGTTATGGTAGAAAATATTCCAGAGTTTAATTTCTCTTCCGTATTGAATTCGAATATCAATGCCAATGCTTCTGATGGTGTATTGTCAATTAATAATTCGACATATAACAAATATGATCCGTTGTTCATGAGTGCCAGCGATACCGCTGTGTATAACATAGGCAGCAATACCCATAAGCAGTTAGAAGATGCGTTAGACGCGTTCAACAGCGGGTTGACATTATCTCTTGCTGACGCGGATCACGTAAATACATTGAAAACAGGTCTTTATATTGAAAAAACATTTGATGGGGCTTCTGAAGACGATGATTTTGTGTTTAACAGTCAGTACGTGATACCAAGAAATAAGACTTGGTATGATGTCTTAAATTCTACTGTAGATTATACAGAAGAAGTAGCATGTGCCAACTCGGATGGATATGTAGGTTATCCAACGGCGGTTCTGTATGTCGAATCTTCTAATGATGTTTTTGTTGGAGACTATAGAGGTCTTATGAGAATCGATGTTGATACTTTTGAAATGGCAGTAGTCACATTTAATGACACAGGCAATGAAGAATATGTAAGAGATTTGTTATTGCAAGACGGTACAATATATTTACTGACTGATCATTTTCTATATACAAGTGTTGATTTCGGATACACATGGTCTATAGGTGACACTCTTGGTCTTAGCGGTGACTATAGAAAGATATTCCATTACAACAGTCATTTCGTTTTGGCAACTACTGATGGAATATATCGTAAATATGAAACGATAGAGCGTTGGGAACAAGTCGCTGATGTTGGCAATGTAAGACAGTTCTCTGAAGCTAACGGTATTATCGCATTAACAGAAAACAATAAGATATATTATAGTGTCAATGGTGCTGATTGGACAGACCGTGGTAAATTTGAAGATATCGATGTGAGTCAAGTTGGCTTATTGAATACGATTGTGGTGTTGGCGACTGATTCTGGTTTGAGACATGACTCTGGCACCATTTATGGTTTAGAACTGGCTTCCACTTTAATTGACCTGGAAGGAAATACAGAAATTTCAGCAGCATTGAAAATAAATGATTTATCTGTCGATAATATAAGAAATGAAATTGTGTCTGGAAGTGGGGATGGAGAATATTATATTTGGCAATCTGATGCTAATACCGTTTTATCAGATAGTTCTGGCATGGACGCAATACATAGAGTGTTAAGCGTTGGAAATGATTATTGGTTATTTGGAAATGGTATGGTACGAGCGTTGTCTCAACCATACCCGATTACAATAGGAATTGGAATTCCATTCTAAGGAGAAATAATGTTAGAAGCACTTGTATCATGGCGACATAATGGGGAGACAGCATTGAAGCGAAGCGGTGATATACTTATTATGGCTTTGACTGGTCATCCGTGGGGTAAAATGGATAAAAAATTCCATTCTATAGTTGAGTTTGACGACCCAGAACTCGAAGCCAAATTGCGTGAAAAAACTTCGCCGAATCCAGTTATTTCTTTACCGTACTGTGAGTTCAACCCGTCTGTTGGCGACGAAGAACCTGTAATGAAAGTCCGTTCGACGTTTAGAGCCAATAAGGATAATTTTTCAGCTAAAATATTAGACCCTACAGTTGAAGTCAATGAGATATCAAGAACAAAAACTGATAAATCTTTAAGTAAGAGTATCATGTTGAAAGATGCTGTGGTAATTGGGGAATTAGGGAGGAGTAGATAATGGCCGCAACGATTTCAACAGTTGGTCCTGGCAAAGATTTTGCCACGTTGCAAGCGTGGGAAGACTGGGCAGATGGTCAAATTTCGAAACAGCAGTATGCTGAATGCTATAGTGGTGCTGATTTGGGAGAAGTGTATATCAATGGGTGGGGAGGGGGACACGTAGAAGATGATACTCCGTGGATTTATGCAGCCATAGGCGAAGAACATGATGGGAACCCGAACAACACAACACAGGGGGCTAGAATAGAGGCTAGTGGAGTTACCCACTATGCAATTAGAGCCTGGCCGTATGTTCACTGGTTGCGAATCGAGCGAATGCGGATAAACGCCGACTGCACCGATGGCGGAATCGTCGCGATCGATCTCATTCTGTGCAACGACACGCTGACGGATGGCAACCTTATCGCCATTACGAACGCTGGAGCGAATTATAATACTAGTATATACCAAAATCCATACAATGATGGTGGATTGATTTGTCGCAATAATATCGTTGTGATGGACGAGACTGGTACAAGTATAAATCAAATTGGGATTAAAGCTTATCCGACTGCGAGCGTCGCTTTCGGAACCGCCAATATGACAACGACTGTATATAATAATACAGTTATCGGAATACCAACCGCAACTTCACACGCCGATGGAATCCGTATGGACAGTTATTCATTTGCAGACACGACATTGAACGTAACCCATACGTTACGAAATAACCTTGTTGTTGAGCAGACAGTTGGAGCGGCAGGAAAGACGTATCAGCCTGGCGGGGCTGGTCCTGGCATACGAAATATAACTTATGATGTCCAGTATTGTCTTTCAACCGACACGTACGCCGATACGTGGGGCGGAACTGGTAATATTGTTGATGCTACACCGTCAGAAACAATTGCCGATATCGTAAATCTTACAGATATTGGGCTTGCTGTCGGATCGTCTGGTGCAGAATCTGGTATAGATTTATCATCTGATTTTATGACTGATGCATTAAACAAGATTCGCATGGGAGATTGGAGCATGGGGGCATTGGATTATCAAACCGATCCATCTGGTATTTATGGAATTGTCAATAAAATACCAGTTCAACGCGACCCGGAAAGATGGCTGGTTGGTCGTAAAATGGAATTGAGTACAGGGGCATGCACTCCAGAATATAGCCAGTATAGTCTTGGATCGCCGTATTCTAAAATACATATTAGATTTCTATTAGACCCAGATAATTTCGCATCCGGTTCTTCTGATACAACATCTAAAGATGTTATGCTCGTTACTGGGCTGGATAATGACGGACTTGAAAGGTTCTACATTACATATAATTCATCAGGTAGAATTTATTTGATATACACTGATGCTGATGGCAATTATGCTACGATATTTGCAGATATGAATATATCTGCGAGAAGAGCTTTAGAAATTAAGATTTCTACAACAGCATGTGCTATCTATGTCGATGGCACGCGAGAAGCAAATGTTAGTGGAGCTTTTGCCGATTTGTCAATAAAATTTGTGAGAATGGGATCAATTAGAAAATGTTTTTCGGCAAAAAATACAATTTATTTAAATGGATTCGTTATTGATCTCAACGGAATAGGCGTAACGCCTTTTGCAACATAAGGAAAATAAATGGCAGATAAAGTATTATTAGCTCAGGTATTTAATGTATATGGCTCTTTCACTCCGACAAAAGCTTCGGCCTACTTGAGAGTAATCGGAGATGTTATTGGTGAAAGCTATTTCGATATTACTGATGACGCATGTATCGATGCGTTAAACTTTTCTGTTCTTACACAATCAACTAATAAATTGATTGTTGATAACCGTGATCCTGCTTTTACTGGCTCAGGTTTTCTCTCAACATTGGAATTTGTACCAACGCAATCTTATTCGTCAGTAGACTACCCAATAACAACTACAATAACAGATACATATAGGATTTGGATAAGAGTACAGAAATTGACTGGGAATTTTTTGGCGAGAGTATATATCAATGGGACACAAGAAGGTAAGATAGAGGCAGCAGGACCGACTGGAACAGATTGGTTGTGGTTGTCTTGTGATATAGAAATTTCTAAAACTAGAGATCACATTATGAGTATTGTTATGCAAGAAGACAATAATACTCTAGATAAAATATACATTACATCTGATCTAACTGCCACTCCTACTGGTACAGGTCCAGTTTTGACAACTGCACCATATATTACAGTAAATTCTATGCTATATACCGTTGACTCTAGCGGTAGACCCGATTATCCATTATTTATTAATGATTATAAGACGACAAGGGGAGAATTAAGAACAGACGATTGGTATAATTTCGATTTGAATTTAATAGACGATTCTTTAGCGAGTGTCTCATTTAATGATAGATACGCATTGGTTTTGGTCACAAGTGGCTCAAATGACGACCAATATATCCTATGGGAATTGGGGGATATAGACGAATATCTCTGTGGACCATCTGCATTTAAGGTTTTGGGCTAAAGGTTAAGTGGGTATTTTATCGAAAATAAGTATAGATATTCCAAGGAAATACGTCTATGCAGCTTTGTATCTATAATCTTGAACTAGGTTCTTGGGAAGTTGTCAATTATACTGATTGGCTTTCCCTTTCTAATTTAGAATGCGCTGACACGATAGCTAGCTCTATGCCTTTTTATGGATATTACCATGTCTTTCACGGCACTACAGACACGACAAAAGACGTATGGCATATACGTGATGATAAAAGCCACGCATTGCGTGTCTATGAGGATTTCCAATCCTTAGATGCTTATGGCGAAAAAATTATTATTCCCCCTGCTGATGAACGTTGTCTTAATGTTAATGTTTTTACGCCAGATTATGAAGATATAAGGAATACAGAAACCGTTGCTGATGAGCTTGGCGGTGAAGACATTACGTTGAAATTAGATGACAAAATTATTAATATGATTTTTGACACCAGCGGCAGCATGGGATGGAATGATCACGAAGGAAGTCGTTACGATTTGGGTGAACGAGTGATCAATAAACTGAGTTCTGTTTATCCTGGCAATATCAATTATAGCATTTTCAGATTTGGTGGTCAACCATTCAATCTGATTTTCGGCGGGGTGGCAGAAGCAGATTTCCCAGCAACCGATTTGTCTTGTGCTGCTGATATATGCGGAGATAGTTCTAGCCGTTTTTATGGCATACGAGTTGTGCGTAAAGAATTTTCATATCCATCAACTCCAATTGATGGTGATATTTTATTCGATGGTATAGCCGATAGTTTCCTAGACACCGGTTTAGAGTTGGAAACTACATATTATTATTCTTTATTCACATTTGACAAAGAAGGCAATTTCAGCGACGGCATTCCATTGAAATATACGACAAATGGGGACACCGTTCCTGCTGGTCTGTCATTGGCTAGCGGTAATGCCTTGGTCGGAAGTGGAGTCATTATTGATGGTAATGTTCCTAACGTATGGCATTTCGATGAAGGATATGAAAACAATGCATATGATTTCAATGCCTCTACAGATTTGTCATTATTCAATCATCAGTGGTTGAATAAAGCTGATGTACCATCCGGAACTGCTGGGGTTAGATTCAATGGAACAACCACAAGAGCGTCTTCGGCGTTAACAAGAGATGCTGTATTCACTCGTGATTTTACTGTTATGGCGTGGATTAAGCCATATACGTTTGATGGTAAAAAGCCAATCGTATATAGACAAGATAATGCAACAAATGGTTGGGCTGTAGAAATACAAAATGGCACAGGAAGAATACAGTTTGTTCTTCAGGGAGCGACAGTTGGTACATCGAGTTTCGCAGTAGATTTACATGAGTGGAATCACATCGCGGTTGTAGTTGATGGTGTCGGTGATGGAACGTTTTATATCAATGGAATTAGCGCTGGTGAGTTTTCAATATCCAGTGCCAATATAGACACTAATATGTTTATAGATGTCGGATACGACAGAATAGGCGATAGGTATTTCTTTGGGGAAATTACGGAAATAAGTATTCATGACGTAGCCAGAAGCGTTTCATATATTGCTCAATATTCTTCTCCTGCTTCATTTGATAATTATAGGGATAATGGAGATAGATTAGTATTAATAAAGGGGAATGTCCCTGATACATTTGACTACGACACTGTGGAAATTCTTGGTAGAGTGTTTAGGGCACCAGCTAACGAGGATGATGGAACTCTGATATATACTGGGGTTGCTGATACTGGTGAATTCTACGCCACTTATCGAGAAAACTTTGTTGCTGGTTCTACATATTATTGTCGAGTGTTTACAAAAAACAGTTCTGATATATATAGCCACATCTATGACTCACAAAAGATAGATATTAGCATACCAATAATTTCTCAAGAGAACAGACAACTATTGGGACTTGTTGGAGATACCGCTGCTATCGATTTGCCTTCTCCTACTATCAGTAGTGTTTTGGAAGACAACGGCAAAATATATATTGGATGGGACATTGACGAATTGCTTGCTAATCCAGATATCATTATTGTTAGAATTTATGTTTCGACAAATGGTTATCCAATTGTGGGGGATATTTGCACTAACGGCGAATTGGTTTTTGAGGGTGATCCATCTGAAGGGTATTTTGTTCATCGTGATTTAATAGTCGGTGAGGATTATTACTATACAGTAATCGCTATAGATAGATATGGCAATTTTTCAGAAGTAGCAAATACAAAGGCATCTCCAAATGGTGCTGATTCTCCGACAAGTTTACCTTTGATAAGTATCGATAGCGTTTCATATGAAATAAAAGATGAAAATAGCGTTAAGATTTTCTGGAATGACGTATTGCCATCGAGGGATGTGCAAACATTTTTCGATACCAGATTGGCTCTATTCGCAAAATTGGTTGACCAATATGGAGAAATAATCACAGAGCGTGATGACGTTAATGTGTCATTGGTAGTCTCTGGTACTACGACAATGGCACCAGACGCGGCACCAGACGTATTCTTGGGCGAGACAACCGTTGAAGATGTAAGCGTAGATGGTTTATATAAGTATGCAATAGAAAAACTGTCTAGCGGAATTACTAAAGGTCTTTTGTATCTTGACCCCGCTGATAGCACTATACTTAAAAACGTAGAATCGGTTAATCTGACAGTCCGTTTTAAAGTGTCAATTGCTGATCCCGAAAATACTTCTGAGAATCTGTTTGAATACACATCTTCTCCTGTCTACGCCAGATTTGCTAATCCTCTTAGGTTTGAATTTGTTAATCGTGATCATAAAGTGGTTACGAAAAGATGTGCTACACAATTGGCTCAATTGAATTCTCAATTTACTAGTGAATCTATAAAATATCATGGGGCGTATTTAAATGCATCCGAACCATTTACATTGAGAGCGTATTTAGATTTCAGAAACAGGCAATTAGATGTTTCTAGCACAGTTTCTATAGCCATACATGATGCTACTAAAGATTTATGTGATAAATCTACTTCTCCTGTTGATGCAGGCGTTAGTGATACGATAGTTCTTGTCGGCAGTGAATTTCTTGTCCAGCAGGCCGTAGAAAATGTTTTGGATATTAATGGAAATCCAATAGGGATTAAAAAGGCAGTTTCTTTCATCGATATACCAATTAATATGCCAAAAACACCGCAATCAGTGTATGTCTACGTAAAATTCTTTTTCGAAGGATATGGATATGTAAAAAGATTTTTTGCGGTCTTTGAAAGTCCTCTGCAAATCGAAGTTGCTCCAAGAGTCCCTATAGCAGATGGAATAAACCAAGCAGAACAATATGCGGTAACATATTTGATTGATGGCGACGATCCGCAAGATGCATCTAGTAGGACATATTTAAATGACATATGGATGCAATGGACATTAGAACCATTGCAATCTAATACTCCTCGAAAGGCTCTCAGCTATACAGGTGACCCCGCATACGATTATGCAACGAACTTGAACGAGGCTTACTCTTATGTGACCACTGGTGGCTCGACAAAGAATGTATTAATTGGACCAGTGCAAAGTGTGAGCATTGTAGACGCGGATAGCAACGGCAATCCTACTTTTGAATCCCATCGTTTGACAGCAAGTTGTGCATATTCTGGATATACAGCTTCTGAATCATATAATTTAGAATTCTTCCCAATAGGGTTTGAAGAACCTGTACCTGTTTCTGAGTTGACATCAGATAACGACAGTACAATTACATTCACGCCATCTGATTTGTATGCGGCTGTTACTGCCGCCGTTGGATCAGTTCCAGGTTCTCCGAAATGGAATAATAGTTTAGATTTGAATGGCGACGGTATAATTGATGAAAGAGATCAATCGTTGGCTCTACAATTTATGACAGAAACAACTGATATACAGTTGTCTCAGCAATTTGCTCCTGGTACATCTGGTTCATATATGTTAATGGAGTTGCCAAACTACAAACAGGAGTTTTGGACGGATGGGCGTAGCTATGCGAAAATGACTGTTAGCCATGACCCCGCTAATTCTACTACAAAATATTCTGATGCTTTTAGGGGGTGTGTTGCTGCTGTGCAAAAAGATTTAGTAGAATTAAGCCCAGGGCAATCCACACTTATCTATACGAATGATTCTGAAATAGAAATAATTTGGGGAGACGTTATAGAATACGTTGATCCGTATGTCGGCGATTGGGTATTGGATACCACGAATGCATTTATTGCTACTGGTTATGCATTTATTAATTTGTCTGATGGTAATGATACAGAAGTATTCTTCAGAGTAAATAGAAAACAAGAGAACAAACCAGTCGGTTTTGAAAAAGCATACAATAGCATATGTGAAGATTTCTTGGGCATTTCTTCCTTACTGCAATATGAGAAAGAAGTGACTGTGACCGGTTCTACTGTTGCTCTGTTTGACGACAATAACATAACTTCTACGATATCTTTACGAGGCGGTGGTACGATTAATAGCGGCATAATTCCAACGATGTTAATACCGAAAGAGCCTTTGCAGATTAGAGTCGCTGACAGACAGGCTGATAATGTAAGCACAGAAGCTTTTGTTATAGATGGTCTAACCAGTAATGAAATAGTATTAGACGTTTCTTTTGCTGGTCGCTCAGTTCCTGATGGAACTAAGGTTAGTGTAAATATAGTAAACAAATATGAAGATATAATTACTACTGCTGATTCTGAAGTAGAAACATTAATTTACACTGACCCTCTTATCGATCCTGATAACGCGAGAAGTTATGCCACTGTTACTATTAGGCCGATTGAGCCTGGCAGAACATTCGAATCTCAAATATTTATGACAGTGAAGTACGACTTCTCAGGAGAAGTTAAGAGAAGTGAAACTCTGTGTGTTACCGTATCAAACGATGCGGAGAAGTCATTGCCAGATAGTAGCGTAACTACAATTAATACTATTTTTAGTAAACGATTGGAAAGATGCGATTTGGCTCCTCCTCCTGATGAAGTGGTTTGGACAAGTAGGTTAGATATGAATCATCCTCGTGGGCATCTCGTTACTGAAGTTGTCGGTACAAAGTTGTATGCGATAGGAGGTATTGATGGCAGCGAAATTTCTGGTGTTGTAGAAAGATACAATCATACGACTAACGAATGGAAAGATAAATCCGTTATGCCAACAAAACGCATGATGTCGATGTCTGTTCAGAGTGGTGGAGAAATTTATGTGGTGGGTGGAATAGGGTTCGATTTTACAGATAACAAGGTTGTAGTGTCTAATGCCGTAGAGAGATACGATCCGACAACTGATTCGTGGGAGCATCTTGCCGATATGCCAGATATCAATTTGGGTGGGCCAGATAACGTATCTTATGGTGTCGCAGGCGGCACAGCACAGTTGATTGATAATAAAATATACATACTAAGTGGGGTAAGAGAGATTTCAAGCGATGGCACTGTTGTTGATTATAATGATAGAATTTTAGCATATGATATTGGTACAGATTTGTGGTGGTATTCTGACGCGATAACTTCTAGTGATCTAGATAATTATTTTAGAGTTTTTCCTACGAGCTTTAGAGACGGTTTCAATATCCAAGTTATGGGTGGGACATATCAAGATTCAGTTACCAATGAATATATTGCCAATACTTATTCTTATGATGTCCTGGGCGGTGTATTGTCTCATTCCGAATGGAAGTTGGATATACTTCCAGATTTTAGAAACAAGGCCACCTGTGTATCTAATGGAGATTTACATTATATCATAGGGGGAATTGATTCTGTTAACAATATAGTAAAAACATGTGAAGAAATTTCTCATATTGGCGGTCCTGATCCTGATTATTTAAAACAATATATGACTGATATCCCAAAAGGGAGAAATGGTGTTGCCGCAGCAGTCATCAGAGACTTGGGAGTCGATTATTTATATATTGTTGGCGGGATAGAAAGCGGTAAAGGAAATAATTTCCTACAAGTATTTGTTGATATATTCGATCATGATATGTTTTTAAACCATGAGCAATCAATTGGAATAAAAATACGTTTATTAGATGATAGTGGCGAAATTCCTTCAGGAAATATAACACTATTATTAGATGGGTATCTGCAATTTTCTGACATAGAAACAGGAAAAGATTTCGTTGTCGAAGATGAGTTGGTGGCCAATAGAGTTGTCTTTGATCCTCAAGAAGTCACGGTGTCTGATGGTGTCGGATATGCTAGATTAATTTCTAGACATGATGATTACATCGCCAAGCTGTTAGAAAATGTATCTTTTACTATGGGCGAACAGTCTTTAAGATACAAGATTATTGTACAGGGAACTGTAACTCATGGAACTTATTACGGTCAGAATTTCGTTTACAACACAGCGGATCGTGATCAAGTCGTTATTGTGGACGATTCTAATTGCGTGCCTGGGGCTTCTAATCTAGAAATAGATTCGTTAGCCACCGACAATGAATCTGCATTTGATCTTTTGTCTAATCCTTTGGCTCAACAAGAACCACAAGTTGTTAATTGCTATTCTGATATAGCTTGGATTCCTATTATTGAAAATATGACACCTAATGGTATCGTTAGCGCTTCTTCCGCTAAAAATGTTATAGATACATTGAGGCTGTACGATGATATCGGCGGCTCTCCGTTCTACGATGCTCTTGTCGATAGTTCTAAATTCCTCATGGATAATGAATCATATATAGGGACTGAAAAAATGATTTATGCGTTTACGGACAAAGAACCTAATTGCTCTATCAATTCATTAGATGAGGCAGCGATTGAGGTTAATGCTATTGATCGCGTGTACGAGGTACCAGTTGTGATAGCTAACCTGGCACTTGGAACAGGTGCCGTAATTCCTAGTTTATTCAGAAAAACAGATTTCCCACTATTCAATCTGTTGACAAATAAAACTGATTCTCAAGGGGTTACTATTTCTTCGAACGATATAAACGTTATTAACGACGCTGTGTTTATGTTGACTGGTGCCGCTAAAGGCTCTTTGGGCTTTGGAGAATCAACGTTTGTTTTCGACTTTGGAGAATCTGTGATTCTACAGAGTGCCGCTGTCAACTATCAATTGTTCACTAATACTAATGGGAGATGGCGTATGTCTGTTAGCGTAGACGGATATAACTACTCAGATTATAGTATATTCTTTAAACCTAATAATGTATCATTCTTTAATTCACCGTGTAGGTATGTCAGATTCGATATGGAGTTGTATAGCGGTTTGAGCATAGGGAATGAAGAACCTTATGAAGACATACCAACTGGTGGAGTGCCTACAATTCGTGATATAGATATATGTTATAAGCCGCAGCAAATAGAGTACATATATGCCGATGCTGTTGATGGGGAGAAAATAGACCAATTGGTTATTGCCACTAATTCCAACAGCACACATGACGATGCTCAGGTGATTTACGGCGGTGTTTCTTCAACTGAATGGAGTCACAACTGGGATGATTTCCAAAGTGGTGCCCAGCCTGCCGTAGAAGATAGCGGTAGGATTGTGGTCCCAACAAGAAGAGGAACGGCTGCTGGCGAGAGAATAGAACCACTCGAAAATACAGATGGTTATTTGTTCAAAGCACCGAATGGAAGATGGGGTTCAGAGTCTACGGTTACTGTGTACGTGGTTTCTGGAGGTTTACAAGTGACTGTGAATAGTTCTAAATACAAAACAATTCCTAGAGATGGTGTTGTGATATTTAATGAAAATCGCAATAGCGAAGGACAGCACTATATCAATATATTGAAGAAGGATTCATATCGTCTTGGTTTGCAACTGGTCAATAACGAAGAAGATAATTTAGAATTATATGGCGTAGCTAGAATGCACAACGAAGAGCCAGATTAAAATAGACGGTGACGATCAATCACGATATTATTTCTCACATGAAACCTAAAGCTTTAGCAGTAAAACTAAGCCAAAAAATGACATCTTTGGATTTGGTGGTTTTGTCACACAATGGTTTAGAAGTTACTAAACATTTTCTAGATTTATTGTATCAAAATACCAAGGTGGACGATTGGCACTTGGTTATGATAGATAATGGTTCTACTGATGGAACGCCAGAATATTTGAAAAAAGAGGCTAATTCACGAAAAAATATGTCGTTATTTTTAGTGGATCAAAACACTGGTGTCATTGGCGGAAGAAATCTTGGATATGAAATTGTTTCAAAGACACTTCCTCGTGACATTAAAAAACACATTATATTTTTAGATAATGATCAATATGTACAACCCGGTTGGTTGTCAGACCATATTAATTTTTTGGACAAAGGTTATGATTTGGTCGGTGTGGAAGCGTGGCAATTAAACGGAAGATTTATTCCCGTAAGACATATAGAACATATCAAAGAGCATTTTTCATATGTTGGATGTGGTGGAATGCTCATTAAGAGAGAAGTGACCGATAAAATTGGCATGTTTGATGAGAGATTTAACCCATGTTATTTTGAAGACCCAGATTTCAATTTTAAAGCTTATAAAGAAGGGTTTAAAATAGGTTGGAATTATAATGCAAAAATAATTCATATGCCACATCAAACATTGGGGAAGTTAGATCAAAAAGAAAAGCATCAACGTTTTGTTAACAGCTTAATGAAGATGAGAGAGAAGTGGAAGGGATTTACTCCTCCAAGGTTATATCAAAATGAATAAAAAGAAATTAGTTATTGCCTGCAATCATTCATTCCCCCATATGGGAGGAGCAGAAAAAGTAATTCAACAAATCGCTGAATATATGGACGAAAAAGGTTGGGAGGTTTTTATACTTGGTAAGAGCATCAAGTCTGCTTTGGTTCACAATTTTGTTAAAATCCAAAATTGCGGTAGCACTCCATCCGAGTTCTTCCATAAATTATCTGTTATAAAACCTGACCATCTATTAGTTTATAGCGATTATTTTGTTTTTTGGACTCATATTTTAGATCGAGTAGAATCATTGGATTATAAAGTTACATTGATACCTGTCGGAATGAATGCTATGTTGGCCAGACCAGAATTGTTGTATAAATTACGTTCTAATAAAGATAAAATTAGTGTGGTTACACATTCCGATAATTATCAGGACTATTCTACTTGTAAGTCATTAAAAATTCCAGTTACCGTAATTCCAAATGGTATTAATTTACATGAACTCAGAAAACGAGATTTCAGTTTTAAAGAGCGATATAATATAAAGACTGAAAAAATGTTGTTGTGCGTTTCTAACTTTTTCCCAGGAAAAGGTCAAGAATATTTATTGCCGATGTTAAACAACTTTGATTCTGAGTTGAAAAAAGATTTTACGATGGTATTTATATGTACCACTGTGAATTTCGCTATTGCTAATATGCTGATGGGACGCACTAAAGCACAACTTTTAAATTGTTCTTTTAATAGCAAAATGTTGGTTGATATTCCTCGTTGGGATGTTGTGCAAGCGTTCCATGAAGCTGATATATTTTTGTTCCCTTCTCAGAAAGAAGTCGCACCGTTGGTTATCCTCGAAGCAATGGCCTCTAAAACACCGTGGGTTTCTCTTGATGTCGGTAGCATTCCCACATTGGCTGGCGGAACTGTTATCACTGGTGCCCCGTGTGATCGAGAGGATAATAAGATGTTTAATAAGAGAATACGTGAAGAATTTTCTCAAGAGATAGAAAAACTATTGCTAGACGGTGACAGAAGAAAATGTCAAGCTGATGCTGGTTATAAAGTAATTATGAACGAATTAAATTGGGATATTATCGGAGAAAAATACTACAAGTTTTTTGAAGGAGAATAAGATGAATCCTTTGGTGTCAGTTGTCACAACCGTATATAATTGCGAAAAATATATAGAAGAATCGATACAATCTATTCTAGACCAAACTTTTGAAGATTTCGAATTTTTTATTATTAATGATGGCTCTACTGATAGAACAGTAGAAAAGATAAGTCAATTTCGTGATCCTAGAATAATTGTTTTGAATCATGATTCCAATAAAAAGATACCTTTTAGAAGAAATGAGGGGATAGATTTAGCTAGAGGGAAATACATTGCGATACATGATGGCGATGATATGAGTTTGCCCCACAGATTGGAAGAAGAAGTTCGTTTTCTAGAAAAGAATGATCATATTTTCTGTTTAGGCAGTCATGCGGTCAAGGTTGATGAAGATAGCTATGAGATTGGTACAATGTTTTATCCTCCACCGCATCACAACGGTATATTGGCCAAATTTATATATGGATATACCAACCCAATGATTGATCCAACAACTATGTTTAGGAAAGAAGATTTTGATCAGTTGGGCGGCTATTCGACTGATGAAAGGGTTTCAACAGTGCCAGATTTTGATTTGTGGGTAAGGGCATTGATATCTGATCGACTGTTTGCTAACTTGATGGTGCCACTGATTAGGTATAGAATGAACCCTGATGGAGTCACTAGTAATAAACGCAAAGAAATGATACGACAGCATATGATTGTAGTTGGTCGTAATATGCGTGCATTAAAGAAAAAGGAAGAAAAATGAGTTCTAAGAAAAAAAGCGTTAAAAAAACAGTATTAGATAAGTATGATGCTAAATCCGGACAGCCTTGGACAGAAAAAGAAATGGCGATGCTCTATGAGTTAAGAGTAGGGCAAGGTCGTCCATTCAGAACCATTTCAACCACTCTTAATAGAACGAGAAAGGCTTGTGAGACGAAGTTCCATAACACCCGGTGGGAATTAAAGTCTTTTTATAACAAAGACAAGTGTAGATTAAGAGAGAACATGAAAAGGGCACTTGTCGAAAAGGTGGCAAACAATTATGACAACAGACTTGAAACAGCATCGTTGGCTACTGAAATATTGGCTGATCGACTAGAAGAGACTGTTAAAGCTATCCCTAATGTGAAGAAAAGAGTATATACACAATCTAGGGCCGCAGCCAGAGCTAAGGCCAAACAAAAGCATTGTCCAGAAGATGTTGTACTTATTATAAGTGATATGCACATCGGCCATCATCACACTTTGGAAGAAACAGGTGGAGTATCAGAATACAATTTTGATATATTTAAAAAGAGAGTTCAATTTATTCAAAAAGCTACCACAGATATCGTAGAATTGCATTCCAAGTTATATGATTTGCCAAATCTACATCTGTTTTGTCCTGGCGATGTTGTCGCTGGCATGAACGCTGCTGGTGCGTGGTCGTCTACATATATCAATATGCCCATTTTAGATCAGGCTGTTGCCGGTGCAGAAGCACTAGCGGATATGATTACATACTGGTTGGGTATGTTTGATGACATATATTTCTATGGTGTTATGGGAAATCATGGTCGTGGAGCGCCTAAAGGCACTGAAAAAGAATATGTAAACTGGGACTATCTTTGCTACAAGTTTTTGGAATCTAGATTCAAAGACAATCCCCGCGTTCATTTCGTAGTTCCAAAGACATGGTGGATTTTTACTGAAATCCGCAATCATAAGTTCTTGATGTTGCATGGCGATGATATCAGAGGAAGTTCTAAAGCCAAGGCATTTGAAGCATGCACAGAGAGAATGTCAAGTATAATTAAGAAAATACCCGATTATACAATTGCTGGTCATTTCCATTCCGCTGCTGAATTTTCTACTAATTTTGGTAGAATACTGTTGAATGGTTCTTTTGTCGGATCAGACATATACAGTCTGAAAGCCCTTGTGAGGGCCACTAGGCCAGAACAGAAGCTTTTTGGTATTCATGACAAAATGGGCATTACATGGACTTATAACTTAGATTTGTCCATTGCTCGTTAAGAATTCAAGGATTTTTCTGTTAATATTTGAATTAATAATTGGAGTGGAATTATGCTTGAATTTCCAAAGTGGTTTGATAATGTAATGCATATGTTGGATTGCCCGCATTGTCATAAAGACTTGAAAAAACCACATATTATGGCGGAAGGCATTAGAAAGAGTTTGGCTTCTAAAGGTGAAACTGCTTTTTTCATTGAATATAAATGTCCTGACTGTAATAGTGTAACTACAATGGAATTAACTCCAATGACGTTATCAGATTTTGTCATGGAAATGCTTGACAAATTTACTGATGACGATTATAAGGAAGAAGATTCCGAAAATAAAAAAGCTACAAAAAAGAAGAAAACTCGTAGATCGAAAATAACTGTTAAAGAAATCGCAGAAGCCAAAAAAATATTCAATGGTTGTGAAACATGGGATGAAATGATGGAAGCAGTTGGTATCACAGAAGAACAAAAACAGGAATGGTATGACGAATATGAAAAACAAGAGAAAGATAATAAATAATGTTTAAAGTCAGTGATTTTAAATTACCAACAGCATTTATAAAAAAAGCGTGTTATTCTTCACATTGTGTATTTGTCGATTTGCCAGTTGTTTTTGAGTATGCTGATGAAAACCATCGTCATCCTATGTATCATAATGGCGAATTGTATATAGGTGAAACAGAATTGCTTGGGGATACTTTGTCGCGTATTATAACTGCATATCTGTTAAACTTTAAAGAAATTACAGGTGAGAATATTCCATGCTGTGAAGATTTAATGCAAAGAACCATTATATATGTAAATAACTTTTTTAGGTTTTTGTGCTTTTATCAGGACTCATTCAGTGAGGCTAAGGACGATGCCGCGAATGCTTTGCGATTGTATCAGAAACCTTTTGTGTGGTTGATAATGAAAGATATTCTAGCACCGGCATTTGATGAAATTGTCGCTAAAAACTGCAAGATAGTCGAAGGGCACTCTAACTGTGTAGACGCGGCGTTGTTTGTAAGCGAAGAAGAGTACAGTCGTTACGATGACTCTGCTGGCGTTTTAGATGAGCCGTTTGTCTTTGTGAATACAGACATAGAATACGAGCCTTATTCTGCCGCTCACTTGCTTGTAGAGGCGATTAAGTGTGAAGGTGAATGTCCTGTTAGTATAATGGAAAAAGTATTTACATCGTCTTTGTATGACAAGTTGGTTGGGTTGACTAAATTGGCATTTAAATCCGATAAAGAAGTAAATGATTTTTTCTTGTGTTTGATGACGATATGCGGTTTTGATAATCAGTCGCATTTATTTATCCAAGAGGCTGTTGACGAACATGTTAAAACTGCACAAGCCACTGGTCAGCATGGCGGAAATCAGTATCAAGATATTAGTGATACATGGTGGTTCTTAGGTCTTATAGAGAAGATGTTAGAACCAGCCAGAGGGCCAGATTGGAGTACACATAAGAGACTGCAACCGTTTTTGGAAAAGTTGTGGAATAAAATCAATAAGGAACGTAAAAAACGAGGACGAGATGGGCTTACTTATGAGGCTTTATTGAGAATCAAAGATGGTGAAATTGATCCTGATAAGGTATTTATCTTAGAAAGAGAATTAGATTCTAATAGAACGTGGTAAAGAAAGAGCAAGGAGATTTTAATGGAAAATATGGAAAAAATTGAAGAGATCGAAAATGTCGAGACAGTTGAAGAAGAGGCTGCAAGTGAGGTAGAAAAAGAAGTTATCAGAGGAATACCATCTGATAAGGAGACTGTTAGTAAAGATATTGTTGAGAAGATGCTGCGAAGTTTAGGAGCTAAAGTGGCTGGTGCTGTCAACATATTACGTGAAGGTAAAGAAATATACGCGGAGAGAAAGATGGTGGGAATTTATCATAAGATTACTACTTATTTGAAAGAATTAAATTCTGCGGATGAAAATAATAAAGACTAATAATTTCGAAAAGTTGGCTGCTAATTGGGACGATCAACCCAATTTCCATACTCCTAGATATCAAAAGGAGCAAGGGCAATATATGTACTATGCAGGCGGCGATGGGAGTCCTGATGGCGAGGACGAAATCGAAAAACGATGGGGCAAGGATAAGAAGAAAAAGAAAAAACGAAGAAAGAATAAAAAGAAGCATAAGGAGTGATGTTCCCAAATCAACAATTATTAACTCTGGTTGTGACCAATAATAGCACATTCGTAGAAGGTGTTATTAAATCAGAGGTTTACAAGGGTCTTAAAAAAACACTGCGTTTTCAGCCAGAAGATGCGTTTTTTAAAGCTAAACACATCAAAAGCAAAACTAATTGGCAATGGGATGGATTTGTCTACTTAATTTGTCGCAGTAAAGGGTACTGTAAGTGTGAAATCAAAAAAGATGGTGTCCATTTTCCAACAGGACTATACAGTAGAGTTGTAAAGTTCTTTAAAGATAACTCTATTCCATATAACACATTAGACAAGAGACACATGCCAGATAAAGATTTGTCATTAGACATGTCTGGAGAATGTGAATATAGGGACTATCAAGAAAAGTTCGTTAATGCATGTGCGGAGCGAGAAAGAGGTTTGGGACAAGCGTGTACTGGTAGTGGAAAAACTTTTATGGGGGCGAAATTAATTCAGATGCTAGGGGTTGCTCCGTTTATATTCTATGTTCCCTCAATTGATTTATTGAAACAAACAAAAGATGAATTTGAAAGATTCTTATCCAAAAATGGGAAAAAAGCCAAAATAGGTATGATTGGCGACGGTGTTTTTGATCCTCAAGATATTACCATAATGACAATTCAGACTGCTGTTACTGCTTGTGGTCTTGAGTATGTCAAATATGATGAGGAAGACAAGAATAAAAGCGACCACACACTAGATGAGAAGCGTAGAGAAATTCTGGATTTAGTTATGTCGGCTAAAGGTATCATTTGTGATGAATGTATCACCGGAGATTCTATTGTTTTTGTTAAAAAGTATGGATATGTAAAAACGGAAGAGTTAAAAAACTTTATTGGGGAGGAGATACTTAGTTTTAATGGTACTAGTGTTGTGTGGGAAAAGATCACATGTTTTATGGATAAAGGAAAAAGAAATTTAATAGAAATTAAGTTTAATTCCGGAAAAAAAATAAAATGCACAAAAAATCATTTGATAAAAACCAGAAAGGGATGGATTCAAGCGGGAAATTTGAAAAAGAAAGATTTAGTTTTATCTGTTGTAAATGCGGATGCGGAAAAAAGATTGATGTTAGCGGAAGAAGTCCAAGCAAATATCCAAAATACATTCTTGGACACCAGATTAAAAAGAGAAATAAAGATCAGTGGAGAGAAATCTTTAAAAGGCTTAATCAGGACGCTCCACTCTGTCAGTGTGGATGTGGGAAGAAAGTTGCATTGCGATATAAAACTTTGGAATCTTTTATCAAAAACAAAGGTAATAAAAAATATAGAAAATATATTTATGGGCATGATAAAAGACCAAGCGAATGGGGACTTGAACTTAATTTACAAGAAAAACAGTCAATTTTTGGGACTCTTCTTGGAGATTCTTCAATGTGCTTTCCAAGTACGAGAAGTAAAAACCCAAGATTGTCATGTAATCATGGATTGGTTCAAAAAAAATGGTCTGAACATAAATCATCGTTTTTACATAGATTGTCTCCATATGGAAGAATATATAAAAACGCTGGGTATGGCGAAGAAAGTATTTCTTTCCATACAAGATGCTTGCCGTGTCTTCATGAAATATATAAATATATGTATGTTAACAACAAAAAGATTGTTAATCAAAAATGGCTTGATGGTATCGGAGAAATTGGATTGGCGTGGTGGATATGCGATGATGGAAGCAATAACAATGGATTGCTTAGATTCCACACAGAAGGATACTCTCTTGAAGAAAATAAACTCATTTCACAGTGGTTTTGCAGAAAATATGGAGATGTTTGTATTAGACCATCTAAGGGAAAATACTATTATATTGAATGTAGAGCAAAAACTACTAGAAAAATATTTGAAATTGTCTCAAAACATATTCCAGGGTGCATGTCTTACAAAATACGATGAAATCGTATCTATTGTAGATATCGATAAAGACAATGTTTACGACATTACAGTAGAAAATACCAATTGTTTTTTTGCCAATGGCTTACTAGTTCATAATTGTCAGCATTGGGCCTCTAAGACGTGCCAGGTGATTTCTGACTATTCTGTGTCGGCTCGTTACAAGTATGGTTTTAGTGCCACTGTTTATCGAGACAAGAATGATGATATCCTTATCGATTCGTGTTTTGGTAAAGTAATTCAAAATATCACTGCTTCTTATCTAATTGATAGGGGGTATTTAGTCCCCCCAACTATTAATTTTGTGCCCATAGGTAAAGGGAATACCAATGGTCGTACATATCAAACAATTTATAAAAATCATATAGTTAATAACACAGAAAGAAATAACTGTATTGCGAATGTGGCTGCTGGTTTTGAAAAACAAGGTATGACTACTCTTATATTGGTTAGACAAATTTCACATGGAAAAATATTAGAAAAATTAATTCCAGATAGTTATTTCATACATGGAACACACTCAAGTAAACAGAGAAAGAAGCATTTAGACCTAATGCGTTCGGAAAAAGCACCAGTTACTATCGCTAGTACGATTTTTGATGAGGGGATAGATTGCAGACCATTAAATGCTTTGATTCTAGCAGGATCAGGAAAAAGTCAGACTAGAGCGTTACAAAGAATTGGCAGAACGCTAAGGCCATATACGGATGAATTCGGTAATAAGAAGCTCTTTTCTACTGTGGTAGACTTTGTGGATAAGTATAAGTACCTACAAAGTCATAGCAAAAAAAGAAGAGAGATATACGAAACAGAGCCAAGATTCACCGTCAAAGAATTGAAGGTATAAATTAAAGTTGTGATGGTGATACACATAAGAGTAAAGTATATTGTAACAGACGAAGTTGAGGAGACGAAACACTGTAAATGATCCAAGAAGATAAAATTGAAGATTTATTGGTTGGTGCTGTTAAAACAGCTAAGAAAAAGACAGCCAGAAAAAGTCCAAAAGAGATTTTGGCAAACAATACGTACACCGTTAAAAACTCTAAAGTAGAGAAAGAAAGCGGTGCCGAATTGGTAGATTTTTCTGAAAGGAAAAGAACATATCAACCTAAATCTGACGACTTGCTTGAATGGAGTAATAGAGATTTCTCTCTATACATTAAAAATAAATATCGAAAAAGATATTCTTCTCATTGGAGTCCATCTATACCGTCTATCACATTGCGACTCAATAATATCAAAGAGGTTATTGATGATTTGGTAGGTTTCTGTGACAACATAACTTTCAAAGACTATATAGATTTCTTTTTCTCTGAATGGGCAGATTATTGGCGTTCAAAGAATAAAGGAAAAGTCTTGTATCTAACTGTTTTTTATGATAAGCAATCGGTAAAAGATTTTGCATCAAAATATGACTATCAATCCAGTGTAAAAAACTATTTGAATGATAATAAGACTGAAGCGGATTCGCCTAAGATGTTATCGCTTTCTAATAAAATGATGGAACAGTCCCATTTGCTTGGGATATCTAATTTGGTTGAAGAATATGGTATCATTTTGTCTGCCAATTGGCTAATATATAAACGTAATTATGACGGCGATGATGTTATAAAACAGATGCATAAAGCATTATTGTCGTTACACAAAAAAAAGATATTGTCAAAAGCTATCGAAGCTACTGAGAAATATTCGCCTTATCCAAGTCGGTTTTTGTTTAAGGACATTAATTCTCTTGGTGTTGATATAGTATGCAATATAGATTGGGTAGATTCACGAGAATGTTTGGATTTTCTAAAGGAGCTACATGGAAAATGAAAAAGTTTGAAAAAAGAGCAACCTTAAATGAGAGTATCAGAAGTCGTCAAGTTCATTTGATCGATGAGCAAGGCAAAGATCACGGTAAAATAACGCGAGAACAAGCCTTGGATTTGGCCGCTACAAGAGAACTTGATTTGTGGCAAGTCAATACAGATGATGTTCCTATCTGCAAATTGGTCGATTATGGTAAAATGATGTACGACAAGGCCAAAAAAGCCAAAGCGAATAAACATCAACATAAGCACGTTTCTGTGAAAGAAATAAGAACTAGATATAAAACTGATACTCATGATTTACAAAGGAAGCATAAAAAGGTAGCAGAGTTCATCAAAGAAGGTCATAAGGTCAATTACCGCATGAAGATAAGAGGTCGTGAACGTCTTATGTGGAAAGAGGCTTTTATCAAATTCAATGAGGCTTTGGAAGATTTTGCAGATATAGCTACTTGGAGTCCTCCAAAAAAGGACGAAGGAAAGAATGCTAATATCGTAGTGGTTTTGAAACCTAAAAAATAGTTTAAATCATGAAAACAGATTTGACACAAGAAGAACATCTCGAACTGTTCGGCAGGATGGCTACAAAGGATTTCAATGCAGAAATCGATGCGTTGTTGCGCATTCGTAGTCCACTTCTGTATGTTACAACTAATGAAGAGAGGCGTTTATTAGATTATTTTAAGCATCTATCCGCAGCTAAAGGATATCGTGTATATTCATGGGATTGTTTTGTGGGACTGATAGATGTTATGACAGGGCAACCAACAGATGATTTTGTTGTGGAAATTCCAACAGGAGAAGAGGATGACGATTCTTCTGGTTATGATATGACAGACCCAACAATGATCTTGCAGTTTTTGCATAGCAGATTTTTGGCGAATCAATCTAATGCTAAAGCTATGAAGTCTTCTGGATGTCGAGGGGAAATTTTTATTCTGTCAGATTACTATTACTACTTTGACCCTTTAGACTATAGGCCAGATGTAGAAAGAGCATTCAAGCAGATTGCACAAATAACTTCTCCTACTACAGTTGTTGTTACTGGGCCTGTCATAACTTTGACTCCCTCTCTAGAAAGTGATTTTGTTGTTTTAGATTTTCCTTATCCTAATGAGGATGAAATAGCTGATGTTCTAGATCGACTTGTCGAATCTGTGTTGAAGCAGGTAAAGGGAACTTCTTCCATCAAAAAAGAGTTAGAGAAGAACAGAGATCAACTGATTCGAGCAGCGGTTGGTTTGACGTTAAAAGAAATAAAAACAGCATTTTCAAAATCTATAGCCCAAGATAATAGATTGGATGTAAAATACGTATTAGAAGAAAAGAAACAGATTATACGAAAAAAGGGCTACCTAGAATACTTTGAACCTAAAGTGACCATTGATGATGTCGGCGGTCTTCAAAATATGATTGATTGGTTTAAGGTCAGAGAAATAGCACTTTCTCCGCAAGCAATAGAATATGGGTTGAAGGTGCCGAGGGGTGTTCTTATTATAGGCATGCCAGGTTGTGTTCTCGAAGATACAAAGATTAAAATAAGGAAAATTTCCAAAGAAGGAAAATTAAAATTATATAAGAAATAATATATAGTTCTTAGTCGGGGAAACCAATTATAGGAGCATATGTTATGGAAAAAGAATTTGCTAGAAATTGTCCTAAATGTAGTAAAATTTTACGGTATAAAAACAAGAAAAATCTTGATAAAGCGAATAAGTTAAATAGACGATGCAGATCATGTGCGTGGAAGAATAATAGCAAAAAGCCAGAAATGATACAAATGTACAAAAAAAGAAGTGAAAAATACAAAGGTTCTGGTAATCCGTTTTATGGACATACACATACAGAAGAGTCAATAAAAAAAATGGGAGAGAATAAAAACTATGATATATATAAAACTAAAGATTTTAGAGTCAAAATATCTAAATTAACTTCAGGCAAGAATAATCCTATGTATGGTAAAAACTGTTATGATGTTTGGGTAGAAAAATATGGTCAATTTGAGGCAGATAGAAGGCAAAAAGAATTAAACAGTGTGAGGTCGAAAAATGTTTCTGGTAAAAAAAATCCTATGTATGGTAGATTACCGCCAAAAGGGTCTGGAGCAGGATGGAGCGGGTGGTATAAGGGCTGGTTTTTCAGGTCTTTACGAGAATTATCTTACATGATAAATGTAATTGAAAAAAAACAGTTAAAATGGAAGAGCGCTGAAAAGAATATAAATATAAAATATTTAGATTATCTTGGCAATAACAGAACTTATAGACCGGATTTTTTAATAAATGATAAAATATTAGTAGAAGTCAAACCTAAGAAATTAATGGAAACGCCCAATAATAGATTAAAGAAGATCGCAGCCATAAAATTTTGTGAAGATAATAATTTAGAATATAAAATGGTTGATGTTAAAATAATTGCAAAAGAAAATCTTATTAAAATGCACAATGATAATTTAATAAGATTTATAGATAAATGGGAAAGTGTTTTTCAAAATAAATATTTAAAAAGAGATAAATGATGGATACAAACAAAGAAATTGAAATAACTATAAAAGATTTTTTTGAACTTTCACAAAAAGATGGTGGTGAATATCAAATATATACTCCAGACGGATGGCAAGATATTGGGTTTTTGGTATCAGATCATAAAGAATGTTATAATATAATTACACAAAATGGATTAGAGTTGGGGTGTTCGTTTTCTCATCAATTATTGACTCAAGATGGTTGGAAAACAGTTGAAGAAATTGATGTACAAAATGATAAGATACAAACTGTTTTTGGATTTGAGAATGTTGTTGCAAAAGAATATCTTGGTTGTAAAGACACCTATGATATAAACGTTGATGGTGGAAAAAATAGATATTATTCAAGCGGAATAGTGTCACATAATTGTGGTAAAAGTCTAACCGCGAAAGCGATTGCTTCATTGTACCAGTTGCCTCTTTTAAGATTGGATTTTGGTAATTTGTTTGGCAGTAAGATGGGGGAATCAGAGAGGCGTGTTAGAGAGGCTATGAGGCTCACAGAGGCTTTGGCTCCTGCTATACTGTGGATTGACGAGTTAGAGAAGGCGTTGTCTGGTGTGCAATCTAGTGACCAATCTGATGGCGGTACAACGGCAAGAGTTATAGCAACTTTTTTAACATGGATGCAAGAAAGGGAATCTCCTATTATAGCTATTTGCACAGCGAATAGACAAGAGAAATTATTGCCAGAAGTTATGAGGCGATTTAGCGAGATATTCTTTGTGGATTTACCAAGAGAAAATGAAAGAGAACAAATTTTTAGAGCATTAATTAGACGAAATAATCGTGATCCTGAAAAGTTTAATCTAAAAAGATTATCTAGGCGTACAGAAAATTACAGCGGATATGAGATTGAAAAGATAATTGAGAATGCGATGTATAGAGCATGTAACCAAAAATTCAGAGAATTCACGACTAAAGATATTGAAGAAGAGATAGAAGTTTTTAAACCTCTCTATGATGTTCGGGAGCAGGAGTTTAAGGAAATGAGGGAGTGGGCCGATGGGAGATGTGCCTTTGCTAATACCGATGGATAAACAACGAGTAGTGCGATGTGGAGATAAGAATGACAGACATTAATAAGTTTAGAAAAGAATACGAACGAAGGTATGCACGTAAGTTTTGTCATGTCAATGGCATTTCAGAATGCCCGAATAAAGAAAAATGTACATGCAAGATTGCAGCAGAAATTAAGTCCCACCTAAAAACGATCATTGCTTCGCCTTATTATAACTACACTATTGACGATTTTACTGGTAAATATAAAGGCAAGGAACTTCTCAGCAGATCAATTGCCATCAAAGCAAAAGAACAGTTGGTTAAATACTGTTGGGGCGATGATATGGAACTCGTAGATTTCAATTCATTGAATGAAAAACAGAGAGACGAAAAATCTGTTATCGATTTGAGGAGAAAGCAAGGACAGCATATAGTTGTGAGCGCTGGTACCAGCGATTTCTCTATTGGACTAAAAAACAAGAGTGGTAAGACGTTCATCGCCGCCTTAGTAATGAGAGAAGCGATAAAGCGGAAAGGATTTCCAGGACATCAATCAGTAACATATGCTTGGACTCAATTCCCGATGTTGGAATATAGGATAAAGCACGACGATCCTTCTTTGACGTATGCTATGTCAGCAGATTGGCTTGTCGTAGACGATATAATGAGTTCTGCTCAAACTAGAGCAGCAGAAGCGTATATCTCTTCTATTATTAATCCGTTTTTCTTTGAGAGAATGCAAAGTGGGTTGCCAACGATTTTAGTATTCAGATTTGACATTTCTCAGATGGCAGATTTGGCATTAGAAGAAAAATTCGGTGTAGCTATAAGCAAAATGTTAAAAGATTCACGCACTACGAAAATATTTTTATCTGAACAGAATGGAGACAAGTAATGTCGGTTAATGAACAAATTATTAAAGTAGAGCAGTTGATCATGAATCTTTTATTGGATCATAAAGATTTAGTTGGAGAATGGCATGGTGGTCCTTTACAGCCGTTCCATTTCAAAAAAGAACATAGACTTCTGTTGTTTGCGATAGAAGAATCGTTTAAAAGGAATGCGTTATTGACGAGAGATGCATTTTACCACTTCGTAAAACAGAGAGCCTCGAATCAAGGGGAATTGAATTCTCAAATGTTCTTGTACGAGAAGATTTCAATCTTAGATGCTGACAGAGATAATTTCGATCTTCACAAAAAACAGATATTAGATAACTACGTTTCTGAGAATGCTATAACGTATATCGAAGAATTCAGAAAAGATTTGCCTAAAGGCGGCGTAGAAGCCATAAGCACGTTAGCTAAAAAGGTAAACAATTTAGCTGTAGACTCTGCACCTGAAAAAATGATGGTTAATTACGAATCTGTTGGTACGTATGCACCAGAGTTCTTTGCAGAGATGGAAGAGAAAAGAAACAATAAAGAAGAAAGCGAAGTTATTACTTGTGGGATAAAAGAAGTTGACAATACAATGATCGTTGGTTTTGCCCCAGGTACTATGACGCTTTTTTGCGGTGATGTTGCATCGTTTAAATCAACTATCATGTTGAATGTTGGATACAATGTGTGGAATCAAGGCGAAGGATATCCAGTTCTTTTTGTCCCACTAGAAATGCCAAGAAACAAAATGTATGTTAAGTTCCTGTCTCTTGCCACCCATATCAACTCTGAAAAGATAGAGCATCCTTCTTTGTTAACTCCGGAACAAGTAGAAAAGATAAAGAAGTATACAGAAAAACTTCAGCAGCCTATGAAGAACCATTTTTATATGATGGATACATACGAACGTATTCCTGTATCTACGTTACGTCGTGAAATAGAAAAGAACATTGATGTATTCAAGCCTCGTTTAATTGTAGTCGATTACACGGCGAACCTATTGCCAGAAGCAGCGTCTAAGAATAGTAGGCCAGATATCCAGATAGGTGAAATACTAAAAGACCTACGTACTATGGGGCGACCTGGTGCTTTGCATGAGAAAGGATTCGGCATTGTGTCTGCTGCTCAAATCGGTAGAGACGCTTTGAAGAGGCTTCGCAAATTGGGAAGTGGCAAAACATCTTTCTATTCAGAAGACTTAAGAGGAAGTCATGAGTTGGCTGCTGACTCTGATAATATTTATGCTCAAGTTCCTGATGAAGCACAGCCAGACAGTAAACTACAGTTCTTTGTGATTAAGGCAAGATATGGCCGTAAGACTTTCGAGAAGAATGAGACGAAAGCAGTTTTGGAAGTTGAGCCAGAATTCAGTTTGGTTAGAAGTGTTAAGGACGATTGGCTTGCGAATGATTCAGAAGATATTATGAGCAAGGTGAACGATGATTCGATTGACGACGACAATTTATCGTTTGAAGAAGATAAAGTAGAGACAGAAAATCTAGTTGCAGATGACGATTTACTTGGTTAAGAAATGGATAAGCCGAAATATTACATTTTAGATGAGATACGAAGGACGAATAAGATTTCAGATTACTTAGCGTCTAAGGGTGTACCTCCTTATACAAGGGGCAATTCTAATCCTAATCGTCTTTCATATTGTTGCCCGTTACACAAAGAGACACAGCCATCATTTATGTTATATTTAGATGGGCCATACGAAAATTACTTTTGTTTTGGTTGCAAACGCGGCGGTGGAATTGTCTCGTTGTATTCGGAAATGGAGAATGTGTCATTTAGAGAAGCATTGTCTGTTTTGGGAAAGGATTTGGACCTGAGCAGCGAGGGGGAACTTGACTTGCTCTTGAGAAAGATCAAGGAAGATAACCATAAAAGCCAAGAAAAAGCCGAAATGCAGTTAGCAGAACTGTCTTTGAATTTTAGTATATTGGCATATACAATATTAGAAAGAACTAATTTCGATTCAGATGCAGTAGAGTTTTTGGAGAAGATGTTCAAAGTAATTGACTCATATATTTGGAGAGAAGATTTCGAATCTTTAGAAAAGTGTTATAGAATGGTGCTTGATAAAAAATTATTCAATAATAAGATAAAAGAATTTAAACAGAAACAAAAAGAAAAGAAGAAGCAGGAAATTATAGGCGTTCTTGAGAATGACTATGTAGAAGAAAATATTGAGGACTTGGTAATATGAAAAAAGATCAAATAATATTGGCTGATGTCATTGACGGCTTAAAGAGTCTTCATAGTGATGCCATTTCTTTAACTGTGACCTCGCCCCCTTACTCTGTAGGCATAAATTATACTGATAGAGATGATAATCAACCCTACCAAGAATATCTAGATTGGCTAAAAAAAGTATTTACAGAAGTTTATAGAGTAACCAAAGACGGTGGGCGATGCGTTGTTAATATCGATGCGATGACGAATAGACAAGATGATAAAGATAAAGAATACACAAGATGTATTTATGCTCATTTATATAATATAATGAAAGAAATAGGGTGGAAATTTCGTACCGAAATCGCGTGGTATAAGCAAAATGCTGTAGGCAGACAAACTGCTTGGGGTTCTTATGCCTCATGTTCTAACCCCATTATACGTAGAACTCATGAATACATATTGGTGTGGTCTAAAGGACAGTGGAACCTAGAAGGTGACAGTGAACTCTCTGATATGACTAAAGAAGAATTTTGCGAGTATACATTGAGTACGTGGTTTATCCCACCAGAAACAAGAAATATGGGTGGTCATCCTGTTCCGTTTCCAGAAAAGCTTGTAGAGAGAATTGTAAAATTGTATTCTTATCGTGGGAATACGGTTTTGGATTGTTTCAATGGTTCTGGAACCACTACATATGTTGCTAAGGCTTTGAGCAGACATTATATAGGAATAGATAATAGCGTAGATTATTGTAAATATGCAAGAGAAAGGCTTGATTCTGCCGATTCATTATTTGAAGAGGAATATGTGCCTCGTTCTAGAAGGTTATTTTTGGCGAAAGAAAAATTGGTTACAGAGCCACCAGCGGATTTATTTAATGAGCAATAAAATACAATACGATTTTACCTTTGACGATATTACGATCATAGAAACCGATGGTAACTATGATGAAACAAAGAAAATTATGTCAGAAGATACTTTTTCTGATGGTTGGATGCTGGAAAGTAATCTGCTTATGGGTATTAGGATCGGGACTAAATACATGGAAGCAACTATGTTGCTGCATTTCTATGGCAACGGAAATGTCTATATTATGGAATACCAGCCTAGTAGTGGAGATGTCTTTTATAACCCTGATGTCAGAGGGTTTGTGTCATGGGCAAAATATAATGGGTGGAAATCTATTAGACCGTTTAGAGACTTGGTAAAAGGTAACGTTAAATTCTGGAAATATTTTTGGGAAACCCACATGGTAGATTCAGACTATTTGGAGCAACAGTTTGGAAAAAGAGAATCAGATACCTATCAAGAAGAGGATGTATAATTTTGTATGCCCTAATTGTAAACATTTGTACAAAGGGCATTTGAATTTATTCGGTAAAATATGTATACATTGTGGGTTAGAAATTTTACCTCCGGATGATTTTGAATTACCCATTATTGCCGATAATAAAAAGAAAGATAAGGCAATGAGAGAAAAAGCTAGACAATCAGTTATAAGAAGATTTAAGGAGAGTCAAAATGGCAATTAAAACAAATGATGCAGCAGTGAGTGTTGATTTTGAATATGAAGATGATAAGACAGAAGAAGTATTCAAGGTTAAATTGCACTGCACACAGGAATACGGACAAACAGTTTCTATTTCAGGTAATGTGGGCGGGTTTACTACTGGCAATGATGCATATTTGGCTTTGCCGATTAATTTGCTCATAGAAGCAATAGATTTCCTACGACAGAATAAATATATCGAATCGCCAGCAGCGGTACGTACAGAACGTAGTCCCGGTCCCAGTTTAGCAGATAGTCCAGCTTCGCCACAATTCGCAAGGACAACTGTTACCCCTACTACGTTGTTACCTATGCCGAATCTAGGTAACACTCAGGCTCCTCCTGCACAGCCAGTAGTTAAAGAGGCAGCAGAAGCACCGCCAGAAATACCAGAATTTTCTGATGAATTACCTTTGCAAACGCTGTCCGTGCCGGTGATACAAGAAGATGAGCCTGTAGAAGAAGAGTATGAAGAATATAGTGAAATAGATGTTTCTCATGACGGAGAAGAAGCAGAAGAAGAGTATGAAGAAGTAGAGGATGAGGAAGATGGAGACAATGACGAGGATATAGGGGAACTTACAGATGAAGAAGTAAGTGAAGCTAAAAGAATGGCTAAAGAACGTGAGCAAGCGACTAAAAGAGCGAATAGTAAACCCGCTCCTAAAGTTCGCAGAAAAAAGAGGAAGCAAAGAAAACCTCCTCGTAAATTGAGTGAATAATGCACTATGTGTGTAATCTTCTACCGTTGAATAAGTTGCCTGTAACTTCGCAGGGCACCGTTGTCCCTCTCTGCGACAAATGTGCAGCTATTAGTTGTGATAATCCAATAGTAAAAACGAAAGTTAGTGAGTTGGGCATAACGAAAGAACACAAGTTGTATTCAACTGGTTCTGCGGTTATGGCCGTTGTCGGTTGTGAAGGGTTTACCATTGTCACCAAAGAAGAAGACGACGAGAATAGACAGGATATCTGAAAGGCGATCTCGTCAGAAAAAAGTACGTCGAAGCATAAAAAAAACTAACTCTAGTTTTAATGTGTTCAAAAATCATAAAGATACTGTTGTTGTCAAATATCCTAAGTATAGTAAGGTGTTTGATTATGTTCACAATCTTTTTCCAAATAGTAATGTAAAAAAAGCTACTGTGTATTTATGTAATGCTAATGTTTTGAGAAAAGAAGGCTTCGTAAGGATGGGCGGCATTTATAGCCTTAGTATGAAAATGATAGTCGTCGCTCGTAGCAAGATAAAAGGGAAGTGGAAAAACTTTGCACCGTATATTACAGTCGATGAGACTATGGTTCACGAATTGTTGCATTATGCATCTGATCATATGGTAAAGGGGAAATTCAGAACCGTTGCATCAGAAGAAGAGTTTGCTTATGGGTTTTCGATACCATATTTTTTGAAGAAAAAATGGAATAGAAAAAAAATCATTAACAAATATTTTTTGCCATATTTGATTACGACAATTAATAGTGGAAAAGTCAGAAACAAAATACTTAAAGCAAATGGCCATAAGATTTCTGATTTTAACAAGATGAGTGATATAGACAAGGCTAGAGTTGTTAGACCTTTTCAAATAAAGATTTCTAGAAAAATAAAAGAAAAAGCTATAAAACAAGGTGAAAAACTTTTTGACACCTATAGCAAAAAGATAAAAACTATGAATAATAAAGATAATACAGACGGTGACAACGAATTTGATTTAATGGACTTAACGGTACACTAATGCCAATTTACATATATAAACATCCAGATAAAGAAGAGTATTACGAAGAATTGCGATCTATGAAAGATTCTAAGAAAAAGCTAATTCTAGAAGATGGTACAAAGTGTGAACGTGTGTACAATAATCCAAACAGAAAACTATTTAAAGATCGTAGAACATCGAGAGCAGGAGAGAAACTAGAAGTTTTTCAAGCCGATCCTCAATATGTCAAAAAATGTAGACCAAAATTCGTAGAATTTAGAGATGGACACAAAGAGAGATATGATCCGACAAAACATTGCTGATGAAATACACAAGAGAACAAATCATTCGAACGGTTACAACCAATAAAGAGATTAATGACGAAGAAGAAGTCAAGAATCTATTGGACCGTTTACTCAAAGCAAATGCGGACATTTCTATTGAATTTAGGGATGGTAGATCACAATTAATAATGCGTCATGGAGACTCCAGAATCAAGACGGTGGCAGACGATTGTATTAGTATAAGTACGCGTCGTCGTAAAGCCGTTTTTAAAGTTAATGATATAAAGATAAAAGATATTCTGTCCATTAAACTGGTGACTGATAAACAAAACATCATTTTAGATGGGCCAGAAACCGATGAATTCGATTTTATAGATTTAGATGAAGGGAATTAAAATGGAAAACAAAGATTTTGTACATTTACATGTACACTCTGATTATAGCCTTTTTGATGGTATGGCTCCCATTGATAAACTTGTTATGCAAGCTAGAAAAATGGGGTTTAAGGCTTTGGCTCTAACCGATCACGGAGCAGTCGGTGGATGGCTTAATTTTATTAAGCAATGTAATGCGACCAAAGATAAAAAGGGTGAAAAAATTCCGTATCCGACCATCAAGCCAATTTTGGGTTCGGAAATGTATTTGGCTAGATGTATCGACGGAAATAAAGAAAATCAGCCAGATGGTCGTAAGGGGAATCGCCATCTCGTTCTATTGGCAAAAAATGTTCAAGGATACAAAAACCTTTGTACTTTGAACAATTTAGCATGGACAAAAGGTTTTTATTACGATCCAAGAATCGATATTGAGACTTTGGAAAAGTATTCAGAGGGATTAGTTTGTTCTTCTGCGTGTCTGTCAAATATAATCAACGCAAATCTCTCATGCGATAGATACGATGAGGCTAAAAAAGCAGCACAAATATTTAAAGACATTTTTGGGGAAGATTTCATACTAGAAGTGATGTATCATGGAATAGCTAATCAACATAAGATTGCTCCTTCGATATTCGAGATTGGAAGAGAATTGGATATACCTGTTATAGCCACGAATGACGTACACTATATCACTAAAGATCAAGCACACTCACAAGAAGTTCTTACTTGCATGTCAAGGGGAACGTGTATACAAAATCCAAAACGCATGTCACAACCCTATGACGAATTCTATTTGAAAAGTGCTGAAGAGATGAATAGGTTGTTCGGCGATTTTCCTGAGACGATGAGTAACACCGTAAGTATAGCTTCTAAAATCGATGCTAAAGGGATAGAGAAATACTTGTTTGGTGGTATGCGTCTTCCCAAGTTTGATATTCCTGAAAAGTTCAAAACTACTATGGATTATCTGAGGCATCTATCTTATAAGGGGCTGAAAGAGCGAGGATGGGACAAAAGCCAAAAGCATATCGACAGACTAGAATTGGAGTTAAATGATGTTCAAGTCGCTTGGGACGTTAATGGCTATGATTTTGCTACATACTTTTTGATCGTACAAGACTATATTATTTACGCCAAGGAGAATGGTATTTTGATTGCACCTGGACGTGGCTCTGGTTATGGTAGCGTTCTATTGCATTGCATAGATATCTGTTATGGACTTGACCCATTAGAGTATAGTCTGTTGTGGGAAAGATTCTTGGGATTTGATGACAAGCAGTATATCAAAGACAATGATTTGGGTCTAGAAGAAAATGATACTGTTATACCTTACAAAACAATGGAAGAGATCAAAAGAAGTATATTTAAGGGCATACAAGCCAATTTGGATGAGAAGGCTATTGAAAACATCAATTGCGAATTGGAAACAATGGAGATTACAGAGGGTCTAAATGACAAAAACAACCTTATACAGTTCTATGACATATGGAAGTCTCACCTTGACGAGAGTGGAGACAAGAACGAAATTAATAGTTGGACTGCGTATTATCTCGGAATGACGACTGAGAAGCCAAGTGGAGATTTCTTGCCGCCACGAAGAGCATATGCTAGGGCTGGTTTCCCAGATATCGATACAGATATTGATGACAGTCGAAGAGACGAAATCTTTGAATATCTATTCGATAAATACGGTATTGATTATGTCAGTAGAATAGGTACTTATGGCAAAATGGGGTTTAGGGCTGGTATTACTCGTATCGTAAAAGCCTTAGATATAGCTGGGGCTTTCCATAAAGGACCAGAGGCATACAAAACTGAGAATGTGATAAAGGTAAACGAGATATTAAAATCTATTCCTCGTGTTAAAGGGGCATTATCTGCTAAAGATTTTAATACTGGTGAACTGATGAAAATAAAAACCATTGAAGACGCTATGCGTTGTTTCAAAGAATTTCATTGGTTTATGTCTGACAAGTATCCTGAAATATTAGAGTGTGCGAAAAATATTGAGGGATTAATTCAGAACTTCGGGATTCATGCCGCTGGCATTGTTGTGTCTGACGTTCCTCTGAATGAACTGGTGCCTATCCGTTCTGCGAATACTGGCATGGGTTCTCAGTACACAATGCAAGAGATTGAATCATTAGGATTGATCAAGTTCGATGCGTTATCGGTCAGTATGCTATCTACAGTTAGTCGTACTGTTCAAATGATCAAAGACAAATATGACATTGATATAGATATAGGTAATCTGCCGGTAGATGATAAGAAAGTGTTTAATCTGTATCAAACAGGCAACCTAACTGGTATATTCCAGTGTGAAGAGGCTGGTATGCAGAAGACTATGCAGAAGGTGGGTGTCACTTCGTTCAATGATATCATGGCTACTGTCGCATTATATCGTCCAGGTCCAATTAAATTTGTGCCTACATATTGTGATCGCAAACATGGTAGAGAACCAGTAGATTACTTCCATCCTACAGTAGAAAAGTTCATAAAACCTTATCTTGAGAAGACATATGGAATTATGATTTATCAGGAACAGCTTATGTTTATCTGTCATAAATTGTGTAATTTCTCTATTACTGATGGTTACATATTGATTAAAGCAGTTGGCAAGAAGAAAGAGTCATTGCTGAAGAGATTCAGAGATCAAGTCATTAAGGGCGGTATGGACAATGGAGTTCCTCAACAAATTATGGAAAGATATTGGGATGAATGTATTATCCCATTTGCTGACTATGGTTTCAACGCATCTCACGCCTGCTGTTATGGATATCTCTCATATATTAGTGCATATTTGAAGACGTATTACAAAGAAGAATTTATGTGCTGCCTACTGAATGTCGAGAACAATCGCAAGAAGCACGAACTCATCGAAGGGTTTGAGAAGCATCTTAAGAAGTGTGGAATTAAATTGCTTCCGAAGGATTTGAACAAATGTGGAGTTGATTATAGGGTGGCTAAAAAGGCTGATGCATCATTGGGAGAAGAATATTCAGAATTCAGCCCGAGTTTAATGGTGAAGGGAATAGGTCGTGAAACGGCTCAGGAAATCGAGAATAATATTCCATATGATGATCTGAGAGAATTCGCCACAAAAACAAAACTCCCAGTTGGCAAAGAAGCTGTGGGTTGCTTGTATGATGCTGGTTTTTTCAAGATAATGTTTAAGAGAAATAAAAAGAAAGTAACCAGAGAATCTCTTGTAGACACATTTTCTGCTATAAGGGAAGACTTGAAAAGAGCAGCTAGTAGAGGAGTAATTTCAGGAGACATGTTTGGTTAAGTCGGTGCTAAACAAGACTGTATAATTGTATATGATTGGAGATCGAAAATGCAGAAGAAAGAAAAGATACCACACAAAGGATCGTTGGCGCTATGTAGGTTGGGTAGTCTTGGGTTGATTACTAAAAGTGTTCCACAAATGGTCGAATACGGAGACGGGAATAAAGGTGTAGCTTATGTCGGGATTCATTTAACTGATAAAATAAGCGAGATAGGCAAGCCTTGGTCTTCAAGACATCCAAAAGTGATTACTCATATAGATAATGTCGTGGAATTTATATCCATGTATCACATGTTGTCAACGTATATGTCAAGGGAAGAAGAGTTAGAAGCTTTGCGGATAAAGGGAAGAATATCTAAGCAAACTGATTTAACGGAAGGCCCAATTAAAAAAGGTGGAGTGAATCAACCTCCAACATCGCCAAGACCTGAAACTAAGCTGGAACCACAATGGCCTCAATTCGAGCAGAATCTAGAAGAGCAGACCTTAGAAGAAGTTACCGAACAAGATATGGAAAAAGTTAGAGAGCAAATTCAACAAGTGGCAAATGACCCTAATTTGGTTATAGGAAGATAAGGAGAATTAAGATGGCAGAAGGAACAAATGAACAAAGAAAATCTAGAATTAAGAAAACAATCAAGAGACAATTTTTTGAGAAGTCTATTAATGTCCCAAAATATGAGAGTGTTACAGTTGAAGTTTCGTTTGAAGAAGATATTGAATGGAATACTCTTGCAGAAAGAGCAAAAAAGTCTGAGAATATCACTGAACTCTTGAAAAGAGATTATAGTAAAACTGTGAAGGACGTATTTAAGAAATACGGATATAAAAAAGGCAATGCAGGTGTTGCAGTTTCAGAGAGCGACGGTGTAACGGCCCCGGCGAATAACCAAGACCCACAGTTGGCAGATATGGACGGTCTTGCTAAAGGATAAATTATGGAAGATACTGGCAAATTTACAGAGTTGTTTGACATGACTAAGAAGAACAAATCTGATAGCGATGTCGATGCCGAGTTGGTAGCGAATGTTAATAATGATCAATTTGAGAAGCAGCCCGCCGAACAGAATTTCGATCAGTTTAAAAATAATTTAAAGTCTCGTAAGGAAGATTTGGGAGAAGTAAAAGCTGTGGATTCTCCGGAAGAAGAAACTAGCATAGCAACAGAAGAAGAGATACAAGAAGTACAAGAACAAATAAATGAAATTGCAAATGATCCTGATTTGGTAATAGTTACCTCAGGACCACAATTAAAGTCTGAAGAAGAAAATGCCGATAAAGATAATAGCGAAGATGTAAATGGTATCGACACTGATAATAATTCAGGAGACAAGGTAAAAATGGATTCGCAAACAGATATTGCTACGAAGTTAGAACATTTCCACTGGGATTTCAAAACAGACAACCCCAAATTTTCTGCATTTTATACAGAAAAAGAGAAGTTGGTTCGTCGTATTACCCAAAATGATATTTTACCTTTTTCTGCCTGGCGTGACGAAATGAAAGATGCCAAGGTGGATTTATCAACCGTGGAGTACGATTTAAGAGCCATACATACTAAAATGGTCCTAGTCCAAGATTGGAAGGACAGAGTTCAAGAAATGCTCATTCGTGCCAACGGTCAATACTTCCTTTGGCGAAGATTTACCGATTTGCTGAGAGGTTATTTGGCAAAGATCGGATACGAAAAGCCAGCAGAAAAATTCAAAGGCGTTATTTATCAACATATGGGTGATGTAGAATTTTATTTTGCAGAACTAGAATCCATCCGTGAAGATTTAATGGGAGTAGTGAAGAACTTAGAGGCGGCAGCGGTGGTACTCAATAGGCAACTTTCTATCATACTATACTCGAAAGATGTGCCTACTAAGTATGAACACCATGTTCCTCAAAGTATGTCAGTTGCTCCTGTGCAGGAAGAACCTCAACGTAGTCGCGTAGAAAATACGGAATTATCATCATATGATACCTTGAGCAGCAAAATAGTAGAAGATAATCGCAATAAAATAGCAACTGGCTCAGTGGGTTGGGACTATGAAGCGAAGAAGAGGTAAAGCTGCAAGGTATAAAAAATAGTATAAGGGTATTTATGACAGTTTTAGGAGAAAAACAATGGCTGAAACAGTAGAATGGAACGAAGAGTTTAACGATGGAACAGGCGGTGGTGGCGGAAATAATGACGGTAATAGAATACCGTTCATGAAATTAGTATCAGGTGGGGCACCAGCGGTTGTTCGTCTGATCGGTAAGCCTGTATTATTCAGGCGTTTTGTAAACAAGACCGCTAGTGGATTTCGCAATGCCATTTGTAGTGAGGATTCTACTATTGGCGATAAGTATGACATTAAGAAAAATGTTAGATTTGCTGTGCATCTAATTGACAGGGCAGATGGTGTTTTAAAGTTGTTCGAGTTTGGAGTTACCATTTATAATGTCTTCAAATCGTATAAAGACATGACAGGCAATATGCCTGGTGGTCCTGATGGCGCTGACTTTTCTATCACAAAGACCGGTTCTGGTTTGCAGACCAAATACAAGACTCAAAAAGTTGGTTCTGGTTCACCGTTCACGACAGAAGAAAAGCAAATAATTATTAGTGCAGGCAACATTCAAGGTCTTGAATCGGATTTAAAGAATCGTTTCAAAGCTTTGCCAGATGATCAAATCGAAAATATTTTGTTTGGAGATGGAAGTCCTGTATCTGCCGCTGTGGAACAACCGCAGCAAGCACAAACAGTAACTCAGTCTTCGACAGTCGAGGCTCCTGCTGAAAATATAGCACCTGTCGAGACTGGTGGAGACGATTTGGATTTCTAAGAAATTAACGAGAGGGAATTCCTATGGCAAAAAAGAAAAAACCACCTAGCAAAGTTACGCTAGAAAATTGCATGGGCTTCGTCAGAAAAGGAGCCAGAGCAGAGAATAACGATAAAATATCAACAGGTTATTTTGAGTTGGATTACGCCATTAATTTTGGCACCTTGCCAGGCGAGGAATGGTTGGGATCATCACATAAGGTGTATGATCCCAACGTCCCTCTTGGTATTCCGTGTGGTAGGATCGTAGAAATATTCGGACCAGAAGGTGGCGGCAAGTCTTCTCTATGCTATCGTATCGTTGGTAGTGCCCAGAGAATGGGACACACAGCAGCATGGATTGACACAGAGCAATCTTTTTCGGAAGATTTAGCAAAAATCAATGCGGTAGATTTAGACGAATTGTTGTTATCTGATTTGACCAATAAAGACAATCCAGATATCTTGTATTTTGCGGAAGACGTATTAGACAATATCGTTAAACTAATGAAGGCTGGCGTTAAAGTAATTGTATTAGATTCTGTAGCGAACTTGGTTCCAAAAGAAATGATGGAAGCAGTTGCACAGCAACAGTTCATCGCAAGATTGGCTCGATTACTCAGTCAGAATTTGGGTAAAATTACTCAATGGGCTGGTGCCACAAACTCGTTGGTTTTGTTTATTAATCAAATACGAGAAAAGCCCGGTGTTCTTTTCGGCAATCCTGAAACTACACCTGGTGGCAGAGCGTTGAAACATAATGCTTCATTAAGATTGAAAATTACAAAACGTAGTGGCGCTGATTCTTATATCAAGATAGAAGATGATACTACAACAGTTGGTGAAAAGCTAATCGGTTGTAATAGCTATGTGAACTTGGTGAAGAATCGTTTTGCTAGACCGCTAGTAGATGTGTCTGGAAAAGGGATTTCTATTGATGTTCCTATCTATTATGAACCTTATTTCCCAGACCTAGAAGAAGTTGTTTTCGTTGCTGGTCGTAGGTATAAGGTGATTACAGCTTATAAGGGAAAATTCCGCTTTAAAGATTTGAATGGTAATAAATATGAAGCTAAAGAGGATGGCAAGGCTGGATTTGTAGATTATGTAAAAGCCGAAAATCTATTGCCGGTGTTGGTTGATCTACTAATGGCCAAGTCAGAAGAGACTGGTGTTCCTCTCCCTCCTGAAATCATATTGTATGAGCGTGGAGATGCTCAAGGCGTGGATACCCCTAAGACTAAAAAAAAGAAAAAAGATGAGATCGTAGATATATCTGATGTAAATGAAGAGGCTGTTAATGTTGATGATCTAGAAATTGATGAGGAAAATTATGAGGGAGAAGATACCAGAAGCGGAGCGGGAGAAGATACTTAAGCTGAGTTGCTCTCAGCTTTTTGCTCCCGGCGGTGAAGAAGCATTAGATTATTTGAAAAATGTTCGTCAATTTGACGAGGAAGTTATAAGAAAATTCTCCTTGGGCTATATGCCCAAACACATTAAAAATCATCTAGGTGATCGACACGAATTAGCTGGCAGAATCATCTTTCCCATCTATAATCAATATGGCGAGTTAGTTGCTTTCTCGTCAAGAATGCCGAATGTCCCAAGATCGTTTTGGCACGAAAGCTATGCAAAAGGGTTGTATCTGTATGGAATGCATTTGGCTAAAAAAAGCATTCTTGAGCATCAGAAGGCCATAGTCGTAGAAGGCGAATTCGATGTTATGAAATTACATCAATTCGGTATCAATTGTGCCGTAGGAGTTGTAGGAAGCGCACCGCAATTGCATCAAATTGCATTGTTAAGAAGATACTGTAAAGATATTTTTTTGGTATTTGATTCAGATGAAGCCGGTGAAAATGCCGTGAAGAGGATAACTAAAGGAAGAACGAATAATATGGCTAAATATTTCAATCCTATCTTTTTAGAAACAAATCTAATCGTGGTCCGTCTGCCAGAAGATATGGACCCTGATGATTTCCTTAAAACACGCAGTAGAAGCGAATTCGTTAGTCTACTTAAAAACACAAAGAAAACTTTTTATGAGGAACACAACCTATGTTAAAGAAAGATTTTGACAAAACGCCAGTAGAAGTGGCTTCTATATTGGGTGTTGTAGATACCTATTTACGATGGAATAACAAGTCTGGACCACCACGTAAATATGATATATATCATCCGTCTGCATTTGGTAAATGTTTGCGTCAAATGCAATATAAAAGATATGCGGATGCTGGGCATATTGTTCCAATAGGAAAAGAATTTGAGAGTAGGATACTCAGATTGTTTGAAAAGGGCCACAATATGCAATCAAGATGGGAAAGGTATTTTACGTCTATAAATATCTTGCGCGGGTTGTGGAAGTGTGCTAATCCTCTTTGTAAAGATTGGGACGATAATGGAAACTATACTGGTCAGTATAGTGAAAATCTTGCGAACGGTGTTAAAGAGAAGTACAACGCTAGGATGTATGGACTAAATGATAAACTAGGATGTTTCAAGCCAGATAAATGTGTATGTGGCTCACCGAGATTTGACTATCACGAATTATCTATCAAAGAGCCTGAACTAAATATGTTTGGTCACGCTGATTTGATTTTAGATTTTTCACGATTTGATCAGGATCAATTCGATGGTGTATTTAAAAGTTTCAATATCACTAATCTTCCATCGAAACCTATTGTTGTTGATATGAAGACAATTAATAAAAATGGTTTTGAGTCGATGACGACGTACAAAGGTGGTCCTCATTTCGGATATCAGATTCAGTTATTGATCTATATGCATTCGTTGGGTTGTGAATATGGAATTATACTGTATGAGTGCAAAGACAATTCAGAGGTAGCAGCTTATAGAATAGACAGAAATGAAGAGGCGTGGGAATTTATCAAAAGCCAAGCTAATCTTATGAATCAAATGGCTGAAGCGGAAGATGGTAATGGCGATAAATTGAATCTGTTGCCACCGCCAAGAGTGACAAAGAAATCTTCATATGAATGTAAGAATTGTGAGTTCAAAAAGTATTGTCATTCTGGTGCCATATGGAAAGATAAAGATTTAAACAACAAAAGGAAGAAATTTTATGGCGAGTTGCTAGAAAGCAAGTAATTGTATGCTTTTGCCGATAAAAAATTAGTAATCTTAAGTATTGAAGTTAAAGGAGTTAAACAATGGATAATGAAAACGAAGTTATTGAGAAGAAGGAATATAGCAATTCGGATGATCCTGCTTTGCTGTTAGTGAAGGGCGTTAGTGGTTCTAAGGAAGACAATAAGCAGAGAGTGAAAGACTTAGCTACTGCAATCTCTACTGTATTTCAAAAACATAATGTAGTTCGTTTGCGTTGTATCGGTAAGGGTGCTATCGGTAATGCCGTATATGCTCATGCCATTGCTCGTGGAGAACTTTCAAAGCAAGGCGTTGATTTGCAATCAAGCCCAGTTTTTAAGACAGTGATCCTAGACAAAGAAAATAATGTAGAAAGAACATCTATTCTTATGGAGTTGAACGACATTCCATCTGGCGGCGCTACGAATGGTGGTGAATAACAATTTAGGAGAATTAGATGTCATACGTCAATAGAAAAAAACTATTTGATATACTGTCAAATGCCAAACAAGGCATTGAACCTCTTGAATCAGAATTGGAATTAGAAGATTTGCTATCTGCCATCAAAGAGAATACAGATCAAATTAGTTTTTATGAAAATTTGAAAAAGAAACGTGCAACAGAAATCGACGAAGAAATAAAAAAGACAAAGGAACAAATTAAGACTCTCGAAAGTATTATCCTTGCTACGCTGGACAATGTGGATAAAAAGTCTTTGAAATTCCCAGGTGTTGGGAAAGTTACCATTGTTAAAAGGTCTGGCAAGTGGGTGATAGACGATTCGGATAAGTTCTTAGAAGTGTTGAAGGAAGAAGACACGGCGGCTTATGGTCGAGTAGTAACGATGAAACCGTCGATAGCAAAAAAGGAAGTTGATGTCATACTAAACGCATGGGAAAAAGTCAAAAAAGTTCCTAATTGTGTTAGTAAAACGCAGCCGTTTGAAACCGTCAAAATAAGTTTCGATAAAGATATAAAAGTAACATATGACGATGATGAAGCTGAAGATACATCTCCTGAGAATTTGGATTTTTAAATGAGTAGATTCAGTTACAACCGCAAAAGATTGGAAAAAACTTTCAATCGTTTATTAGATTTTTACGGCACAATGCCAGACACAGTAGGGTGTATGGATAGTATTAGCAAACCTACTGGTCATGGAGGGTGTGGTGCTTGGTGCTGTCTAACGCCAGAAACTAGGGTATTTACTGAAAGAGGGTTGATACCTATCAAAGATATAGAAGTCGGTGAAAAAGTATGGACGAGATTGGGATGGAAAAAAGTAATATCAAAAGCTGATAAACATGTCGATGAAGATATCACAGTTGTAGAAACACGCTATGGTAGAAAAATTAGATTGACAAACGATCATTTGGTATTTGTCGATGAATTTGGTAGAAAATCTAGGGAAAATGCTAGTGACCCCAAATGGGTAAAAGCAGTAGACTTAATATCAAAAAAATCAAACGACAAGGGCCATTACATAATTTTTCCAAAATATAAAAATAATACGAAACAATCTGTGCAAAGTATTAAAATTACAGACTATTTATCAAAATATGAATGCTTTGTTGAAGGGAATTTTTGTTTTGCTTCTAAGATCAAAAAAGGAAAAATACTTCCACTATCTATACAGCTAAATTATGATTTTTGTTGGATATTAGGACTATATTTAGCGGAAGGAACTACTGGAGAGGCTACAACAGAATTCCATATTAGTTCAGATGAAAAAGAAATAAGAAAAAAAATATTATCATTTGCAGAATCTCTTGGTTTATATTCTTCGTATAGAGTCACGCATGGAAAAAGTTTGAGCGTAAGAGTCTTTTCAAAAGTTTTATCTAAATTATTCAAAAAGATTGGTAACTCTGGTTGTGATAAAAAACAAATACCACAAAAGTTAATGAAAAAAATAATTAAAGATAAGTTTCTTTTGTCTGGTTTGCACGATGGATATTATGCTGGGGACGGTACGAAGAAGAAATATGGAAATTTAGAATATTCTATTACAACAACGTCTGAAGAACTATTGTATCAAATATTATTCTTTAATTTTATAGAAAATAAAAATCCAGTATTATATACGCAAAAAAAAGAGAACAGAAAAAGATCATATACATTAAATATCAATTCGGGAAAATATCATGATTATGTAGAAACTGAAGATGATTTTCGCATTCCTATTAAGAGCGTATCTGTGGAGAAATATATTGGAGATGTATATGATATTGAAGTAGAAGATTCTAATTCTTTTACTACAGTTGCAGGTGAAGTTCATAATTGTAAGATACAAAATCCACAATTGCTATATTGCGAGTTCTTGTACGCATTTGACTATATCCTAAAGAATTGGACGGAAGAAGAACTTCTAGTTGTAATCGAAGAAGCGATCAGAAATTACTTGAAAGACACGCCCACAAAAGGATGTGTATTCTTTGACAGTAAAACCAAAATGTGTAAAATCCACACGCACAGATGTTTTAACTGTCATTTATATGGCATTATTCCTGATGAGGAATTTACCCCACGACTTGAACGACTTCGTAAAGAGTATTCTGATATCAATGCGATTTTCAAAGAACAATGCAAATTAGTTAAAGCAGAAGATGGGGAAAAACTGACAATGAAAATCACAGACAAATGGTGGGAGAAGTTGTCGTCAATCGAGCAACAGCTTGGTATCAAAGCCAATATGATTACAGACAAGCCCGGCGGAACGTATCGTACATACCACGATCACTTGTTGATTTATTTATTGCCGGATTATACTTTGGAAAACCTTTCCGAAGTAAGGAAACATGGGAAACCGGAAGACAAAGAGAAAGTCATAATGACATTAATGGATATTCTTAGTAAGGCTATAAAAGGAATTAAAGATGATCCGCAGAGCGAAGATTCTTGATAGTGAATACAGAAAAGATTTGAATGTTATTATCTGGAGAGTTTTGTTTCTAGAAAATCCTGACAAAGATGAGAACGAACCTCAAGATTTATTAGAAGGCGAGACAAGAACACTGATATATAGAGCGACTGATTTGATGTCTGCGTTAGGTGTCACTTCTCAAGTCCCACCGTATATGATTATGAAATTTGCCAATGACATAAAAGGTAAAGAACTTAATTTGGATATGAGGGCACAGATCGCCAACTTAGACAAAGAAGAATTAGAAGATATGACAGATGAAGATATGCAAAAATTAGCAGGCAATACATGGCATCAATATCCCTTCTACGAAGCATATCAAATCGAACAAGAAAAAGACGGGCAGTAGATTATTAACGAAGAAATAAACGAGGTAGAAAATTGGAACTAAACAAACAGCAACTAAAGGCTGTCAATCATGTAGATGGCCCATGTCTTATCACCGCATGTCCCGGTAGTGGCAAAACAACAGTTATCGTTGAACGTGTTGCTAACCTAATCAATCAAGAGAAAATCGATCCAAGCAATTTATTGTGCATAACCTTTACCAACAAGGCTTCACAAGAAATGCTTACTAGGATCGGAAAGAAGATAGGCGTAAGCAATCTGAAATTCTTTGTTGGGACTTTCCATTCGTTGTGTTCAAACATCTTGCGCAAATACGGAGACAAGATAGGATACACATCTAGATTTTCTATTATAGATGAAAAAGGCCAAGAAGATATGATTATCAAGGTGGCACGATCTCTTGGCAAAACCAAAAAAGAGATTGATGTTTACAAAATCAAACATGCACTTAATCATTGGCGTGAAAACCTAGAACCTGATATCCAACTCTCAAAAAGATTAGAAGACGATCCATTGCATTTTGCAATTGCTAAAAAGTATTTGTCCGAAATAAAGTTGCACAACACAATAGATTTTAGCGGATTGCTTTATGAGGCTATCCAATTGCTTGAAAAAGATAAAGAATTATTGGGGCGTTTTCAAAATAAATTCAAATATATTATGGTAGATGAAGTACAAGACACAAACTATGCACAATTCCATTTGGTAAATTTGCTTGGCGGTAAATACAAAAATATTACTATAGTTGGAGATTTGAACCAATCAATTTATGCATTCAGAAATGCTAGATATAAAAATATTCTTGACTTTTTAAAAAGACATAAAAATTGCGAGAAAATTCCATTAGAAAAGAATTACCGTTCAACTCCGCAAATTATAGCTGGTGCCGACAAATTGATTAAAAACAATTCAACTCATATGGGAGAAGAATTTAAAACAGATAATCCGTCAGGCTCTGATATATTCTGTGAAGGTTTTTTGAGTTCTCAAGAAGAGGCTCGTTGGTGTGCTAGAAGAATTCAGGACTTGCGTGATGAATATGGATGGGATTATTCTGATATATCAATACTATATAGAATTAACAGTTTGTCGTTAGAACTACAGTTGTCATTCGCTCATTACAATATACCGTTTACAGTTATAGGTGGACCTTCTTTCTTTGATCGTAGGGAGATCAGAGATTGCCTTGCAATGCTTAAGTTCTTCGTGAACCCAAGTGATGCTTTGGCTTTCCACCGTGTAGCGAATCTGTTCAGCGGAGTCGGAGCATCGACTATAGGCAAGATAGAAAAAGTTGCCGCAGATAATCAGATCAATATGTTGCAGGCATGTGAGAAGATAAAAAACGAGACGACGAAGAGAACTCTTAAGAAGGTCACAGAAAAGATGTATGATATATTTTCTACAGATGATTCAGGTATGCATGCTGGTGATTGTTTAAGTTTTTTGACAGAAGAAATGAAATACTATGATGTTTTAGAATTGAAATGTCCGCAAGACTGTGAAGATAGAAAAATCAACGTAGAAGAATTTGTTAATAATGCTTCTGTGTTTGGACAAAAGAATAAGAGTATAGACAAATATTTACAGAATATTGCTTTGGCTTCTTCTAGCGACAAAAATGCTGACGAGGATTCTGTATCGCTTATGACTTGTCATGCAGCAAAGGGACTAGAGTTCCCAGTTGTCTTTATGGTGGGAGTAGAAAAGAATATAATGCCACATGCGATGGCTTTAGCAGATACGGATAATCCAAAAGAATCTATGGAAGAAGAACGGCGTATCTGTTACGTTGGAATGACTAGGGCAAAAAAGCATTTATTTATGACATATTGTTCAGCAAGAAAATTCAGAGACAAACAAGGATACTTGAGAGATAGATATACTTCGCCAAGTCCGTTCTTGGCCGAAGCTGGTATTTTGGAAGAGAACAATGGAAAGTTATACTAAATTAATTGATAAGCATAAAGGCGAGACAGCTTTTGTGGTTGGTGCTGGAACATCGTTGTACCCGATTTCTAAATCAAAAGAATTTGATGAGATACATAAACATGTGGTAATATCTGTCAATTCAAGTATACTTGCGATGCCTTGGTGTGCAGGAAAATCCGATAAAAGATATTGGATATCAAATGATGCGATGGTTCGACGGTGGAGTTATTGGAAAGATGTTGTACGAACTAAAGCAACTAAAATAGTGCGAAATAGCTGGGAGAAATATTATGCAGAAATACCAAACTTTCTTGTGTTCGAGCCGCGACCAACTAGCGAAGATGTGGTCGATCCTGATGATACCGGACTTTGCTACTGTAGTAGTGTCCCTAGCGGAACTGACCTCGCAATTCAGATGGGTTGCAAACGCATTTTTCTGTTAGGCGTTGATCATTACTTTGATCAATTCAGAAGTCACTATTGGCATTACTGGCCTCACAGACAATGGCTGAGAGGCCCAACCGCAACACACGATCAGCAAACTACTACGTTCAAAATTAACGCATTAGCGTTTGAGGCTTTAGCTAAATTCGCCAAACATAAAAAAACAAAGATATATAATTGCAGTCCAAAAAGTCAAATAAAAGCTTTCCCAAGGATTACGTTTGAAGAAGCGTTGGAGATTATTAATGGAAGACACAATATATAAAAAAGAAGAATTTCACAAGTTTCCTTTTGATAAAGAATTTGATGAGAGCAGGATGTCATTTGGAAAGGGTGGACATGGTTTCAAGGATGGAACGTGGGTATTGCAGATACTCACAAACGATAAAAATTGTGATGCAGATATCTACGAATTGCCAGAATATTTTCAATTTATATTAAACACTGTTTACCAGTGGGGAATGGACGCAAAAAGGAGAGAGATAAAAGGAGCATTTATTACAGGGTTAAGGGCAATGGGGATTGATAGCGATTCGATATAATGGAACTAAAGGACTTACAAGACAAACATAAAGGTTTGGGTTTTATAGTAGGTTCTGGTCCATCAATTCACTTCCAAGATTTAGAGTTTCTCAAAGATTATCCAACCATCGCCGTAAATGCAGGCATATTAAAAGTCCCATTTGCTGATTATTTTGCAACTGATGATATAGGCGTGGCTGGTTGGAGCTATTTCTCAGATGAATTACCCAAGTTAGACACTACCTGTCTTTTATATAAGGGCAAAATGGAAGGACATACAGGTGATATACCTCAATCTAGGATCGTTTGGTTCGGCCATAAATGCTGGTATGAGCCTTCTAAGCGAAAATACCACTCTGACGGCCTCATTATGACAAAAGACGCCCAGAAGCCGATTATAGGGGCCAGAACGTCTACTGGCACCGCAATTCACCTTGCTTACATTATGGGATTTGATCCGATAGTATTAATAGGCAATGATTGTTGCCATTATCAGCGAAAACGCTACTTTTGGCAGTTTCCTGGCGAGAAAAAGACGCATAGAGTTGATGGGATGCCAATAGTTTTTGTGGCTGATAGAGGCAAAATGGGAGATAAGTCGATAGACAAGCATTCTGTCGATTTTATGCAATATTTTAACGCTTTATCCAAACAGTGTAAAAAACAAAATATTAATGTAATAGACGCATCAGGAGACTTCGGTTTGTTAAAATGTTTTGATAAAATGGAATTAGAGGATATTTTAGATGATTACGGGTAAAGAATTCGGTGAATATGATGTAAAGATAGTTCAGTCTAGCGGTGATTGTTTGACGAAAGAATATGTAGAAATGTTTGTACAGAACACTGCTCAAGTACGTGTTTTATATGGCGGTCCCTGTGATGGTGAGCAACATGTTATCCCTGCGGAACCAGCACACACTCAAAGGGTAGATTTTGTTATAGATGCCAAATGGAATGGTGAGACAGCCAAATATGCCATATATAAGTGGAACAAAGAAGAAGGAAGATATGATTTCCAAGAAATCGCCGAAGAAATATATGAAGGACAGAAATATTACTTCTGATAAGATATGCTTGGAGATAAAAACATACTCTGTGTGGTTACGGCAAGGGGCGGATCAGTAGGATTGCCTGGTAAAAACTATCGTAAATTTGTTTTGAAGCCGTTGTTCATTTGGTCAGTTTTGGCCGCACTTCAAAGCAAATACATTGATTTAGTTATTGTCAGTTCAAACTGTCCTCATGTCGAAAAAGATTGTAAAGAATTTAAGGAATGGTTTAGTCATTGTAAAAGAACTAAAATATCCATAAATCCATTCGATGATAAATTCTCCAACTTTGAATTGTCTGTAGGCAATGCTCGTAATAATGTGAAATTCCTTAAAAGACCAGAAGAGTTTGCAACCGCTGTCAGCAAAAATGAAGATGCATTGATTCATGCTCTTGATTATTGTTCTGAAAAAGGAATCGATTTTGATATCGTGATGAATCTACAACCGACATCGCCAATTAGACAAAAAACATTAATAGATTCTGCACTAGAAGAAATGATTAATGGTGGCTATGATTCTGCTTTAACTGTTAGTGAGCATACCCCATTTTTTATAAAAAAAAATACTGACAATTCTTTAGAGTGGTTTTATGATCCTAAAAATAGACCAATGCGTCAAGAGATTCTCCCTTCTGAAATGATGTTACACGATGATGGTTGTTTGTATATAGTAAAAACAGATATCTTGCTAAAAAATCATTGTAGAATTGGAAAAAATCCTTTTATAAAAATTAATGATTCATTTTCTTCATATCAGATAGACACAGAACAAGATTTTTTAATTGTTGAAAAAATTAAGAAGGAGATTGAAAAGACAAATAAGTATATATAAGTATTAACATATTATTTGTTTTTTAATATTTATAGGAGATACTTATGCCAGCAAAAATAAAAAATTTATCTGGACAGGTTTTTGGTTATTTAATTGTTTTAGATAAATATGAAACTAGGAAATGCGGCAGAGGTACTAGGGCTTTTTGGCTTTGTAGATGTGTCTGTGGAAAAGAAATTTACGTTAGGGGGACTTCATTGAGTTGCGGTGATACAAAAAGTTGTGGGTGTAAGAAAAATGAGTCAATATCTAAATCAAACAAAGAAGCATATAACAAGAAAGAAAGAAAATTTAGAGTAGACCACTCAGGAGAGAAGTTCGGTTATCTGACTATATTAGATAAATATAAAAGAGCTAAGTCCGGTAAAAGCAATATAGGGAAATGGCTTTGTCAATGTATATGTGGAAAAGAAGTATGGAAGCAATATTCATCATTAAGAAGCGGTGTTAAAAGCTGTGGCTGTATGACTGCGAAGATGCAATCTGATGCCCATAGATTACCATACGGTGAAGCGGCATTTAATTGTATATATGGACAGTATAAAAATAGAGCAAAATGCAAGAAAAAAATAAAATTTAGTTTAGATAAAAAAACTTTTAGAGATATAATATCCAGCAATTGTTATTATTGTGGTGGCTCACCATCTAATAAATGTGTAACCCCTGAAAATACTGGAGAGTTTATTTATAATGGTGTGGATCGTATTGACAATAACAAAGGGTATGTCCCTAAAAATTGCGTCCCATGTTGTAAAAGATGCAATAGGGCAAAAGATATAATGTCAGAAAAAGAATTTTTGTTTTGGGTAAAAGACATTTATAATTATAGAGCAAAAAAAATAGTAGAACTTCTATAATACACAGAGGAGATCAAATGAAATTAACCTTTTTAGGTACAGGTTCGTTCTTCGTCACTGGTGATAACTATCACACTAATATTCTATTAGAGGATGAAGAGGGCCATTCATTTCTGATTGATTGTGGCACAGACATTAAGCGTTCTCTTGATGCAGCAGGGAAAGACCCTTCTAAGATCGAAGGCGTTTATATTAGTCATATGCATGGAGATCATGCTGGCGGATTGGAATGGCTTGGATTTTATTCTTATTTTGTCACCAAGAAACGCCCTAAATTATACACGGATACTGTATTAATGGATCGCGTATGGAATATGTTATCTCCAGGAATGAAATGTTTAGATAACAAAAATGCAGAATTATCTACGTACTTTGAACCATGTCTTTGCCTTAATGATCGCCTATCACATTATTCTACACATGAAGGACCGAAATTTTGTTTCAGTTGGCGTGGAATAGGTTTTAACATCGTAACAACTAGACATATTACAACAACACGCGAGTTAAAGGGAACACGAGTTATGGCAGATAGGTGTAGTTTTGGTTTAGATGTAACAGTCGGACAAAAAAGAGTTTGGATTACAACAGATTCTTGTGAAGCTAATTATGCCAAAGTTGGGTATCCCATTGATCCTCATTATTATATTAGTGATTTGATTTTTCATGATTGTGAAACTTTCGAATGTAGTACCGTTCATTCTCATTATTCTAAATTAAAAGAATTTTCATCGGAAATTAAGAAAAATATGTGGCTTGTGCATTACCAGGAAATTGATGATATGCCCGATGCGAAAGCAGATGGGTTTAAAGGCTTTGTTAAGAGAGGACAGGAGTTTCAATTATGAACACACAATTCGGAGGTCAGAGTGGCACAAAGATGTTTGAATCCAAGGAAAATTTTCTTGGGCATTTTCAGCCGATAGCAAGTACGGACGAATCATCTGTTTTAGATCATGTCGCATGTGTGAAATGTAAATTCTATAATGATATTGATCACCATTATTATTATCAAATTATTTTTGTCCCCTACTATAAAACTGGTGAAGAAATTACAGATGGTAAAAGTTGGTGGAAAACATTTAATAGTGAAGCAGAAGCCAAATCTATTATCGACACAGTTAGATCATTATTGTCAGATTCTGGAATAGATGTTGAGGAACAGGACTCCAAAGGATTAAAATGGGATGAAGTCCTAAAAGACGGAAAGAGGGTGAAAATGGATGAAGAATCCACTACATAAATTGATTCGACCTTCTTTGAAATGGAATAATGGTATAATCTCCTTTGCCCGTGATGCGTTTAAGGATGGAAAATTGACAGATACTGTATGGACAGTTTTGCCACATCTTAAAAGAAAAAATAAACGTTGGATTTTGTTAGAACGTCATCATAGAAAGTGTAAATGCTCTTATTGCAGGCAGTCTGATCATTGGTATGGGTTAAAAATGCCAGAGTGCAAGAAGCCAAATGCTTGGAAAATTTTTTCGTGGAGTACAATAAATTGGCGTTGGTATTTTAGGTGGACAGGTAAAAGAAAATCAATTTTTTCTTAGCTTATTACGTTGTTCCAATTCTAAGCTGTCAATATCTCGCGGTTTATATGCGTTAGCTTGTTCAATAGCTTTCAAATCACGAACTAATTTTTTTAATCCCTGTGGTTCTAAACTACATGATGCATCGGTGTGTCTAAATGTCCTGTCGTCGATGAAGTGCCTCTCAAACCATCTTGCCCCTAAAACATAAGCGGCAGGCTCCATTGCAATATCATATCCATGATTAGAAAATCCTGTATTTTTTTCTCCCAACAATTCGGCCAAATCGCCAATCTCTTTTAAATATATTTTATCGAAAGGAACTGGGTATCCACTGGTGCAATGATAAAAGACAAAATCATTGTTAGCATCACTGTCGGGTCCGTATTCATTAAATATGTCTTCTCTTTCTGATGCGGTTGTCATACCTAAAGATATATGTATTTGACCCTCATAATTATCACATAGGTAATCGATCATATCAGTGTTATGATTGCAGGCACTCGGTATTTTTATCATTGATGGATTTAATTCAACGATTTCTCGTGCAGAAGTCATATCCCAGATGGATGTGCTGTATTCAATTCCAATCTTCTCACAATATTTTTTTAACTCAGCATGTTGAAATTGGTCCAATTCTAAATTAAGACGATGTTCCAAATATGTTTTGCCATAAGAAAACATTTCATTAGGGTGTGGTTTGTCCCACCATCCTTTTGGAACTGATTCTCTTGGGTTTCTTTTTTGAGTCTTAACTACATCTGCTCCGTTCTCTTTGGCTAAAGAGGCAAGATACTTTGCTCGTTCTAAATCACCGATATGCGTCCCGCCTATTTCCGCAATAATTTTCATAATATGCTCCTCGCTTTTCTAATCGGAAAGACGGTGCTAAAATTTGATGTATATTGATGTTATGCAGAAAGATTTTTTCATAAAGGTAAAACCAGTAATAGATTATGGTATGAGAAAACTGTGTTTACAGCCTTATCACAATCATCCTAAAGGGATGCCCCAACTTTAATAAGCGATGTGATTGTCCACCATTTGCGAAATTGTTTGACAAATGTATTGATATGAACAAAACGATATATGCCGTATATAATGTTTTTGACTTTAAGGCTCATGTAGATAAAATGAAAAAGAATCATCCTGATTGGACTAAATATCAATTGAGATGCTGTTTATATTGGCAACCGAAAGCCAGAAAACAATTAAAAGAGAAGATTAAATTATTCATGAGAAAATTTTCCGATTACAGTATAGTAAAGAACCCAGAAGCTATGGGCGTTAATTTGACTGAGACAATGAAGAAGGCTGGAATAGAATTAGAATGGCCTCCTGAAAAAGTTACCTATCAAATTGTTTTGGCCGGAAAGAAGGTGTGACATCAGCGAATATCATACAGTTGAGATGGACTTTGGCGATAAAAAGAAGATCATTCAGGCTCTCAAAGAGATGAAGTATAATCCAAGAGTGTATGTAGAGCCTCGTCGTCTAAGGGGATACAAGGGAGACACAAGAAAGCAAAAGGCAGAAATCATTGTTCCAAAAGAACAGGTCGGACCTGTTAGCAACGATATAGGATTCGAGTTAAAAAACGGCAAATACATACTGCATATCTCTGAATATGATAAGAGTGCAAAAACTTTTGATTATAAGAAAATGACTAGTATTTACAATACGAGCAAGTTGCTTGCTCCATTGAAGAAGAATCCGAAATATCATATATCGAAAAAGAAGATTCGTAAAGATGGTAAGATAGAACTAGAGATAACGTTGAATTTTTAGGAGATTCATATGACCAGATTAAGAGGAAAAGCAAAAGCCAAAAGCCGCAAAAAGGATCAACTTGTTCAAAAGCGTAGAAAAGAAAAATACTTCGCTGTATTGGTAGAAAAAATCGTTAAATATGATGACCCGATTTTGAAAGAGACATGCGAACCGGTACTAAGCAAAAAAGAATTGCCAGATATCATCCACGAACTGAAGAAAACTGTTTGTGCGACCAAGAACGGTGTTGGGATATCAGCCCCGCAGTTAGGTATTACAAAAAGAGTATTTGTAGTTAGATTTGATACGACTACAAATAAAATGGAAGTTTTTGTCAATCCTGAGATCGTAGAGGAAAGTGAAATCAAATTATTGGCTAAAGAAGGTTGTTTGTCTTACCCCGATATCTATTGTGATGTTGAAAGACCATTCAAAATCAGAATCAAGTATAAAGATCACAATTATGCGAATAAAGAGAAGTGGTTCAGTGGGTTATCTGCTCGAATAATTTGTCACGAAAATGATCATTTAAACGGAGAATGTAAGATAGCGGAAGAATATTTTAGAACAAGAAAGAAGGATATGACATGTGTTTAGACTAATCAGATAATTGCTATGTTGTATATTAATGGAGAATAATTATGGCAAAAGATTTATCTGGTTTGAGAGTCGGCAAACTTTTGGTTATTAAGAGAGTGGAAGATCATTTATCTGGAAAAAAGAAAAAACGTATTTCAAAGTGGTTAGTGCGGTGTGATTGTGGACGAGAATTTGAAATTTTGGCTTATAGTTTAACCAGTAGTCATCCTACTCATAGCTGTAGAAGGTGTATGGGAGTTAAAGATTTGTCAGGTAAAAAATTTGGTGAATTAATTGTTTTGAAAAGGGATTTCGTAAAGTGCAAAGAGGCTAAATGGTTTTGTAAATGTAGTTGTGGCAGTATCGTTAGCGTTTTATCGAGGCATTTACAAAATGGTGGCACGAAACGATGCTGGGCGTGTAAAGTCGAAAGACAAAAACTTAATGGTCGTATGTCATCTAGAGTTTATTATAGAACGCTACACAGTGCCAAAAAAAGAGGTATTCATGTTGGCAAAAACATTGATAAGAAATATTTAGAATCGTTATACAAAAAACAACAAGGTAAATGTGCGTTGACCGGTATGGAAATAAAATTTGCCAAAACGACACGACGAGATATGATTGGTTACACAACGGCTTCAATAGATCGTATAGATTCACAAAAAGGATATGTCAAAGGAAATATGCAGTGGGTACACAAAGATGTAAACAGGATGAAATCAAATTTAAAACAAGATCGATTTATTGAATTGTGTTGCGAAGTCGCTGAAATCAGTAAAAATCATAGATAATTCATGAAAATTAATATGTACAAAAACAGTATAATTGTTGCACATAGAAATCGTCCTAATTGCCTAAAAACTTTTTTAAGATCGATGGAACTCGCTGCATTGCAGGTTTCTCCTGATTCTTATGAGGTTGTTATTTCTGATTTAGGCAGTAAACGACGATCTCTTGCTGTAATGGAATGTTTTTCTGATAGTCTTAACTTGAAAGTGATCAAGAACCAATACAAAGGGTCATTTTGGAAGACTAAATCCCTTAATAATGCCGCAAGTCACACAAAAGGCAAATATATTACAATGCTTGATGTTGATTCTGTTGTAAATTGCAATTTTTTAGAAAATATACGACAATTTTATTCTATCGATAACAATAAAGGTGTTAAATTGGCTCATCGTGTGCGTTTCTTGACACCAGCCATCTCTAAAGTGCTTTTGAAGAGTTGGCGTAAGTTTGATTGTGATTTTTTGAGGAAACACATTGTCAAAAGAGCATCTTTGTTCAATTTGGCACGAGAAAGGTACAGTAGTCAAGAAATAAGGTATGTAAAATTGCCCAAAGAGAAGAGAGCAAAGATGCAAGCCTCTCAGGCTCTTGGGAATAGTCATTTTACTATGTTGAAAGATGACTATATGGCATTGGGGGGAAATGATGAACGATTTATAGGACATGGACTGGAAGATTTGGATTTCAATTTGCGTGCGTGGAGATTACTGAAATGTGGCAGATTATTTCCAGATCATAATAGAACCGTTTATCATGTTGCTTATGCTGTGAAGGGCACAGATTGGATTGGCGAAAAATTCAAGATTAATAATCGAAGACTGTATAGAAAGAATAAGGCGAAACATATTATTAAGGTTCCTATGAGTAAAAATTGGGGAAAATTTTGATGGATAGAAAAAAATTATCCATATTAATATGCACAATGAGTTCTAGGAAAAAATTCCTGGATAAACTTCTCCATAGGTTACGTCCGCAGTTAACAGATGACGTAGAGATTATCGTAAATGATGAAGGCAAAAAATGGACTACTGGCTATAAGAGAAATTTTCTATTAAAGCAAGCAAAAGGTAAATATATAGTTTTTGTTGATGATGATGATATGGTGTCTTACGATTATGTAAAGAAGATACTAAAGGGAATCGAAGACGAGCCTGACTGTTGTGGCATAGAAGGCATTGTTACATTCAATGGTGAACGTGCTGCTAATTTTGTACATTCCAAAAGATACGGTCAGAGATGGACTCGCAGAAAAGGAGTTTTCTATAGACCTCCAAATCATTTGAATCCTGTCAGACGCTCTTTGGCACGTAAGGCTGGTTTCCCAAACATCGTTAAGCGTGAGGACAGAGCTTACTCTGACAAGCTGTATCCTATGTTGAAAAAAGAGACACTAATTAATGGTCCTATTTATTATTATCTATGTAGAAAACCGCCAGAAGAAGAAAAGAAAGTTGCAACTGGTCCATATGAAATTAATAAAGTCACTTTATATGGAGATTTTGAGATCGAAGCGAAATTGAAAATAACTGGTCTTGGAGGAAGTGCATCGGGTGTCCTTGTAGACGGCTCTGTACTCGGTTTTGAAGGTTGTAATAGCAAATGTATGTTTGTAGAAGGGGGTGTTTTTAAAGGTATATCTTTTAAACCAGTGACTTCTAAATACTTGAAGGAAGGTAAGGCATTTTTCTTTAAGATAAAGAAATCAAAGAATAAACTGAAATTTTTCATAAATGATGAAAGATTATTTTCCGTGAATTATACAAAGAAAAAAACCAAAGTAGGATTTAGGCCGATGCGTAGTACAATGAGAATTATGGATTTTGATGTAAAGGAATTAGCATGAAAAAAGTTTTGTCATTTGTTTTGTTCGGAAAAAGAAGTAGATACTGGTCGCCAGTGCCATTAACTTTATTGTGTCATCATCTTGCTTTTCCTAAATTTCATATGCGCATACACGTATCTAAAGAAGCCAGAGAACACAGGTTGTTTCCATTATTAAGAGGCTTAGAACATCGCAACGACAAAATAGAAATAAAAAGCGTTAAGCAGCCCCACAAGAGAACTCAGGCGACATTATGGCGCATGATGCCTCTCTGGGACAAAAGGGTTAAATACGTATTTTGTAGAGATTTAGATGCCATACCTGGAGAGGATGAAGTTAAAGCTATGAGGACTTTTCTTAGGACTGGTTATCTAATCCATGGCATTCGTAGTTTTGATCAGCATACGGTTCCTCTGATGGCTGGAATGTGTGGCTTTAATGCCAGAAAATTGCGTGATAAAGGATTGTTGCCATCGGATTTCTGGGAGTATATGAGAATTGTAAAAAACGCAAGCACCAAGTGGAAGTGGGGTTGTGATCAGTTTTCATTGAAGTATTATTTTTATGAACAGCATCCTCAAAAAATATTTTTACAACAGCACACATTAGATACACCTCTTGGTAGTGCCCGTAAACGATTGGCTGAATATAAGCCGATATTGTTGCCTAGAGAAATGTATAATAAAACTGACTTGAAATACATGAGAGATAATCCTGTATTCAAGATAGCAAAAAAGTTGCATTCGTTTGCGAGTTCTCCGATATTGCATAAAAGATCATTACGTTATTTGCCATCGGTTTTGGAATATCAATGTGAATTATCTGAACAAATTAAGGAAGTATTCAAAGAAAATCCTGATATTGAAAGTTATTACTTATGAAAAAATTTGCTATTATATCTGTGGGTTGTAACTGCCAAAAGTTCGTAAAAGAATGGTATACTTCTATTTCTAGACAAACGGAACGTAGTTTCAAATGCTATATAGCTGTCGATCCATCTATAGACGGAACTGCTAGTATGGTAAAAAACTATATAAAAAGAGATAGTCGTTTTAGATTGGTTGCCGCGCATACTGGCGAAAACAGAGGAGCATTATATAATCGTTACATATGTACAAAAAGAGTGAAAAATCCCAACACAATTATTGCCCATGTTGATTTAGACGATAGCCTATATACAAACACTGCTTTACACGTTGTAGATCGTGTCTATCAAAAACAGGATTGTTGGCTAACATATGGATCATACACATCAAATATGCATGGAAATTGGAATCGTAAAATACCACAAGAGGTTTGGGATAATAACTCTTTTCGTGATCACGAGTGGTGTACGAGTGCATTGAGAACTTTTAAAAGATGGTTATGGGATAAGATAGATAAAAATGACTTTATTCTGCCAGATGGTAAATGGATTAAGAGAGGAACAGATTTGGCATTTATGTTTCCGATGCTTGAAATGGCGGGACCAAAACGCGTTAAATTTATCAAAAAAATACTTTATTATTACAATGTGTATGGACAATTTAAAAATAAAAAACTTGTTAAACATGAAAGAAAATCTGTAAAATACACAAGACACAAACAATCATATGAAAGAATTGAAAAAGATGAATAAAAATATATTATTTGTTGTAGGAGATGGAATAGGAAATCAGGTTCAGTCATTACCTGCTTTTGTGTATTGTAAAAAACATTTTGGTGAAGCGGATGTCGCTGTGTATAATTCTATACCGACATGGAAAAAAGCAACTAAATTACTGTTTTCTCCTTTTTGTGAAAAAATCTATTATTCAGATAAAGAAATCCCAAAAGAAAAGTTTATGTTCCAGATATTGACTGCACCGTGTTATGGATCACCAGCAAATCAGATACATGTTCGCAATAGAAAACTATTGGATAAAGTCAAGAAATACTCTGAAGTTTATTTTAACATGTTGTCTGTGGGCTATGGATTTACTGATGATGATTTTTATCCAACAGAGATGTCTAATTTGTACAATTTTGAATTGAGCCTAGATGCACCTGATGTCGTCTTGCATAACGGATACAGTAAGATTAATCGTGAAGCAAGGAAGAGATGGTTTCCTAAAAGTTATCCCAAGTATGAGAAGGTCGCTCGTATATTACAGAAAAAGGGGTACACAGTAGCTAGTATCGGTAGTGAGGAAGAGTATATCAATGGAACTATCAATTTAACAGGATTAAAAATGAAGCGTTCTATAGCTGCTATCAAGTCTGCTAGGTTATTGATAGCCAATGATACAGCGACATACCATTTGGCGAATGTCGTAGGAACACCGAATATCGTTTTGTTTACATTTACTGATCCCAAAAAGAATTATGACAGTAGATTTCACAAATTCTCACATATTGTGAGAAAAGAGATGTCGTGTTCTCCATGTCAATTAACTAATGGATTTGGTTCTTGGGTGAAAAATAAATCCATATGTAAATGGGACTGTCGTAATATAAAGACGCGAGTAATCGTGGAAGAGGCATTGAAGATATTATCATGAAAATAATATTTTTGCGTGGCAGCGTTCCGCCAGCAAATGAACATCCTGAGAAACTGTTATACAACTTCATAGAAGAATGTGAAGACCAGTGGACTCAACTCTTTTACTATTTGACAAAATCCCTTGGGGCGACAGGAGAGTTGTTATATCAAGGTGGCAATAGAGAATCCAATTTTGTTGATTTTACTGATATGTGGGTAAAGAAAATAGCGAAGTATGACTGTGGGTATGAACCAGATTTGATTGTGTGTCGTGGGGGATTCGACTACTATGACAAATTTGTTAAGAGGTTCCCTAAAGCCAAAAAGGTTTATTATGGGGCAGGAAAAAGGTATTATCCAAAAACTGGTTTTACTCATTATGATTTATTCTTAGCCGATTCCAAAAAGCAAAGAAAGAAGATAAAAGCAAAAGGCAAACGCTCCAAACTATTTATCAAACCAGCAGCCACACTGTTTAAGCCATACAATGTAGACAAAAAATATGACATATGTTTTATGGCGAACGCTTCTCAGTCAGACATTAAGAGGCATATATTGTTAATTAAGTCATTTGCCAATACGGAATATACAATACTCAATTTGGGTAACACTGATAAGCGCTTAATTCAATTGGCCAAGAAATACAATGTAAACATTACGTGGGGAGGATGGCATCTTAGAAAACATCTGCCAGAAAAAATAAGTCAATGCAAAGTCGGTATATGTTGTTCTACTAATTATGATTCTTGTCCAAGGGTTATACCAGAATATCTAGCGTGTGGATTGCCTGTTATAGCAACAAGTAATATGAATTTTTGGCATGACAAATATATTACTAACAAAACTGGTGTACTCGTTAATGAACATGATTTGTTGGGCGGAATACAGGACGCCCTAAAGATCAAGGCCGGTGTTCGCAGATACTATGATAACAATTTGGGTATGGAAAAGGCAGTAGAGCATTTAAAGAAACTGGTGGAGAATATATTATGAAAATAGTTTTCAATTTGCACAATGTGGGTCTTGGCAATAACGGTGGTAGCAAAACAATTATCTGTTGCGCTGAGACGTTGGCGGAATTGGGCCATCGTGTCGTACTATATTCTAATGTGATAAACAATTACAGTTGGCATGAGCCGAAGGGTGTTGAGATTGTTAGGAAAGATAAGTGCCCGTCTTCTGATGTCGTAATAGCAACTGGGTATTACAGTGTTAAAAACACATTGGCGTGTTCAGCACCTAAAAAGTTTTTCTACATTAGAGGCTATGAACTATGGCAGGCGAACGAGCAGAAATTGCTATCAGCATATAAGAGTTTGAATTGCATTGTTAATAGTCGATGGCTTCACGATCACTTGAAAAAACGCGGCATTAAATCAAAAATTATTTATCAAGGAATTGGTTTTGATAGGTTCTATATTCGAGATGATGTTAATAGAAAAAAAAGAATTGGTGCGATATACCACGAAAAGCATAAAACGAAACGACACCCCGATGCGAAGTTAATCAGTGAGATGTCTGGCTATCCGATCAAACTGCTGAACAAAGATTTGCAAAATCCGTCAGAAGGCAAATTAAATAAATGGTATAATAAGATGTCTGTGTGGGTTGCTCCTACTGAATCTGAAGGTCTGCACAACCCTCCTATGGAAGCATCTCTTGCCGGTTGTGCTTTGGTATGTACTGATCACAAAATGTCTGGTATGCAAGACTACGCTATCCATGATGAGACTGCTCTTGTATACCCTGCAAGAGACATGAAAATGGCCGTAGGGTATGTTAGGGAGTTAATGATTGATGAGCCGCTTAGAAGCAGATTAAACGCCAATATGAGGCAACTGTTAACAGATAAGATAGGCAGTAGAGAACATAATATGAAAAAGCTTGTTCGCTACATAGAGGATCATTAGATTCCGATTAGATACATGAATAGGAGAGATATATGGAAATTGGCATTGTGGGATATGGAGTTGTAGGCAAAGCTGTTGAATATGGATTTGAGTCACTTTCAGATATTTATATTTATGATCCACTATATGTGGATAACGAAGAAGACAAATTTATGTCGAGTATTGAAGAAGTGATGAGGAAATCACGAATTGTTTTCGTCTGTGTTCCCACACCTATGACTGAAGTGGCTGGTGGTCCTTTTGATTCTACTGTAATAGACAGCGTGATGAAAGAGGTCGGAGAAGCATCCGCTCAGTGGGATTTGCCACCAGTTGTGGTTATAGAAAGTGCAGTTATACCATCGAAAATTAAACAATACATTAAAGACTATCCTAAGATTCGTCTTGTAGTATCTCCTGAATACCTGACAGAAAAAGAACCTTTCGATAAATTCATTAACCCAGATTGTAGAATATTGGGTGGTTCACCTGAAGATACGTCTGAGGTTCAATCTGCATTTGAAGTGTTTAGTATTTGCAAGCGTTGTGATGTGGGATACTGTGATGCTATTGGGGCGGCTGTTATTAAGTATATGGAAAACTCATTCTTGGCTATGAAAGTTTCTTTTATGAATCAATTTTATGATTTATTGAAGGAATCTGGTTCAGAGACTGAATGGAATCATCTGGCTAGAATATTCCACTTTGATTCTAGAATGGGCAATAGTCATTACAAAATTCCAGGGCATGACGGAGATCGGGGATGGGGTGGAAAATGTCTCCCGAAGGATATTAATGCTATTATATACGAAGCGAAAAAATTGGGTTGTGATTTGACTATTATGGAAGAAGTTTGGAAATATAACTTAGAAAATAGGGAAGATATAAATTGGGCTAAGATTAAAGGAGCAGTCAGTGAAAAAGAATAGTGATCCTTTGATCAGTGTCGTAATCCCTTTGTACAACTATTCTAGGTTTATTAAGTATTGTATTAAGTCAGTGATTAAACAAAATTATAGCAATTATGAGATCATCGTTGTGGATGATTGCTCTACTGATAATTCTTATGAAATCGCCAAAAAGTATGAATGCGATAATATCAAAGTCTTTCAATTAAAAAAGAACAGTGGTTATTCGACGGCAAAAAATGAAGGCATCGTTGTTTCTAAAGGAGATTTGATTACTTGTTTGGATGCAGACGATATGTTAACTAGGAATTCTCTTACTTGTCGCGTGGTTGCCATGAAAAAGCATGATGTTCCATTTGTACATGCTAGAGCCATAGACGTATACGGGGATGTTTCGTTAAAGGACTGTTATAGGATAAAGGAAGAAAAAATAACTAGAACAAAAGCTAAAATACATGCTCAAAGTGTATTGTTGAAAAGATGGGTTCATAAAGAATACGGGTTGTATGATGAAAAACTTCGTTCTAGATCAGATAAAGAAATGTGGTTAAGGCTTTTTGGTAGTAATTATGGCGGTGATAATTATCAATCCGTTTGTAGGATCAAACGCATTAGTATTAAAGATGATGTTGCATATTATCGTCGTCACCAAAAATCTATGATTAGCATGAGGAGTCGCAATAGTAGTTATGACAAAAAAGTTACTAAGCTTTTGTATCAACAATATGAGTTAAGGAAAAATGAGGGTATTACTAGTGAAAATACTAGATTCCTAGAAAGTTAAAATTTTTATGCCGACAAAAGGTAAAATTAAAAGTAAATATCCAAAATTAAAAGAAATTTGGAAAAAAGTAGACGGAAGAGGTAATTACCAAAAACCGAATCAAAGGTTATTTAATGCTGCTAATTGTTTAAATGCTCTTAAGAGACAAAAAGGTTTGAACGCACTTGATATAGGATGCAATAACGGAATATTGTCCGTAGTCGCTTCAGATAAATTTGATTCTGTTGTAGGGATAGATACTGATAGGGATAATAAAAATGTCATCTTAAAGGCTAAAAAAACTGCTGATTTTTTTGGTAAAGATAATTGTAAATTTTATGAAATGAGTTTTTTAAATTACATTGAAAAAGGCAAATGGAAAGAACATAAGATTAATTCATTTCTTGGATTTCAAGTTTTATATCATTTGAATGATAAAGAAATTTCAGTATTAAAAAAATTATTGCCAGATATCAAAATGTGCGTTATCAGTATCCGACCAGAAGTCGGAGACAGAATTGAACCCGGTAAACCAGCAAATAAATTAGGTTTGTATACCATTGATCAAGTTAAAGATTTCTTTTCGCCATATTTTTCAAAATTTGAGATGTATAATGAAAAAACAAGGTGGCCCACACTGATTATTCAGAAATAACTATGAAAATTTTTTTACCATATAAAGAAGAGCCTAAAACTGGAAAAGGTCTTTTCATTAAAAGACTCCATGATGAGTTTATCAAAATGGGAATTCGTGTTATATTAAAACCCAGTGAAAAAAGCGATATAGCATTGCATGTTACAAAGATGAAATACAAAACCAATTCTAAAAAGAATATTGTAAGATTTAACGGAGTCTATCATGACAAAAAGATTGATTATAAATACTTTAACTCGCAAATTAGAACTCACGCCGACAAAGCCGATGCCTTAATCTTTCAATCGAAATTCGGTCAACAGATGTTTGAGAAATATATTGGTAAATATAAGAACAAGCCAAGAACAGTTATTTTCAATGGTTCAACTACACAAGACAACGCAAAAACAATACAATCTAAGTTCAAGTACAATTTTTTAGCCTTTTCTAGATGGCGACCACATAAGAGACTAAAAACAATTGTAAAATCTTTTTTACTTGCCGACATACCAGATTCTTGTCTTTGGATAGCAGGAGACACCATAAATTCTGGTATGGATCGAAATAAAATGAAAAAGATATTTTCTGAAAATAATATTAATCGGTTGGGAGAAATAAAACAATCAAAAATATCAAGATATTTGAAGCTGTGTGATGCCGTCATACACATATGTTGGGTGGATGTATGTCCTAATTCTGTAGTAGAATCTATTTGTTCAGGTAAAACTGTTATCTGTAACAATGTTGGTGGTACACAAGAGATCGTAATGCCGAGTGGAGGTATAGTTTGCGACATAGATGAACCATATGATTTGAAACCAGTTGATTTATATAATCCTCCTAAGATAGATGTCAATATCGTCGCAAACGCCATGAAAGAATCCATTAAACAAAAAAATGATATTTGCTTAGATCATGTAGAAATAGGAAATATAGCAAAACAGTATATGGCATTTTTTGAGAAAATACTAAAAACATGAAAATATATTTACCTTTAGAAAAAAAGCCACACACTGGTAAGCATTTTTTTGTAGAGCGTTTGTCTGTTGCTCTATTGGAAATGGGTGTTGAAACGACCTCAAATGTTGAAAAAGAATGTGATGTAGCTTTGCATATCACTAAGATAAAAAATAAGGTTCGTGCTACAAAAAACATAATTAGATTGAATGGCATTATACATAACACAAAGCAAAAATACAAAGAATTGAACAAATCAATTAAGCACTCTACAGATAAGGCTGATGCTTTTATCTTTCAATCTGAATTCAGCCAGAAGATGTTTGAGCGATATATCGGCAAGTATGAAGATAAACAAAAAACGATTATTTTCAATGGTTCTAAAGTTGGCAGTGATTATTCGCCTGTACAATCTAAGTTCAAGTACAATTTTTTAGCCTTTTCTAGATGGCGACCACACAAGAGACTAAAGGCTACAATTAAATCTTTTTTGGCTTCTGATATGTCTGATTCTTGTCTTTGGATAGCAGGGGACTTAAAAGAATCAGGTTTGAAAAGAAGCAAAATAAAGAAATATTTTCAAGTACCAAGAGTGCAATATCTAGGCATATTGAACGGTAAATCTCTTGGGAGATACATCGCGTCGTCTAATGCGATTATTCATATTTGTTGGTTGGATTGGTGTCCCAATTCTGTAGTAGAATCTATTTGTGCAGGTAAAACTGTTATCTGTAACAATGTTGGTGGCACACAAGAGATTGTAAGGCCAAGTGGGGGTATAGTCTGCGATATAGATGAACCATATGATTTAGAACCGATCAATTTACTTAAACCACCAAGAATCAATACACACATAGTCGCTGATAGCATTGTAAAATCTGCCAACGATTTATCAATGATAAAGAGCGATCATGTCGATATTAATAATATAGCTAAAGAATATAAGTCTTTTTTTGAAAAAGTATTAGAGGATTAAGAATGGTATGCGCGATTTTGGGCAGAGGTCAAAGTCTAAAAAAATACACTGATTATTGTGACAAAATTGACAAAGTATATATTGTCAATGATTTTAATAATGAGTTAGAAACCATTGGTACAGAATGTTTTGAAGGTAAGAGATTGAATCATGTTGTTGGGCGCGGACCCAATCAACTAAAAGCTTCATGGTATAAAAAACTAGGTCTGAATAAAGTGATATGTAATTCATTTGTAAAATCGGATTTCAAAAACACTTACCCCGTTAAGATTAAATATCTTGATGACGAAATGCTGAACTGTGGTTATCCACCTGTCGGTATGGAAAATATACAGAAGTTAATGGAAAAATGCGACTCATATAAAGAGCTTATAGATTTGTTAGACAGAAAAATAAAGAAGGGCAAACTGCAATTGAGGCATAAGAAGAGGAGGGCATGGCCCACAACTGCTTTTGTTGCTCTCGATGTGTGTTTGGTGAAAGACAAACCAGAAAAGGTTTATCTTTTTGGAATAGATTTTTATAGAAATAACTATATGACTAAAAAAAACCGCACGCATCAAACAAGTGACTGGTATAAATCAAAAGCCATGATGACTCATTTGAACTTCATTGTAAAACTATATGATCAAGTTGATTTTTACAGTTCTTACTCCCTCGATTGGGATTTAGATAATTGGTATAATATATAATGAAAAAGAGATTAGTATTTAAAAGATCGATGATGCAGAGATATAGGGCAATAGCCAATATCGCTGACGACTTAGTAAACCGTGGATACGAATTGTTTGTAGAAGTGCAATCCAATGAATTCGATTTAAATGAGATCAGAAAACACCCTATGGATGCATCGAGGGCGAGTAAAAAATCATTTGTATATTTATTAAACAATTTTGGCATACAGTGTGACAATCTAGATGATATAGTTTTCACTACTGAAAAAAATAAAATAGATGGTCTATTTTTGTTAGTTGATGATAAAACAAACAGTAAAAAGTATATTTCAATTCCTTACAATGGGTTTTATTGTATGGACGGTAAAGATAAAGTGCTAGTCGGGAACCCGATGTGTGAAATGATTAAAAAAAGTCAGAGTAAAAATAAAGAGCAAAAAAATACTTTGTTATTGATCCACCCCGGCGGCGGCAGAGGATATATTTCTCCTGTGAGACAACCATTATCGAAAGCAAAAACTATAAAGAATAATATTAGATTTTTAAGAAAAATACTGAGAAATTTACCAAATACTATTAAAAAAGTTACCATTAAAACTCATCCGGTTCCTTATCTGTGTTGTGATTACAAGGCGATGCAAAAAAAAGTTATGAACATTTTGCGTGATGAATTTTCTGATATAGAAATCAATTTAGTGTTTGATAATTTTATTTTGCATGTTGCTGAACATGAATACATTCTTAATATCGGTAGTACATCTGCGATTTGGCTATTGGGAAGTGATAAAAAATGGATTAATCTTTTTGGTTTGGCGAAATATGACTATAAGAAACATAGAGACATTAGACCGCGTGCTGATAAGTGGTTCAAGTGGCCGCAAAACATCAAATTAAAATATTTGCATGATTTTGTATTAGATTATAACAGTCGTATCGAGCTTGATAAAGAGACATCAGATATAAGGGAAAAAAATAAAGAAATTTATAATATGGATGCTACGCAGAACATAATTGATTTTATTGATCACAGGAGTTAATATGGAAAATTTGATATTGAAAGATTTTGGCGAACATCAGATGTACCTCATCAAGAATGATGACGGCATAAGTAGGACTTTAAACAAGAAACATGGGTATAACAAGAGAGAGTTGGCGTTTATGACATTGATCAGAGAAAATGTCGAACCAGGTCAAGTATGTTTTGATGTCGGAGCTAACATAGGATTTGTTACATTGATTCTTGCGAAACTTGTTGGAAAAGATGGAACTGTATATGCAGTAGAACCAACAAAACAAAACTACAAAGTTCTGAAAAAAAACATACGATTGAATGGCTATGAGAACAATATATTTCCCAAAAGATTAGCCGTATCTAATAAGATGGGAAATGCTACTTTGTACTTATCTGGTCAATCAAATTTGAGTTCTCTTTCTAAACACAGCAAAACCGATCCTGGAAGAAAAGAACAGGTCAACACGGTAACAATTGACGAATACCTTAAAGACAAAAAGATACCTGATATGTATAAAATGGATATAGAGGGTCACGAAGTCAAGGTCTTAAATGGTATGCATGAAACAGCAACAAAATCATTGCCGGGCACAAAGATTTTTATGGAAGTACACCCTAAACTATATGGTAAAAAACTAGATATGGAGGATGCTCTAAAAAGGTTTGTTAAGTTGGGATTCAAATTCAAATATGTTGTTTCTGCTGCCGTTGCTCAACCTAAACTGTTTAAGAAAAGAGGATACGAACCAACGAGGGTGTTCAATGTGAGTGGTTGGCAACGAGGTATATATGAGAATATCTCTACGGAAGACGCAATATATTTTTGTTCATATCCACACAAAGAGCATGTGCCAGAGAAGAATAAGACATCACCGAAAATAGTTAGATATATTATTTTGGAGAAAATATAATGCCAATTGATCAGGACAAAATAATGTCTCAATTAGAAAAATCCATAAGAGATGTTAATAAACCAGTTATTGTAGACATAGGGGCTTACACCGGTCACCTTGCACTAAAGTTATGCAAGAATTTAAAAGATTACAGGGTTTATTGTATAGAAGCGTGTAAGAAAAATTTTAAGGTTCTTTCTAACGAGACAAAAGATGATGACAGAATTTCGTCTCATCATATAGCCATCGCATCGTATGATGGGATAGCTAGATTCTATGTGGCAAAAAGTGAAAAAACGAAAAAGGGTTCATCGCAAGCCAATAGCTTATACAAAAAATTCTTGGAGAGTAAAGATTGGGCGAGAATAAAAGAGAAAGAGATAGAGTGCATGACTCTTGATACTTTTTGTTCGGAAAATGATATAGATAAAATAGATTGTTTGAAAATTAATTGTGAAGGTTGTGAGTTCGATATATTTGATTCTCCAACTAAAAAATTCTTGGAAATTACCAGTGTTTTGTACGTAGAGATGCATGGTAAGTGTAATCAATTTAATTCCAATTCATTTTGCAATAAGAAAAAAGAAATCATAAATTGCTTGGGGCAGTACAATTTTGAAATGATTAGTGGGGATAATGATATAAATAGTAAAACGCACATACGACAATTATGGGTGAAAAAGATATGAGTGAAATTTCATTGATAAAATTAGATAAATTAATGAAAAAACAATTTTTCATGAGAAAATTTTGGAGATATGACATAATTGTAAAATATATGTTTATGGAAAGGTATTTTAAACAGAATAAACCTGAAAAATTTAAATATAAGTTGTATGATCAACTTTATAAGGGCATATCTAAACATAAACGAGTTAAAGATGAAGATTTTATATCGTTGATAGCCTCTTTTGAAGAAAAGGGATATGATAATGAATTTCCTATAAGTGTTGGCAAAAAAGAAGGTTATCTTTGTGGAGGAAGTCATAGAATTGCCTGCTGTTTATGGTTTGGTATTGATGAGATTCCCATCGTTGTTCACAGAAAATGTAAAAGAAAACCAGAAAGATACAGCAGTAATTGGATGAAAAGTCATGGTTTTCAAAATGATATGGCAGAAATAAAAAAAGTAAAAAAAATGGTATTTAAAAAAATTGGGATACATAAATGGAAACCAATAGCGTAATAGAGAAATGTAATACTAAAGAATATATATCTCATCAAACGATAAATGGAAAATTCTCTAGATATGATTTGATTGTAAAATATATGTTTGTGGAAGAATATTTTAAGCAGGGTAAGCTCGATAACTTTAAATATAAGTTATATTCAAAAATTATAGCTACCCGTGACAGAGAGGCTCAACCTTGGAAATTTATTAAATTAATTAAATCTTTTGAAAATGTGGGATTCGATGACCAATATCATTTGTATATGACTCGTGATTACATAACAGGTGGCGGTAAACATCGTATAGCTTTATGTCTATGGTTTAACATACCTGAATTCCCAGTAATTTTTAGAGAACATTATAGAAATAAAAAGCGTAATTACACCGAAAAGAAGATGATCAAGTATGGATTTAAAAAATACATGCCAGATATAGAAAAAAACAGAAAGAATATATTCAATAAATTAGGGATAGAATAATGAAATTGGTTGATTTAAGATTTTTATTATCTAAACAATTTGAAAGTGGAAAATTTTGTAAATATGATATTATTATTAGATATATGTTTATAAAAGCATATTACAAGAATGGAGAACCTGAAAATTTCAAATATAAACCATATTCTAGATTGGCATTATCAAGAGACACCAAAGATAGGAGTAAAAAATTCGTAAAACTTATTAAATCATTTGAAAAAGATGGGTTTGGAGAAGAATACCCGCCAATAGAATTCAGTCAAAATCATTTTATTTGTGGGGCTACTCATAGAATAGCATTATGTTTGTATTTTGGTATTAGTAAAATCCCATATAAATATAATGAAAAATGTAAACGAAAAAAGAGAAGATTCAATAAAATATGGTTAAAAGATAACGGGTTTTCTCAATATGTGAATAAGATAGAAAAAACCAAGAATGAGATATTTAAAAAGCTAGGAATTTGATCATGAAAATGGTATCTGTCAAAAATATAATTTTAGGACAATTCAAAAATGATAAATTTTTACGGTATGATTTAGCTATAAAATATTTGTTTATAAAAAAATATTATAAAAAAAATAAACCTGAAAAATTTCAATACAAGTTGTATGATTTATTATATTTAACAAAAAAAAGTAAAAAAAGACCTAATGGTGTTTCGGCTGAACACATTAGGAGAGAATATGACAAGTTTATGCCGTTGATCAATTCATTTGAAGAAAAAGGATATGATTCCAGTTATCCACTTTTTATGAATGATAAATATTTTATGTGCGGTGGAAGTCACAGATTGATATTGTCTGTATGGTTTGATATAAAAAAAGTGCCAGTAATTTTTCTGGATCATTGTGAAGGCAAAAAAAGAAGGTATTCAAGACGGTGGATGAAAAGTTATGGTTTTAAAAAATATATATCGCTTCTTGATGATACAAGAGATATAATTTTAAAGAAAGTAGGAATATAATATATAGAAATTTTAACAATATGAAAAAGCAGTATATCCATTTAAAAGATTATCTACCAAAACAGTTCGATGGAAATTCTTTTTTTAGATATGATCTAATGGTTAGATACCTGTTTATTGAAAAATTTTATGATTCTGGCGAGACAGCAGAGTTTAGATATAAACTTTATTCTAGATTCTATAAACATAGAAAGATAGAAGAGCGTAGTGAGAAGTTTATAAAAATAATCAAATCTTTTGAAAAGAATGGATTTTTAGAAGATCGTGAACCATATATTGTTATGAGTAAAAAGTATAAAATGTGTGGTGGCAATCATAGAACTGCATGTTGCTTATGGTTCGGAATTCATACAATACCAGTATATATCCCTGATGATTTCTATGATGTTTGCAAACGTAAAAAAAGACGATGGGATAAACAATGGTTGATTTCTCATGGTCTTAAAAAATATTTTAATCTTTTGGAAGATACAAGAGAAGTCATTTTTAAAAAAATAGGGATTTAATATGATAAATTTGAGAAATAAAGTACAACTTTTTGTGATAACTAATGGTCGTTCTACATACGAATACGTGATAAAAAGCCTAGAAAATCAAAATGTTGCTATTGATATAACTTCTATTAAAGATATGAGATGGGTTGATGCTTTAAACAAGATATTTGATTTGTGTACAACTCCTTATTTTATAAGATGTGATGATGACTTTTTTATGCACCCATATTCTGTTAGTTTTATGTATGATACAATTTGTAAAAAAGAGGATGCTGTAATGGGAGAATTTAAACTGTGGGAAGATTGGTCAAAACGCATTAGTGGAGGAGTTAAAATTTATAATACTCAACGAACTATAGAGCTTGGCAAGTTTAAAGAAAATCACAGGGGATCAGTAGACGGTAATTTTAGCCAAGCAATTAAAAACAGTAAATACAGTACAACCGGAAGTAAAGGTAGCGTATTGGCAATACACGCAAGAGCTTCTTTGGATGAAATGTTGCAATATGAAAAGATATGGAATGATAATGAAAATAAAACATTTATCAAATGGAAACCAGACAAAAAAACCACAAAACAAATGCTAAAATATAAAAAAAGTGTTGAAGATCAATTCAATATGAGAATAAATAAATTAAGAAAAATCAACAGAAAAACAGAAAGCGATTTTTACAAAGTTATTAAAAAATATGAAAAATAATTCTAAAATAAAAAAGGTTGCTTTAGCTAGGGTTAATTATTCACAATTATATGGTGTATATGATGATGGAAAAACATATGAGCATAGAGATATATTGGTCCCGTACCAATTATTAATATTAGCATCTTATATACGAAGCGATAATTGTGTAGTGAAAATTTTTGATGGAGAAATCGATTTGTGTACAGGTGATGATTTGGCAAAACGTATACTAGATTGGGAACCAGATATAGTCGGTTTAACGGCTACAACTCCTGATATAGATTTGTGTATAGAAGTTTGTAGAATAATCAAAAAAAATAATGAATCTGTTATCACAATTATAGGTGGCCCACACGCTTCTGCTTTGCCAGATAATGTAGCACAGAATGATTGTGTTAACTATGTTGTTGTCGGCGATGGAGAACAGCCTCTAAGCGATATTATTAACAATGGTTATAACGTAAAAGATAAAATTATTATTGGGGAAAATCAGGATGTGTCACACGTTTCTATGCCTTCTCATGATTTGTTAGATTATAATTTATATCAATTCACTGATCCTAATCGCGGGAGAATGAATACGGCTTCTGTAATGTCTAGTAGGGGGTGTCCTTTTAATTGTAATTTTTGTTTTCATAATAGGAATTTGAGATACAGAAATATTGATTGTTTTATATCAGAAATAGAATATCTGTACAAAGAGAAAGATGTAAAATATTTTTATGTATATGACGATACTTTTTTGGTTAATAAACAAAGAATATTGAATATAATTGATAAAATAAAAGATTTAAAGATAAGTGATGCTCATTTTCAGTGTCTTACAAGAGGCAATTTGGTGGATGAAGAATTAATAAGCAAATTGCGAGATATAAACTTTGTAAGAATTTCTATGGGCATAGAATCAGGTTCTGATGAAGTTCTTGCTGCTGCCAACAAAGGGGTGAAAACAAAAGATTATGCCGTAGCATGTAAAACATTGAAAAAATTTGACATAGAAACGCGTGGTAGTTTTATTATAGGACATCCATACGACACAAAAGAAACTGTTAGAAAAACTATAGATTTTTCTAAAGAACTTGAATTATATCATGCCAATTTCAATATAATGACACCATATCCTGGCACCGAAGTATATCAAATGGCCCTTGAAGGAAAAGGAATACACTTTGATAAACCAGAATATGCTCATAAATGGGACATTTATCGAAGATGGGGTTCTTCGGTTATCTATACTGATGAGTTGTCATGTGACGATTTAGAATTCTATCAAAAAGAATCTCAAATGGAATTTTATACTCAAGAAAAAATATATCGATATTATTATACACTGTTTAAAAATGGAAATAAATCTAAATACTTTTTTAGACCGTTGAATTTTTCGTGGAATAGAAAATTCGGAAAAGATATAGATTTTTGGGATAACTTAGGTGAAGAAAAAATAATTGAAACTGGTAGTAAAATATGAAAATTCTTGATATCACAACTTCTCGTCGAGCCTATATGCTTTATAATAATATAAAGCCTCATGACGATTACAAATTTTTTCTATCTAACCAGTATGATGAGAATGATCTTAGAACAAATTTTCCCAAATGCCTTGATAATTTGATCGATAAAAACAACTTAGATCAATTTAAAGATTTTGATGCGTGTATATTTCATACTTGTTCTATTCTGTATCGTAAATATGATAAAAAAATAGAATCATTTGTCAATTCATTTGGTGGAAAAATTTTTGCAGTAGATTATGCCTGGGAATGTTCTAGACGAAGAAGAAGGCATACTAATAAGAGATTTAAACGTAATATAAGCGGATTAGGCGTAGCAATATCTAAGAATGAAACAAAAGTTCCATTTTTTCCATATAGCCAACCTGACTTAGATATATTCGCTCAGGTTGAAAAATTTAGAACTCGCAAAGAAATTGCAAAATGTTATAATATACCTGATGGATTTAAATATTTATTAATAACAGTTCAAAAGATGTCATTTGTTGATAAAAAGATGAAACTTTTTTGTAAGTTTTTACGAACTCTTGATGATGTATTTTTGATATGGAAAATAAAAGAAAAACACTCGAAACAAGCAAAAATGTTATCAAAATACATGAAGCAATTTGGACTGAATGAATATATTATAATTATTAGGCAACCAAAAGAAATACTAAAAAAAACGTCACAACCAGAGGGGAAAAATTTTAGAAGTTTTATATCTCCTATGTGTGATCTATCTGTGATATCTGATGTCCATATAAATTTGTCTCCACTTAGTTATACACAAGTAGAAACAATAAGAGCAGGTATTCCTACGTATTATTTTACCAAGCGAGGATTTAGTCGAGTAGATGATGTAGAAGATATAAAAAAGCATATGTGGAAGGAAGAAGCAGTAGAAAAATATTTCAGCTTCCGATTAAATAAAAGAGAATCTAATTTAAAAGTTAAAGACAACTTTTGTACAATGCAATTTCTTAAAAATATTGCTAAATCTATAGGAGATACCATACAATGATTGATAAAAATTTGTTGTTGAAGAAAATACCAGAAATAGAGCCTGTTTGGCAAGAAATGGGTTGTCGGATATATCAAAAGGTGTGGCCCGGTAGCACAAAAAGTGAAAGACTGTGGGGGTCTGTGAATGCCATCAATTCCGTGTCGAAGATCACGGATTGCAGCAATTATAATATATTAGATATAGGATGTAATTGCGGGACATTATCAGTTGTTGCATCGGAACATTTCAAGAATGCTTTTGGAACAGACAAGGATGCAAAATCTATAGAAGGAGCTAAGGAAACTGCGAAATTTTTTAACAAAGATAATTGTTTTTTCAGACCTCACAATGTTAAGGGGTATATCGAGAACGGTTATTTCGAAAAAGATAACATCGAAGCGATCATGGCCTATCAGGTATTGTACTTGTTGTCTGATAAGGAAGTGAAATATTTATTGGATAGGATGGATAACGTTAAAGTGGTTATTTTTGGAGCCAGACCAAGCAAAAATCGTAGCAAAAATAAATATGGTCTTTGGTCAGTAAAAACAATAGTTAAGCATTTGGTCAAACCGTTTTTCAGTAAGCACAAAGTTTTATATAAATATAAAAGTAGATGGCCGTTAGTGATTGGTTATAAGGAAAGTTAATATGGGCATAAGAGAAGCAAAAGAAACATTTAAAAATAAAAAACTAAAAAGAAAGATAGTTAAATTAGAAAAACTGTGGAATGATATAGGTGTTCATGAATATCATCGTTGGGGCACAAGACTTCTTAGGCCAATAGAATTGTTTGGTAAATTGAGTAAAGAAAAGCAGTTAGATAAATATAATTTATTGGATATAGGGTGTTATAATGGTGTATTGTCTGTTATGGCAGCAAAGCATTTTAATAGCGTTATTGGAATAGAAAGACATAAAGATAGAACAGCAAGCGCTAGGATAACATTAAAAGAACTCGGCAATTCAGGAAATTGTCGTTTTAAAAAGACAACTTTTAAGGCTTATGCCGAAAGGGGTTATTTCGCAAGACATGATATTAATGCGATATTGGCCACACAGGTTTTGTACCATATGTCTACCGAAGAAATTGATTTATTAAAAAAACAACTAAAAAATAGAATTAAATTTGCGATGATAGGATCAAGGCCGAACAAAAACGCTTCACAAAATAAGTACGATTTAAGAACTACTGAATCTGTGCTTGAGATATTGATAAAGCCATATTTCGATAATTGGAAAATATATTATGAAGACAAAAGGCATCCAATGATCGTCGCGGAAAAATAATAATGAAAAAACGCATTTTATGCATAGCTGATAAAGTCGGAAGAATACAATATAATCGCATGAAAATGTTTGAGAATGTGATTAATGACTTTGATATAGATGTTATAACGATTAGACGGTCATTTGATGAATCAAAGTATGATTTAATTTATTATACTAGCTATAAACATTTTGATCGTATGCCATGTAAGAAAAAATGCATTGCATCAATCACTAGTCATAAAGGTCTTCGTCCGAAATCAATCAAGAAGAGCTTTAAACTATTAAAAAAGTTTTATGGCATTTCTGTAAATAACCTACATTTGTATAAGGGATATATTGATGCATTTCCAAATATATACTATACACCGAATGGTGTGAATACTGATGTTTACTCATTTAGAGAAAAACCTAAAAATGTTGTAACTACATTTGGGTGGGTTGGAAATAAGGATAGGTCGGAAAAAAACTACAAAAAGATTCTTTTGCCACTTAAAGAAAAATTCAAAAACAATCCAAATGTTAAATTCAAGATTGTTGCCCCGTCTAAGAGTGACAAAGTTGCAAAGTTGTTGACTCGTGAACAAATGATAGAATATTATAGGTCTATTGATTTTCTTCTTGTGACAAGCACTACAGAAGGAACTCCAAATCCTGCTTTGGAAGCAATGTCATGTGGTGTACCTGTTATATCGACTATGGTTGGAAATGTAACTGAAATTATTAACGAGACTAATGGCTTTTTGATCAATACAGATGTACCCAGTTTCAAACACACTATAAAGTTAGCCAGCCGCATGACTGATAACGACTACAATATTATGAGCGTTAATATCGCTCAATCCATCAGGGATGGGTGGTCTTGGGCAGAACAAATAAAGAGTTGGAAAAAATTCTTTAGAGATTTCTTATGAAAATAGATAAATTTTTAAAAAGATATGATTTGTCTCGTAAAGAGATAAAGGAGATTGACCTGAGAGATACATATATGCAACGTACTCCCAATAGGTCTACAGATTACTTGTTGGCTATTGAGAAAAAAAGAACTCATCTTATGATCTTTTCTCCACATACAGAAATATTTTCTTTGTTACATCAGTTCGGCGAGTCTTGGATAGAAAAGGTATTTACTGATACCAGATACTATAAAATGGCTTCTGTGTTAGGCAAAAAAGACTTTCCTAAAAAACTTAAAAAGATATATTATTCCATTAGAGACGGTTATTTACAAGGTAAATATAAAGAAAAATACATAGTGGTTCTTGAAGAGCCATTCGCAAAAAGCCGCTACTTGAGAGATGTCGAGGATAACGCACCAGAGATATTTTCTGGTCACCACAGAGTCGGTGCATTATTAGCGTTGAAAAGGTATAATGTTAAAGTCGTTGTGGCTGTTGACAATAAACCGGGTAGTAAGTATTCGCATGGAAAAATACATGATGTATGTGTCGAAAGGAAGTAAAAATGAGAATATTAATAATCGTTGATAAATTCAATTGGGCATATCATGCTATCGCTAAAAATCTTGTGAAATATAATCCTAAACCAGAATGGAGATTGGATATAGAGAAGGCAAAAAAGAACAAGAAAAGAATAAAGAAAATATCTCATAAATATGATTATTTCTTTGTTATGGGCTGGCAGAATTTTCCTATAGTTAGTTTTTTACCAAAAGACAAAACACTCGTTGGAATACATTCTTTTCATTCATGGGACGAAAGAAAAACGACTCCAGAATTAAGTGCTATTCCGCCTGTAGAACTCATAGGAAACCTTAATGAATTTCTTGGCGTTAATGCCGTTTCTCAAAGGCTTACTGATTTGTTCAGAGGTTTGGGGGTGTCAAAGATTCATTATACTCCCAACGGCTCAGATATAGAATTGTTTAAGCCACCAGAAAAAAGACCTGATACTTTTTATGCTGGTTATTCTGGAACTAAAAAACACGATTGGCGTAAAGGTATTACAGAATTCATTTTACCAGCAACGAAAAAAGCTGGTGTGCCATGTAAATTAGCAATGCATCATGATAAAACGGAAATTCCATCAGAAAAAATGCCACAATTTTATCAGCAATTGGGTTGTTATGTTTGTGCCTCTTCTTCTGAGGGGTTTTCACTTAGCGTATTAGAAGCTGCCGCCTGTGGTGTTCCTGTAATCTCTACTCGTGTTGGCGGTTGTACTGAACTAATTGCAGATGGTGTGAATGGATATTTAGTTGATAGGGATGTAGATGCTATTGCTGATCGTCTAAACATATTGAAAAATGATAAAAAATTGCAGAAATCGATGTCAGATAACATGCGTTCTATTATGGTTAGAGAATATTCGTGGAAAGACAGAGTGGTTGATTGGTTTGACTTTATGGAAAAAATATTATAAATAGTGAAAATAGATAAAAATATAATTGTAATTGGTATCCCTTCGTGGAAATGGAAAAAGAAATTGTGTAGATATGCTCGTAAACATTTACATATTGTTAGATTTCCAATTAGTAAAAAATTATGCCATGAAAATTCTCGTCATTTTGAGGTATTACAGTTATTTGATAATGGGTGTATCGATTTTAGTGACACTGAATATTATAAATTTAATATAGAAAATGGCAAAAGTAAAAAAGATGTAGTATCTAAAATACAATCATTTGAAGAACTATACAAATCTATTTGTTCAAAATATAAAGAAAAAAGTCCACCGATTATTACAGACGACGGTTGCAGATTGGATGGTTCTCATAGGCTATCGATCCTTGTTCATCTCGGGGTAGAATATGCCGATTTAAATGTTGTAAGCTATGAGTATTTGTTCTCAAAAGATAAATCCATGGAGATCAGAAAGCAAGTAAAAGAATACAGAAAGCAAGTTTACGGTTTATGAATAAAAAAGAATTGCAAAAAAAAATAGAGTCTTTTGGTAATGAATGGTATTATTATTACAATTTTGATGGAATTGAAGTAAGAAAAAGATTTCAAGACAGTAAAACTGAGGGGATAAATAATTGGGAAGATAAATTGAAGCCGATTATTGCTGAGATCGCCTCTAAATTCGATAATCCATGTCTATTTGACATTGGGTGCAATATGGCTCTTTATGCTCACGAAATGACAAAGATGGGCATCGCTACATTAGCTGGGGATAAAAACATAGAGATTGCTAAATTCTTTGCTCGTTATATAAGTGAAAATACCGATGAGGAATGGAAAACTTATCTATTAGAATATGATATTATTAATGCTGAAATGGTTTATCCAGATGTCGATATCGTTACTATGTTTTGCATGATTTATCATTTGCATCCTTATGAGGAGCAATCATTTGCGAAATTATCCAGATTGTTTCCTAACCACAAATATGTTATTATGCAGGGAAATAAACCTCGTGTAAAGAGGAAGAAACGTCCACAACCTTTAGCCGGTGTGAAAGGTATGACCAAATTAATGAAGAAATATGGTTATGAAGTAATTGGCGAATATAAATGGGATGGCTATCAGAAGCCAGTTGTTGTTGGCAGGAGAATAGGTGGGTAAAAAAGATAAAACAAGAGAAGAGATTAAGTCAAAAGGCGTATCCGCTATAGGTGAAAATTGCCGTCTTCTTGGAGATATAGACAAGTATAATAGGCATCTTGTTGAAATAGGTAAGAATGTTATTTTGGGCGGCGATTCCATGATCGTATTACATGGTCCAATTCGTCCATATCGAGAAAACAATAAAGTGATTATAGAAGATTATGTTTGGATAGGACGAAGAGCATTGATTCTTTGCGGTGTAAAAATTGGTAAGGCTTCTATTATTGGGGCAATGAGTTTAGTGTGTGGTGATATACCTCCATATATTGTGGCTGCTGGTAATCCATGTAAACCAATTAGAAAGATTAAACCGTTAGAACTTTTAAGAACTTTTGCGATTAAAAAGGAGGGAACCAAACATTTGGGAGAAGGCCCACCCAATTGGTCTGTTGTGACTATGGATGACATTAAAGACCTTTTTAGTTATAAAACAAAAATGTGCTATGATATGAGATTGGATTTAGATAACATGACAGTAAATGACGTATTGACTTTTTATAATATATCTACTTAATATGGCAAGATATCAATACATTTTAGATAGACTCAATGAGATTGGATATAATGATGATCCTTTTGTGGTAGATTGTGCTTGTGGTTATGGGAAAGGTACAAAAATATTATCAGAGATAAAAGGATGTACTGTTAAAGGGTTTGATATATCTCCTAAAATTATTTCTAAATATGCTTCGTTTCAAGATATAGATGTCGCATGTGCAGATATAACATCTTTGCCTCTGAATGACAAAAGTGTAGATATTTTTGTTTGTTCTGAAACTTTGGAACACTTGACTGAAAAAGAAAGTATAAAAGCGGTTTCAGAAATATGTAGGGTATGTAAAAGCGATGCTGAAATTTGTATTACGGTTCCATTTGATAAGAGGAGTTTGAAAACAGGAAGTCATAAACAATTTATTAGTGAGAAAAAGATCAAAAAGATGTTTAATGGATACGATGTGTTACATTGCAGTTATTACAACTTGAAAAAAAGAAAGAAAACTAAAGGAGTAAAAGGTAATTTAGTTATTATATTTAGGAAAAACACATGAGTATTAGAGACATTGAAAAAGATTCAACAATTGTTATCGCTGGTTCTGGCGGCTCGATAAAGAAATATCATTGGCGCATAACTGATTTTATAGAGAAAAATAATGCTAAAGTGCTTGGGATTAATTACATGACTAACTTATGTACTCCCGATTATCATCTGTGGACAAACAAGCAACGCTATAGAGACTTGGGCGATTGTATTGATGATCGTTCGGTAATGATGTTTGGAGAAGGCATTTCAGAAGAGCTTATACGCAAACACCATCGAGGAGATTATATAACTATAGATTACATCGATCAAAAGGGGGAGAATTTTGGGTATAATGATGGTGTTATACGTGGGCATTTTAGAACGGCTGGCACTTTAGCTATTATGGTTGCACATGTAATGGGGGCGAAGAAAATACATATTGTTGGGATGGATGGGTATACTCTTTATAGTAGAAAGGAATTAGAAAAAGGTGATAAGAATCATCACTGCTACGGGAGTGGATATACAGATGACGCTAGTTGGGAAAAGTGTAAAAAGAAAGACAAAAAAGTATATAGTGCATTGCGCGGTTTACATGAATATGGAATTGATTTTGATATACTTACTCCCACTAAGTTCGAGGATTTTTATTATAAGGATATTTTGAATGATTAATCTTATTTATACTGGTTCGGCTGATGGTCTTGCTTCTCCGTGGGGGAATTACAAACAAGACATCGATTTCGTTTTGAGTTGCGATCCATTGCATAGTAAAATGTCTAAGCGCAAAAACAAATTAGCAGGTAAACATTTTCAAACAGCTATATTTGATAAAGAAGAGGTAAAAACATTTTATGTTCTTAAGAAGAAAAAATGTTCTTCATTATTTCCTCCTGATTATGAATTCATTAAAGAAAAATTCGGAGACATACCAAGGAAGTATGCAACGGTAGATAAGATTGAGATCGCTTGTTGTCGATTGGATAGTCTGATTGAACAGTCTGAATCCATTGCTGGAAAAAGTATAGATTTCGATTTTCTGTTTTCTGATGTTCAGGGGGCAGATTTTAATGTAGTTAGAAGCATGGGTGATCGTATAGGTGAATTAATTGGTTTACATTTAGAGTTATACTTGAAACCTTTTTATAAGGGAGCGGTTCTTTTTGAAGAAGCTGATAAATTTTTCAAAGAACAAGGATTCACACTAGTCAAGAATTTTAGGAAAAATCCAGATGTATTTGATAATTTTTTGTATATCCGTGAAAATACCGCAAAAAAAGATAAGTTAAATTTTATCAAAAGAGTATATAAAATATAATGGTGATTTATAATGGTAGAATATAAAGAAAAATGGAATAAGTATAAAAAGGGAAAAGTCAAATGGATTAATTCTCGTAGGGAACACCCATCTAGAGATAAGTTTGTCGATTTCGTCAAACATAATCATTCAGAAAGTAGTATTTTGGAGATAGGTGGAGGGGAGCTTATTGAGGCTTCAATGATTTCAAGCCTTTTACCAAAAGTACAATACAATGTTGTAGATATATCAGATTTTTTCCTAGAAAATTGTAAAAAAGTCAAAGGCATTAAAGCCCATAAAGGTGACATGACTGATTTGCCATTCCATAATAAAGAATTTGATTTAGTATACATGTCATCTGTATTGGAACATTCACCTGATATTATCAAAACTATTGGTGAGATATCTCGCGTAAGTCATTCGTTTTATTTTTCATTATTTAAGTGGAAGATGCAAAGCGGGAATCTGAAATCTGAATATCAAACTAAAAAGAAGTATTTTTCTACTTCTTTTAATATCGATGCATTGCTAGGATTGATCGGGGAGTATGGCGACATAAAAGAATCTGTAATTTGTTTTGAAGACGGAAGTGGTGAAGAAGATTTTCTGTCTTATAGAGAAAAGTTCGATTTAGATAATCACCGCACTTCGGATTATTTAATGATATCTGGTTTGTGGAATTCTGAATGATACAAAGAAAGGAGTAATTATGACAATTATTTTCACACACATACAAAAAACATCTGGGACTTCTGTAAACCATATATTGAAATCTCAACCTGACATTAGTATCTGGAGTAGACAAAAAACTGATTACAAACCAGATATAGTTACTGGTCATGCTCCATTTGGCATACATAGAAAGCTTGGCATCACTGATCCATCTTACTTTACTTTTTTGCGGAACCCAATAGACAGGTGGATTTCTCAATTTAATCATGGCATAATGAGACGCAGACAATATTCTTTTGCGTACAGTATATTTCGACAATTAAATGAAGATGTTAATTCTTATCTACAATGGTGTCTCGATAGAGAGTCTTCATGCAATATCATGGTAAAACAATTGGCCGGTACTGAATCACTGTCGAACACTATACAGTGGGAAGCTGGGGCAAAAATAGATAGGGACTTTGGTTACTATCAGATGTTTGGATGGGCTGGAAGACATAAAAAACATTCAGGTTTGGAGATGAAAAAAATGCTTGAGCAAGCAAAAAAGAATCTTATAGAGGAATATGATTTTGTCGGTTTTCAAAGCGTAGCGGCAGAATCACAAAAAAAACTATGTCAATTCTATGATTTAGAATTCGATGGTGAGGAAATCATGCGACGAGTCGCCAGCGAAAAGTTTCCAATTGATATGCACGACGAAAAAACAAAAAAGTTGTTAAACGAAGTCAATCGTTATGACATAGAATTGTATAAGTTTGCCATAGAAGAGATAAGGGACAAACGGTATGAATCATCCAACTGAAATTTGGAAAAATGATTTTGGTAACAAATATTTTGACAGAAACCCAGTTAGTGTTGATGCACTGAATGAATTGTACATGAAAAACTTTGGCATCAATAGAACTGATTTGAATGAAGAGATTATTGGTAGTTTAGACAGGTCTATCAAGATTCTAGAGGTCGGATGCGGAACAGGTGTACAACTAATGGCATTACAATCAATGGGTTTTCACAATCTTTATGGCGTAGAAGTTAATAGGTATGCTATAGAGTCGTCAAAAGAATATCTTAAAGATATTGATATCGTATATGGAGATGTAAAAGATATACCATTTAAAGATGGTTTTTTCGATTTAGTATTTACGTCTGGTCTATTGATCCATATACCTACTGTTGATATGTCACAATGTCTGAATGAAATTTGTAGATGTAGCAATCGTTATATTTGGGGTTATGAGTATTATGCGGATGATCATCAACATATAGATTATAGAGGACAGCATGATTTTCTTTGGAAAGGAAATTTTTTACAATTTTATCTAGATTCAGTTGAAAATCTTACCATCGCCAAGTCGAAAAAGATTGCATACGAAGACGGCGATAATACAGACATAATGTTTCTGCTTGAGAAAGGGTAATATGTTAACAAATAAAACAATTTTAATCACAGGCGGAACTGGTTCTTTTGGCACGGCGTTTGTTAAAAGGCTATTATCTAAGCATTGTCTTCATAAAATTATAATATATTCACGAGATGAATATAAACAATATGTAATGCAAAAGAAATTTGAAGAGCTTGACACGAATGAAGTATTAAGATTCTTTGTGGGAGATGTTAGGGATAAGACAAGAATGCATAGAGCATTCGAAGAAGTGGATTATGTAGTTCACGCCGCTGCTCTTAAACAAGTTCCTGCATTGGAATATAATCCTACAGAGGCTGTAAAAACGAATATCAATGGGGCGAATAACATTATAGATGTAGCAATCGACACAGGGATAAAAAAAGTTATCTCTCTATCTACCGATAAGGCGGTCAATCCTGTCAACCTATATGGAGCGACTAAGCTTGTCGCTGAAAAGCTATTCGTTGCTGCTAACGATTATGCTGGTCGTAGGGTTAAGTTCTCTTCTGTACGTTATGGTAACGTGGTAGGATCAAGAGGAAGTGTAATACCATTCTTCTTGGGACTCAAGAAAAAAGGCATTAGAGAATTCCCGGTAACAGACCCAGACATGACACGCTTTTGGATCACATTGGATCAGGCTGTGGACTTGGTTATTTTTGCGATCAATGAAAGTGACGGTGGTGAAATATTTGTTCCTAAGATTCCATCTATGAAAATGTTAGATTTAGCCAAATCAATTGATCCACATTGTTCAATAAAAGTTCTTGGAATTCGACCTGGCGAAAAGATACACGAGAAACTCATTTCAATAGACGAAGCTCGTGCTACTAAAATATATAAAGATACATATGTGGTCTTGCCGCAGTTCTTTAAAGGCGGATTGTCGTCTAAAAAATATGATGGTTTTTCATCTGTGGGACAAACTTTTGAATTCACTAGTGACAAAAATGATAATTGGCTTTCTCCGCGACAACTAAATGAAATTATAGAGAAATTAGATTATGTCTAAATACATTCCATATGGTCGTCAGACTATTGAAGACGACGATATCAAAGCCGTAGTTAAAACTCTGAAATCAGATTTTATTACTACTGGTCCACAGATCGATTTATTCGAAAAGAAAATCACTAAATTCTGTGGGGCTAAATACGGCGTAGCGGTGTCTAGTGGGACTGCCGCATTACACGCCGCTATGTATGCTATAGGTATCGGTGAAGGTGACGAAGTGATCGTCCCTTCTATGACGTTCGCAGCAACAGCCAACGCAGTAGTGTTTCAGGGGGGCACACCTGTCTTCTGCGACGTTTCAGCGGAAACTATGCTTATTGATGTGGTCGCCGCTGAAAAGCTTATTACAAAAAAAACTAAGGCCATTATAGCGGTAGATTTTGCTGGTCAACCATGCAGATATAACTTATTAAAACATTTAGCGTCTAAATATAATTTAATAATAATAGCTGATGCTTGTCATTCTATTGGAGCTATATACGACGAAGAAAAAGTTGGAAGTACATTGGCCGATATAACTCTTTTCAGTTTCCACCCGGTGAAACATATCACTACAGGTGAAGGTGGGATGCTTGTAACTGATAAAGAAGAATTCTACCAACGAGCTAAAATATTCCGCAATCATGGAATAACCACTGATTATAAACAACGAGAGGAAAATGGTTCTTGGTTCTATGAAATGGTAGATTTGGGATACAATTATCGCATTACAGATATACAATGTGCTTTGGGCATAAGTCAATTGAAAAAACTTCCATCGTGGTTAAAACGAAGAAATGAAATAGCAAAAAAATACAATGATAGCATTAGGAAAATTTTTGATATTGCACCATTGAAAGTCAGAGAAAATCTATATCACGCATATCATTTGTATGTTGTTAATTTTGAGTATGGAAAACAAAGAAATGAGAAATTTAACTTCTTGAGAGAAAAGAACATAGGTGTAAATGTCCATTATATACCAGTTCATTTACATCCATTTTATCAAAATAATTTTAACACACATGAGGGGTTGTGCCCTGTAGCAGAAATATTATATAAACATATTCTTTCGTTGCCCATATTTCCGACAATGACAGATGAGGACGTAGACTACGTAGTTGAACAATTGCGGGAATAAATCATGGAATATATATCATGGCGTGAAAATGAAATCCCCAGTATGGTTTTGGGGACTGCTCAATTGGGTTCTGATTATGGAATAGCCAACACCGATGGAATGCCATCCCCGAGATCGGCATATCAGATAGTAAAAACATCTATACAAAATGGAATTACTTGTTTCGATACTGCACAGGCTTATGGGGAGAGTGAACGAGTCTTAGGAGACGCTTTGAGCAGTTTTTTGCCATACCACGATATCAAAGTAATCTCTAAATTGTCTCCTGATTTGGACCCTCTTGATAAAGACAAAATTAGTCAGTCGATAGAGCAATCATGTCAAAACCTTAAAACAAATATATGGGGATTGATGTTACACGATGACAGGTGGCTAGAAGTGTGGGATAATGGATTGGGGAATGCGATTAACGAAGCCAAAGATAAGGGCATTGTAAAATACGTAGGAGTATCTGTGTATCAATGTGATATGGCTCAGAAAGCGATCAGACTACCATATATAGATTTCATACAAGTTCCATGCAATGCGTGGGATCAACGCGTAATAAAATCGAAGGTATTGGATTTGGCACGAAAGCACGATAAGCTGTGTTTCGTTCGTAGCATTTATTTGCAGGGTTTACTATTGCTGTCTCAAGAGGACGTTCGTAACAAGGTTTCGATAGCCTCAGACGCAGCAAGACAGTGGGATATGTTGGTTAAAAAAATAGGTGTTAGTAAAAAAGAACTGTGTTTTTCTTTTGCATTATCATTGGGTTGTCCCATAGTTGTAGGTGTAGAAACTGAAGAACAGCTTGAAGACAATATTAAGATGTGTAAAGCCGATAAGTTAAGTAAGGGAATGATAGAATACATACGACACGAGATGTATCCTTGGCTTAGTTGCCATGTCTGGAATCCTAAATTTTGGAATAAAACATGAAAAAACAAAATATTTTAGCTGTTATCAGGGCACGTATGGGATCGACTCGTTTGCCGAAAAAAATGTTATTAGAGATTATAGACGGCAAATCTTCATTAGAGTTGATGGTCGAAAGAGTGATGAGTTGCAAGTCAATTGGCAAGGTTGTTGTGGCGACGACAACTAATCGTGAAGACAAGGCAATTGTAGATTTATGTAAGAAAATAGGTGTTAATTCTTTTCGTGGAAGTGAAGAAGACGTACTTGATCGTTGCTTCCAAGCAACCTTGGAAAACACACCAGCAGACGCAGTTGTAATTTTAACTGGCGATTGTACTTTGTTTGACCACAAAGTAGCTGACAGAGTTATACAATATTTCTTAGACAATGAGGGTTTGGATTACGTTGCGAACAATAATATCCCAACAACATACCCGGATGGTATGGACGTAGAAATTTGTTCGTATCATACATTGCAAACCATATGGATGTCAGCAGAAACAGATGCAGAGAAAGAACATATTACTTTTTATTTGCAACAAAATAAAGATGACTTTAAAACTAAAAATTTAGAATACAAAGAAGACTTATCTGACAAAGGCTGGTGTTTAGATACTAAAGAAGATTTGGAATTTATTAGGCGGATATATAAAGAACTGTATCACGATAATCTTGACTTCGGCATGAAAGAGATTTTGGATTTGTTGGATAGAAAACCTGAAATTGAGAAGATCAATGGTGGAATGCCTCGTAATGAATGGAGAGACAAATCCATTGAAGAAGATAAGGACTGGTTATAATGGGAAAATCTCAAAAACTTTATCAAAAGGCCAAGAAAATAATACCAGGCGGAACACAATTGCTTACTAAGCGGCCAGAAATGCTCTTGCCAGATTTGTGGCCCGCATATTACAAAAAGGCAAAAGGGTGTGAAGTCTGGGATTTAGACAATAATCATTATTATGACATGAGTTATATGGGGATCGGTTCGTGTATTTTAGGGTATGCAAATGACGTTGTAGATAAAGCCGTTAAGAATGCTATTCGTAATGGTTCCATGTGTACACTTAATTGCCCAGAAGAAGTTAAGTTGGCTGAAAAATTGTGTGACATTCATCCTTGGGCATCAAAAGTAAGATATGCACGTACAGGTGGAGAAGCGATGTCTATCGCGGTTAGAATCGCAAGAGCATATACAGACAAAGACATTATACTTTTTTGCGGGTATCACGGGTGGCATGATTGGTATTTGTCGGCTACATTATCTGGTAATTCATCATTAGATTGGCATCTTTTGCCTGATTTGGAACCTAGAGGAATACCAGAATCTCTGATGAAAACGGCAATACCATTTAAATACAATGATATGCAATCTTTTTTGGATTCATACAAAAAGTATAAAGGCAGAATAGCAGCAGTTGTAATGGAACCGATGAGGGCAAGTTTTCCAAAAGATAATTTTTTAATTGGCATTAGAGAAGTTACTCAACGAGACAATATAGTTTTAGTGTTTGATGAAATAACTTCTGGTTGGCGAAGTTCCATTGGTGGCATTCATAAAAAACTCAATGTTTGCCCTGATATTGCTGTCTTTGCTAAGGCTATGAGTAATGGGTATCCAATGGCTGCTATCATTGGGAATAAGGTTATGAATGCGGCTCAAGATACTTTTATCAGTAGTACATATTGGACTGAGAGAATTGGTCCTGTTGCGGCATTAGCTACCATAGGTTTGCTTGAGGAGTACGAAAAAAAAGGTATTGCAGGAAAACCTGGAGCGGTTGGTCGAGTAATTATGAGGGGTTGGCAACAAGCTGCTGAAAAGTACAATATTGCCATTAAGATTGACGGCATCGGTCCTTTGTGTCATTTTAGTTTTGATGATTTGCACATGATTCGCAAAACATTATTTACACAATGCTTATTGGAAGATGGATTCTTGGCTACTACTGCTTTTTATGGATCATATGGTCACAGCATGGGTATAGCACAAAAATATTTAGACTCTGTTGATAAGGCTTTCAAAGTTATTAAAGAAACGGATGATCCTTTGAAGTTATTAAAAGGGCCGGTATGTCACGACGGTTTAAGGAGATTAACTTAAAATAATGATACGCAAAATAGCAATTTTAACAGAGGGCGGCTCAGACAAAGGCTTTGGACATATAACTAGATGTTTGGCTCTATCTCAATATAAAGACTTTATGCCATTAATACTAATCCGTGGCGACAAGAATAACAATATGTGGTCGTTTATACAACACAATCCATGTATTTTCATGGACTGGATAAATGACCCTAAAGTAGAATTGATATTAAATACAGTAGATAAATTCGATGCTATTTTTATAGATTCTTATTTCACCACACCTGATTTTTATGAGAGGATAAAACACAAGGCAAAAGTTTTGGTTTGTCTTGATGACACAGAGCGTATTGAATATCCTGATAACACAGTGATATGGAATGGTGGCATTTCTGCAAAAGAGATGTATTATCCAAGAAGCAATAAAAAGAAATACTTGTTGGGAAGTGATTTCGCTCCTATGAGAAAAGATTTTTGGGAAGTTCCTCCATTTATAGTAAAAGATGAAATAAGAAACGTATTGATCACTTGTGGAGGGATGAGTCATTTTTACTTTATATCTCAATTGGTAGAGAGGTTGAAAAAAACTTTTCCAGATTTAAACTGTCATGTTGTTATCCCAGCGAGTGATAAAGATTTATATGATAATGTAGACGAACTAGATGACGTAACTTTGTATTGCGAATTGACCGCTAAAGACATCAAGAAGTTAATGTATGATAGCGATGTGTGTATTTCTGGTGGTGGTCAAACGTTGTATGAATTGGCCAGAGTGGGTATTCCCACTATCGGTATCTGTTTGGCGGATAATCAGATTCCCAACTTGAAAGGCTGGACGAAATGCGGTTTCTTAGAGTACGCTGGTCGTTATGTGGATGCTAAAATATTAGAACAGATAGAATCAGCAATGAAGAATTTGGTCGCCCCAGCGACGAGACAAGAGAGAATGGAAATCGCTAGAGAGATCATAGACGGAAGAGGAATTCAGCGTGTAGGAGAGAGAGTTGTGGAGATAATGGATGGATAACAATAGAATGCTTTTTGTCACGATTAAAGATTGGAATATTCGTGAATTTAATTATTTTAAAGCTGATCATCATGAATTTGAATGTCAAATCATTTCTGATCCCAAAGAGTTTACTTTGAAAGCTGTAGAAGATTTTGATCCTCGTTACATATTTGTCCCCCATTGGTCATGGATGATACCAGAAGAGATATGGAGCAAATATGAATGTGTGGTTTTCCACGCAACAGATTTGCCATTTGGACGAGGGGGAAGTCCCATACAAAATTTAATTTCCAGGGGAATCAAAGAAACGAAAATTTCTGCATTGAGAGTGGACGACGGAATTGATACTGGTCCGATTTATATGAAACGCGATTTAAAATTAGATGGTTCTGCAAAAGATATTTTTCATAATGCGGCTCATAAAATTTTCAGATATATGATACCTGCTATTATCGAACAACAGATGGAACCTATTCCGCAGAAAGGTATTGTATTTAATTTCAACCGCCGGACTCCGGAGCAAGGTTCGATAAAGGATTTGACTGATATTTCACAAGTATATGACTATATCAGAATGCTTGATGCTGAAGGGTATCCCAACGCTTTTTTGGAGACAGATAATTTTGTTATAGAGTTTTCTTGCGCCCACAAAATTCAACAAAAAATCTTTGCGAATGTTACCATCAAAAAGAAGGAGAATAAGTCATGAAGAAAAAGAAAATTTTAGTTGTTGCCGCTCATCCTGATGATGAAGTTTTAGGTTGCGGCGGGACTATGGCGAAGTTTGCAAATCAAGGTCATGAGGTACGGATATTGCTATTAGGCAGTGGTAGAGCAGACCCATCTTCGCCCCAAGAGAGGCAGAAGATACTCAGACAAAGTGATTCGGCCAATTTTACATTGTTAGGGTTTAGGGAAAGAGTCGCTATGTATCAATTTCCAGATAATGCATTTGATTCAGTTAAGTTATTAGATATTGTGCATGTCATTGAAAAACAAAAAGAATTGTTTCAACCAGACAGTATCTTTACACACTCTATACATGATTTGAATATTGATCATAGAATTACCTATCAAGCTGTTATTACTGCCACAAGACCGATGAAGGGTGAATGCGTTAGGGATATTTTTTCATTTGAAGTTCTTTCTTCTACAGAGTGGAATTATCCTACTCGATTTAGCCCAAATTTTTTTATGGATATTTCTGAGACAATAAATACTAAATTACAAGCAATCCAATGTTATAAAGGAGAATTGAAAAAGTTTCCACATCCACGCTCATTAAAAGGGATTCGTTTGAATAGTGAATACTGGGGAATGAAGGTCGGATATGAAAACGCAGAGGCGTTTGAATTAATAAGGGCATTTTAGAATGAAAGTTTTATTTTTAACCAACAATAAAAACACCGCACCACTTGTGAAATTTCTTAGAAAAAAAGCCGAAGAAGAAGTCGTTGTGTGTGCAAATCCAGTTAGTGGAGGAACACTTGAGGATATATCTCCTGATATAGTAATAAGTTATAACTATAAACATATTATTAGGCAGGAGGCAATCGATGCTATGTCTGGTCGAATAATTAATTTGCACATATCTTATTTGCCCATGAATCGTGGTTACGATCCCAATTTTTGGAGTTTCATGAACAATACCAAAAAAGGTTTTACGGTGCATCTTGTTGACGCGGGAATTAACACTGGCGATGTGTTAATGCAACACGATTTAAGATTCAATGAAAAAGAAGAAACGTTGATGACCTCTTATAAGCAATTACATAAAGCAATGCTTAAGTCATTCGCTTTCAATTGGAAACGTATTAGAGGTTTCGATTTAATAGCACTTCCACAGCGTGGTCCTTCTAGTCTCCATTACAACACAGCATTGTTAAAAGTGAAAGAACATTTTGGCAATGAGTTATGGACAACGCCAATTTCGGAATTGAAGAAACAGATTATTGAGTTAAAACTTTTGGAGAGTTAAAATGTTTAAAGAAATGGAAGACGTATTTACAATAGCTGAGATATCCTGTAATCATGGTGGAGATTTTACTGCCGCTGTTAATCTTATACGTCGTGCGGCAGAATCAGGTGCTAGTGCTGTTAAGTTTCAAGCATATACACCGAAAACGATGACTATAAATTGTACCAATAGACATTTTATGATTCAACATCCTGAGTGGGGTGGGCAAACATTATATGAATTATATCAAAAAGCCCGCACACCGTGGGATTGGTTTCCTGCTTTAAAAAAAGAGGCAGAATCAAAAGGTTTGATTTTTCTCTGTACGTCTTTTGACACAACCAGTGTAGACATGTTAGAAGAACTAGGGGTTTGTGCCCATAAGATTGCTTCTTTTGAGTTGATTGATAATGAATTGATTATACACGCAGCGGTAACAGGAAAACCATTGATTTTATCAACAGGCATGGCAACTCTTTCTGAAATAGATTTTGCGGTGAGAACGGCCCGAGCGGCTGGTACAACTGATTTATTATTGCTTAGATGTGTTTCTAGTTATCCAGCAAAACCACAAGATATGGATTTGAATACTCTAATGGATATGAAAAAACAATATGGATGTCCTGTAGGAGTATCTGATCACACTCTAGGCAATGAAGTGGCAATTGCATCTGTGGCATTGGGCGGCATTGTAGTAGAAAAACATTTTATTAATTCAAGGGAATTTAAGTCATATGATAATTTTTTCTCAACTGAACCTTCTGAGTTCGCCGATATGGTGAATAGTGTTAAAATTACGAAGGAAGCTATTGGAGAAGTGAGGTACGGTCCTACAGAAGAAGAAAAAAAGAATAGGATTTTTCGCCGATCACTCTTTGTAGTTAAGAATGTGAAAAAAGGTGATAAATTTACTAGAGAAAATGTTAGATCGATTAGACCATCTGGCGGTTTGGCTCCTGTGTTTTTGAATTCTGTAGATATTTTAGGTTCAAAAGCCACGATGGATATTCAGCGAGGCACTCCTTTGGATTGGGATATGATTGACAATTAATTACAAGGATACAATATGCAAAAATTATTTACACAAAAGATGGCAGATTTAGAAAAGAAATCAGATAGATATAAGAAAAAGACCAAAAAAAGGTCTATACATACTCGCCTTAAAAAAGGGGCAAATAAAGATCATCCAGATGGCGATACAGTTTTATTTTGGAGGGGAAAAGGAAGCAGTGAAAGCCCATTAGAATGTGAAGTAAATTTTGCTAGATTTTTAGAGTCAAAAGGTTTGAGAAGCGAATTCGTTTTTTGTGACGGTGTTTTGTCTGGTTGTATCAACATGAATGTATTTACAGACAAAAAACAACTTACGGATGAAAACAAAAACATACCATTTGAATCATGGCAAGATCATTGTGCTGCTTGTTATGGGACTGGTAAAACTTTGCTTAAAGCGAGTGGTATGCCATACCATCAAATGAGTAAATGGATTTCGGATGAAGAAGAAGCACAAATCCGTGATCTGGCGGATTCAATCTGTTTGACAGAGATGGAAGATTTCAACGTCGATGGAGTTCCTGTCGGAGACATAGCGTTGACAGGCGTATTAAGATATTTTCGTTCACAACATACTGGTCGTAATTTAGATACTGATGATGTCGATCCTTATCTCGAAAAAGCAATGAGAGAATATTTTTATAGTGCCTTGATAGGTAATATCGCTGCAAAGAAAGCAATTCAAGAAATAAAACCAAAATATATATTCTTGATTCGTGGCACTTATCCGCTATTCGGACCAGTAGTTTATCATGGTGTTAAGAATGATATCCCTGTAATGGTATGGACTTACGCTTACAGTCCAGAAACGGTTTTTGTGAGAATGCATACTCCTGATGATGCCTTTATGCAATGTCAATCTCCGCAAAAAAAACATTGGGACATGATAAAACAAAAAGAGTTGACAAAAAAAGAACAAACCCATCTAAATGCTTTTATGACAAATAGAATCAACAAATTAAGTAAAAGTCCGTGGTTTTATGATAGCGATGCATCGTTCGGAAAAGATTTTGCCTCGCCAAACTCGATAAGAAAAGAATTGAATATCCCAAATGATAAAAAAGTATGGATGATAGGCGCTCAAACAAATTGGGATTGGGATAGTTTTCTAGAAGAAGTAGCCATATTTCGTGACCCAGTGCAATGGCTTATTAAAACATTTGAAATAGTGATAAAGAATAAAGATGTTTTTTGGATTTTCAGACCTCACCCGGCAGAGATACCAACAAATACTGCGAGATTAAGTAAAGATATTGTCGCTGACATTATAGGTGAGTTGCCTGATAATGTTAAAATACTTACCTCTGAAAATAGCGATTTAAATACTTATTCTCTCTTCCCTCTGATCGACGGAGCGGTTACGATGTGTAGCACCGTTGGCCTTGAATTGTCTTTGTATGGAAAGCCGGTTGTTATCGGTGGTGACGCGTTCTATGGTCATAGGGGATTTACATACAACCCAGAAACGTTGAAAGAATATGAAGAGACTTTAATGAACGTTCAAAATATAGAACTTCTTTCTACAGAACAAATAAAATTGGCAGAACGTTATGTGTATGATTTTTGGCTATGTAGACAAATTCCGTTCAGAAAGAAGAAAAATAATAGATTTATCAAAAACAATCCAATCTTCGAAAATATTTATCAAGGAATGGTAAATTCAGAACAAATAAGATATGATCCTCCTTTTGATGACGTAGATAATCCTGATAAATACGATTGGAAAAATAGGTTAGAGAACATGTGGAGATAGTAATGGATAATAAAGATTTTTGGGAACAACAAGCCAAGAAACACAAAGATAATGTTTGTGCTGTAAACTTTGATTCAATGGAAGAGGATTTAGAATTTTTCTTTTTAGATCAGTTGGTGAGTGACGGGATCAAAGTGTGTGATATCGGTTGTGGAAACGGAAGAACTATTCTGGAGTTAGCTAGAAAGAAGAAAAATACATTTTTTTATGGTGTCGATTTTTCCCCGAATATGATAGAAATTGCTAATCAACAGAAAGAAAAATTCAATCTTAAAAATGTAAATTTCCAAGTCGCAGATGCAATCTCAAAAGACATCTTGAACATAGTGCCTCAAGTAGATGTCGTTTTGTCAAAAAGATTACTTATTAATATAGAAGACGAAAATAGGCACAAAGCTATTGAAAATATATATTCACTATTAGTTGACAAAGGTGAGTATATAATGGTAGAATGTTTTTTAGAGCCGTTGAATCGTATCAATGAAATTAGGAAACAACTTAAATTGTCAGAGATAAAGACAAAAACATTTAATCAATATTTGGAATCTGATTTTTTACAACTGGAACAAATGAAAAAAAGGTTTACTATTAAAAGAACATTAGATTTTGAAAGTTCTTATTATTATATGTCTAGAATCTATAATGCATATTTATCAGATGGAGAACCAGATTATTTTTCTACCATAAATCAATTATCAGTTCATTTAACTAAAAAGGGTTTTACGATAGTGGATGGATATGGCCCAGAGCAAATAATTATACTGGAGAAGAAGTAGAATGGATATAAGAAAAGACGATCCCTTCTTTTTGGGAGGATGGATTCAGATTGGTCATCCAGCATGTGCTGAAATTCTTGCTGATGCTGGTTTGAATTGGGTTTGTGTCGATTTAGAACATGGTGTAATTAATCTAGAAACTATGACTAATATCTTTAGAGCGGCAGAGGCTAACTTCGCTTATCCTGTGGCGAGAATTCCTGAGAATAATACTGTATGGATTCATAGAGTATTAGACGCTGGTGCTAAAGGAATTATTATTCCAATGGTAAAAACTGCACGAGAAGCAGAGTCAGCAGTGAGAGAATGTCAATTTCCGCCATTGGGAAAAAGAAGTTTTGGTTATAGTAGAGCGAATCAATACGGACGAACATTTAAAGACTATGTTGAATGTGCCAATAAAGAGATATCTGTCATCATCCAAATAGAACATATAGACGCTATCAATAACCTTGGTGAGATTTTACAGGTTCCAGGAATTGAGGCGACTTTTATAGGACCATACGATTTGAGCGGTTCTCTTGGTCGTCCTGGCGATTTTAAAAATAGAGAATTTGATGAGTCCATGAGAAGGTATCTAAAGTTATCAGAATATTATAAAGTTCCAACTGGGTTGCACATAGTTCACCCAAATAAGGAAAGTGTTGCCAAGGCTGTTGAAGATGGATATCATTTGATCGCAGTTGGGACAGATGCGATGATGTTGAGTGAGAAGGCGAATGAAGCTGTTGACTTGTTTGAAGACTGTATAAACTAAAGGAGAGAAAGATGGATTTTATAGGAATTATTCCAGCGAGATATGCTTCATCTCGTTTCCCAGGCAAGCCGCTGTGCGACATCTTGGGGAAACCGATGATTTGGCATGTTTACCAATCAGCAATGAAATGGCACAAGTGGAAGAAGGTATATGTCGCAACAGACAGCGATATCATCAAAGAAATATGTGATAAATTGTCTATTCCATGCATCATGACACGCGATGATCATAAAGATTGCTTGGACAGAGCAGCAGAAGTGGTGGAAATTTTAGAAGAACAGGGCGATGGAGCAGATCGTTATGTAGTTATTCAGGGGGATGAGCCACTCTTTAACGTAGATACTTTGGACGTTGATTTGTCACCACCTATTACTAATTTCTATACTGAAGTTCATGACCAAGATGAACTGTATGACGCAAATGCGGTTAAAGTTGTTGTGTCCAAGAGGCAAAGGGCAATATACTTTTCTCGTTATACAATCCCATATCACGATGGTAAGACGAAACGATCTAATGATCCTTTAGTAGTGGCGAAACAGATAGGAACGTATGTATTTTCCGGTGAAATGCTGAAACTATATAGGTATATGTCTTCTTCTTATCTAGAAGATATGGAGGGAATTGGGTTACTGCGATTATTAGAGAATGACATAGATATCGCAATGCGTTATACTCCACACGATAGTATAAGTGTAGATACGCCCCGTGACCAGCAAAGAATCATCAAAATGATTCAAGAGCAACATCCGATTAAAGAAATAAGAACGCCATGAAAAAAATCTTTGTAGCTACATATCCGTTTGGAAGCTGTGACCCACTACCAAGGAATCTTATAGAAGAGATGCCAGATTGGGAAGTGTCATACAATTCTCTTGGCAGACGATTGAAAGCTGGCGAAGTAGGAGAACTTATTAAAGATGTTCATGGGGTTATCGCTGGCACTGAACCATATAGTGAAGAAGAATTGTCTAAGGCTAAGAACCTTGAAGTTATTTCTAGAGTTGGTGTTGGGTTAGACAGTATCGATTTTAAGGCGTGTGCAAAACGCAATATAAAAGTGGCTTATACCCCTGAAGCACCGGCAGAAGGTGTAGCAGACTTGACCGTTGCTCAGATCATTAATTTGTTACGTGGTATATTGAAATCTCACCGTTCCATGGAAAAAGGATTGTGGGAACGCATTATGGGGAGATTGGTTAACGAAGTTAAGATAGGAGTATTAGGAGTTGGCCGCATCGGTGGCAGAGTGATAAAGAGGCTAAATGCTTTTGGGGCAGACATTTATGCAAACGATTTAGAACCTAATATAGAATTCGGAAAGCAATATAATGTTAAATGGGTTGATAAAGATACATTGTTTAAGACTTGTGACGTAGTGACAATACACATACCGATGAATGACGATAATTTTCATTTCGTAGGTCTTGAAGAAATGACAAGCATGAAAGAGGGTGCTTTTCTGATTAATACTTCTCGCGGTCCTATCGTGGACGAGAAAGCCTTAGAATCGATTGTATTGAATAAACATCTAGGCGGTGTAGCATTGGATGTATTTGAAAAAGAACCGTATGAGGGGCCACTGACCAAATGTGACAATGTTATTTTGACCGCTCATATTGCTGCTTCTGCACAACGATCAAGATATCTTATGGAACTTGGGGCAGCAAAGAATTGTATTAATGTCTTGACGGGGTTACTTCCAAGTGATCCGATACCGGAGGAATATTGGAAATGATTATATTTACGCATATACCGAAAACTGCTGGCACATCAATCAATAGAACTATATTGAGAACACAATTGTCTCCGATAGAAAGAGATTTTGAGGTCAAAAAAGGTAGAACATTCGAAGACTATTTATTCGGTAATAAGAAGTTCAAGAATGTGCCTAAGTATATAGCAGGACACTTCCCTTATGGTATACATAAGTGTTTTGATACAACAGATTATTCTTACTTTACTTTTCTAAGAGAACCAGTTTCTAGGTGGATTTCTCATTTTAGATATTCATTGAGTTGTGATGATGACCAGATAAAAAGGTTATATAATGAAGAAAAAGATTTTGAGCGTTTCTTAGATAGGTGTTTAGAGGAAGAGATGGTTTGCAATGTTATGACAAAGCAACTGTCAGGTCTTGAAAAGCCTTCTGATTTGATTTTGAGAAAGAAACACATCAAACAGGGTTCTTATTATGTTCCTGCTGCGTGTGCTGGTAAGAGGAAATATACTGTTAATGAAATGCAAGAGATGTTAAAGCGAGCTAGAACTAATTTGGGACTGAATTATGATTTTATTGGTTTACAAGAAAATTACCATGAAGATGTTATACGTTTTTGCGAATACTATAAACTAAAAGCCCCAGCAGAGAACAAGAGATTTAGAGTAGGCAAAAAAGACGATGGATTAGGAGAGATTCTCACTAAAGAAAAGGTAAGAGATAAAATTGTTGAATTGAATAGATATGATATTCAACTCTATGACTATGCCAGGGAACATTTTTATGGACAGTATTAAGACGGGCAAACTTCTATCTAAACAAAATAAAGATGGCGTTTTTCAAAGATATGATATTATAGCCAAATATTTATTCGTGAAAGAATTTTACGATAGTGGCAAGGATGCTAGTTTCGATTTCCCACTCTATAACAGAATGGCAGAGGCCAATGGAAGAAAAGGGAAGTTCAAATCATTTTTAAAATTAATCAAATCTTTTGAAAAGCACGGATTCAAAGAAGAGTTCCCATTCATTATCAAGGATAATCTGTATATGTGTGGAGGGAGCCATCGGATGGCTTGCTGTCTGTGGTTTGATATAAAAAGAGTTCCAATTAAGTTTCACGATAATCCAAAAAAGAAATCTCTTTTCAATGAGAAGTGGATGGCTAAACATGGCTTTGAAGAGGTATTACCTTCTTTGAAAAAAGAGAGAAAAAGAATATTCGAGTATTATGGATACAATTAATGTCAAAAAATTATTATCTAAGCAGTTCAAGAAAAACAACTTTTGTAGATATGATATCGTTTTAAGATATTTGTTTATAGAGGGATTTCTTGATTCTGATAAATCTCTTGATTTTGATTATGAACCATATAATCTTATGTTAATTGGTCGCGGAAGAAAATATAATCCTCGTGATTTTATGGAAATGATCAAATCGTTTGAAAAATATGGTTTTAATAAAGAATTTCCGATTGTATTAGATAGTAAGAAGATTATGCGGAATGGCGCTCATAGAGTTGCCTGCTGCCTATGGTTTAATATCAACGAAATACCTTTTAGAATCAATGAGAGAAAAGAAGGCAGACTTGTTTTTAGCACTAAATGGATGTCTAAGCATGGGCTAGAAGATCAATTGCCAATATTAGAGAAAGCTAAATCGAGATTATTCAAAAAGATAGGATTGTAAAATGGTAGATTTTTTATTCAAATTCCCAACACGATCTAGAAAGCGTAAATTCTTTACTGTATTAGATAGATATTATGAATATATGTCTGGGGAATATTCATTCAGATTCATTGTAACAATGGACAACGATGATAAAGCCATGAGAATCGGTAGCACTCGCAATAGGCTTGATGAATACAAACATCTTGATTATTACTATGGTCCCAATAAAACAAAAATACAAGCAATTAATGCCAATATGGATCAAGCACCAGATTTCAAGATATTGTTTTTAGTATCTGATGACATGGTTCCACAGGTTAGGGATTTTGATCGTTTGATTATGAAACATATGAAAAAGCATTTTCCTGATTTCTTTGGAGCATTGCATTATAATGATGGTAGAGTTGGAAAACAAGTAAACACTCTAAGTATAATGGGTAAACCACTTTATGATTATTTTGGATATATTTATCATCCTGATTATAAGAGTTTATGGTGTGATAATGAATTTCATGATGTAACAAAGCAAATGGGAAAAACTCAATACATAGACAAGATTATTGTTAAGCATGAATGGCCGGGGGCTAATGGCGATCCTCTTTATAGGCGCAATGAAAATCTATACACCAGAGACAAGAAGGTGTATGAAAAACGTGCGAATTTAGGATTTCCACAGGAGTCTATTGGATGAAAGCGATAGATACTAGAGGCAATTTCGATGAATTTTTTAGTGACAAAACACGTAAAATTTCTAAACAGGATTTGCATGATAGGTGTAAAATAAAAGATGGTGCTAACGCCTGCCGCTATATTGTTTTATGCAGTGAAGGATTTATTTGCGGAAAAAGAACCCCGATGAAAGATACGTTTGATGGATTGGTGTTGGACAAACAGATGATAGCAAAAGGAAATAATTGTGACGGTTTGGGTAATGCTATAGGAGTAGTCCAATGCCAAGAAAAAAAGGCAGAAAAAAGAAAGAAAAAAAGGTCAAGTCCTCCAGAGGACGAAAAAAACACTACCTAATATCACATTTCAGTGATATATATAAGAAAATAAATCAAGTACAGGTCGATAAAGAGCTAATTTATATCTTTTTTACTGATGAAAGTTTATCTCGTACTGCTGAAAATGTATTAAAAGATTCAGGTGTCGAATTCGAGATAATAGAGAGACAAGTCCCAAGAAAAATCATTTTTAAATTGATACCTAATATTGAGGAAAATGTTATGGACGATATCGATCCCGAAGTCTTTGATGATGAAATAGTTGAAGAAGGATTTCTTTTTTAAAAATATTAGTCAATTAAAAGGATTTTTTATCATTCTGTTGTACAATATAATAGCAAGATGAGAAATATAGATAAATTAATTTCGGAAGATTATCAAAAAGGTTTGACATATAAACGTTTGCGTGAAAAATACAATTGTTCAGACAAATTGATATCTAAATCACTGACTGCTACTGGTACAAAGAAAAATAGAAAAAATAAAAAAATACAGGGTTCTAGATTCTCGTTAAAAGATCAAAATAAAATCTGTTCTATGTATGTTGATGGAGAAAATTGCAGAGAGATATCAGAGAAATATCAATGCTCAAAAACTAGAATATTAAGAGTTCTTAATATAAATCACATTCAGAGAAGAACTATATCACAGTCAAAAAGAAAATATTCTTTATATGAAAATGCGTTTAAAGAACCTTCTGATGATTGTCTATATTGGGTTGGTTTTATTATGGCGGATGGTAATATCTATAAACAAGGAAAAGTTCGTACAATGCAAATAGCATTAAATAAAAAAGATTTTTTGCATTTAGATAAATTAAAAAAGTTTTTAGAATCGAATAAACCCATCTATAATAAAGTGTCCAAAAGACAATACACAGATAGATATAAAATATCAAAAATTTTAACAACTTATGAATGTATGTTCGCAGTACAATCTAAAATTATTTTTGACGATTTAATGAAATATGGAATTGTAGAAAGAAAAAGTAAAGTTGCTGAATTTAAAAAAGAATATATTTTTAATAAAAATCTGTGGAGAGGATTGATAGACGGTGATGGAAGTCTTTATTTTAAAGATAAAAAATACATAGTTTTAAGTTTGTGTGGTTCTGTGTATATAATGAAACAGTTTGTTCTTTTTTTAAAAAAAGAATTTAATATTAGTGCTAAAATTTCAAAAAATAAAAGCATCTATAGAGTAAGAATATTCGGCAAGAATGCAAAAACAGTGATAAAGGAACTATACGAAAACTCTAAATACTTTTTAGATAGAAAAATGGAACTTGCTAAATCTTGTTTTTAATGGAAATAATTATGAATTTTGAAAAAGAATTAGAAGAAAAAATAAAAAATCCAGATTTTTCTGCGATCAGTGGTTCTCGTTTATATGGAACAAACAGGAAGGACTCAGATACTGATATAAGAGGGTTTTTTATTCGTCCACTTGAGGCTCTAATTGGTACTAGAAAATTTGAACAGTATCAACATCCAAAAGATGATACTAAATTTTATAGTCTTTTAAGATTTATTCAATTAGCATGTGCTGGCGATCCTTCAACTATAGAACTATTTTTCATTCCAGAAGAACATATCATCCATAAAACCGATCTTGGTAAATTAATCATGGACAATAGGGATTTGTTCATCAGCAACAGAATCTACCGTAGAGTTATGGGATATGGTTATTCAGAGTGGAGAAAAGCATTCGCTCAAAAACTCGTTATCGGCAAGAGAAGCAAGGATGAGGATGATATCATCTCTTGGATCAGAGATAACAAGGATTGGGACAAAGAGCGTATGGATACTTTTGTTGATTGGATGAACGAAGGTAAGCCTACTAAGCTTGTTTCCACCACTCGTAAACTTGGTGCGAAAAGAAAGAAAGAATTCGAATTGTACGGTTTCGGAGTTTCTTCTGCTGCTCATTCTCTGCGCCTAATCGGAGAAATGATCGAACTTCTTTCAACTGGAACTATCACTTTCCCAAGACCAAATGCGGATTGGTTGAGAGACATCAGACAAGGTAAAGTTTCAAAAGAAGAGGTAATCAAAGTGCATGAAGACTTGTTGGTGACAGCAGAAGATGTTAGAGATAATTCTGTTCTTCAAGAAAAACCTCAAGCGAAAAAAATCTACGACCTCTATAATGGGATCGTGAAGGATGTTCTTGAAAAGAGATTTACGAAAGAGCATGCGAGAAAAGAAGCACAAATGGTATGATCGAGGAGATTAATAATGAAGCATGAATTTATTATTGTACAAAAAGATGAGGATGGTGTTTTTGTGTATGGATGTACCCGTTCGGGGTTGACAGGACTTCTTGAAGATAAGAAAGATTATTATGTTGTGACAAAAGATGAATTGGCCAACGAATGCAGCCTGATTGATGGCGATTACGGTAATAAGGTTTTAGTGGTTATTAAACACGGTATAATTGTTAAATATGATGCATTTGATCAAATTCAACAAGGAGAATAATATGGAATTTTATTATATTATCGATTCTAGAAAAGGACATCCTGCTATACATTGCCATCCGCCATTAGAAATTGAAGACGAGTTGAACAAAATGACCGATGAGGATTTGGATGATATTACAATTATTAAAGGTGTAGAAATTGAAGCTATACGTAAAATTACACTTAAAGAAGTCGAATAATTAAAAGGAGAACCCCATGAGAGAAGATGTAGAACAATTTGTCGCAAAAATCTGTCGTGAATGGAAAGATACAGACCAAGATAAAGTCGGTGGTTACGGCGTTGCATGTATGCAAGCATACATTAACGGTGTTAAGCCTACTGTGCCTGATTTGGCTAAGTTTCTTGAAGTCAAAGAAGATGAAATACGATTGCCTTTCCAACGTTTGCTTCAAAGCGGCATGTTTTCAAAAGCCTTTAATGCTCGTGGGGATAAGGCTTTAAATCTCAAACTGAAAAATAAAGAGAACGATTCGAGCAAGATTTTGTGTGCATGGGGGTACGTCGCTGGAATCGCCGCTAACTTGGTAGTTAGAAATTACAGTAATACAGATATAAAATCATAGAAAGATTAGGTATGAAAAAAATATCCGAAGACGAAAAAAAAGAAATCAAGTTTTGGATTGAAAATTCAAATGGAACTAATCAATTTGTGGCAAGATGTTTGGTCGTGGACGCTTTTTTAAAGCTAAATCAAGAGTCACCTGATGTAAAAGGTTGCATGGCGAGATTGGCACAGGTGCTTCCAATCGGAGGCAGTCAGTTTATCAGCCATCCTTCTTTCATGCAGGAATGGGGGATAGAAGAATAAATGGCTAAATATCTAGCAATATTCGAGAAGGTTTTTATGCTTTGATATAGAATATCTATGATATGTATAATTATGGAGACTCTATATATGATCAAAGAAGATACAAAGAATAAAAAAATAAGAGATTTAATAACAAGAATTTGTGACGAATGTGGTAGCGAGGAAAAGAAAACATTGGGAGAGACAATTTATTCTCGAAGTTATAAAAAGTATAAAAAACATCTTTGTAAAAAATGTGCTTATATTTATAGGGTTGATAATCAAAAAAAAGGAAAAGAATCGCCATTTTGGACTGGTGGATTATCTTATAACGGTAACGGGTATTTAAGAATAAATTTATCTGGAGAATATTTGCACAAAAAGATATATAGTGATTATATCGGAAGAAAATTGACCAGGAGAGAACAATTACATCATATAGATATGATAAAAGACAATAATAATATTGATAATTTATTCTTATGTAAAAATAAATCTAAACATCATATTATTCACAGAAGTATGGAAAAATTAGGGTTTACCTTATTGTACAAATATATATGGTTTAATAAGGAAAAAAGAATATATCAAACAAAATATTATAATTGTAAAAATGAAAGCAATGAAAATATTATAATTGAACCTCCAACATGTCAATGTCTATGGCGTAATGATAAATGTTATGATTATATTTATGTTGGGTATAAAAAACACCAGTTATATCATAGATTTGTATATGAAAAAATTAATAATATAAAATTAAAATCACATGAACATATACATCATATAGATGGTCATAGTTTAAATAATAAAATAAGTAATTTAATCAAATTGGATAGATCAGAGCATACAACGGCTCATACGTCTTTGCAAAAATGCGTAGCTGAATTATATAAAAAGAAGAAAATATTTTTTACAAACGGAGAATATTACAAATGAAAACATTAGTTATAGTAGAAAGTCCTAAAAAAGTAAAAAGTGTAAAGAACATACTCGGTTCCGGTTATAACGTAATGGCATCGTATGGTCATATCTATGATTTGCCGCCCAAAAAGTTTAGTATCGATATCAAGAAAGATTTTAAACCGACTTATGCTATCATGGAAGGTAAATCTGAAGTCGCTAAAGCAATTAATTTAGAAGCAAAAAAATCAAATATGGTTATTTTAATGTCTGATTTGGATAGGGAGGGTTGCGGAATCGCCAGTAATATATGTAATCACCTGCCTAAAGGTACTAAGGTTAAAAGGGCCACCACTAATGCAATAACATTTAAAGCGGTTAAAAAAGCTATCCAAAATGCATATGATATAAGCGAAGAAAATGATATGGTGAATGCTTATGAGGCCAGGAGAATTCTAGATAGGCTTGTGGGATATAAATGTTCTTATATTACTCAGCAAGCTACTGGTGGAAGGTCTGCTGGTCGATGCCAGAGTGCTGCGTTGCGTATCATCGCAGATAGGGAAAATGAGATTAAAGCATTTGTTCCTGTCGTCTATTGGCCTATCATGGCAGAGTTGTTAACTCAAAGTAAGCCTAAAGAGAAGATTATGGCTGATATTAAAAAGCCAAAGCCTCTTGACATTTCGACACAAGCAGAAGCTGACAAAATCATTGCGGTATTAAGAAACGGTCCAATTAAAGTTTCTAAATATGAACAGAAGAATGTGTCTCAAAACCCTTATGCTCCATTCCAGACATCTACACTGTATCAGTGTGCTGCGAGTGTGGGCATTAATATGTCTAGAACGAAATCTGCTGCTCAGTCTTTGTATAATCAAGGATTGATCACTTATATGAGAACTGATTCTGTTTATATCGTTCCAGAAGAAGTAACCAAGATCAGAGATCATATCAAAACGAATTACGATTCAAAATATCACACAGCGACTGCTAATTTCTATAAGAATAAAACAGCAAATGCTCAAGAGGCTCACGAGGCGATTAGACCTACGAATATCAAATTGGTTTCATATATGAGCGGTACAACTGATGAGAGAAAAGTATATGAAATGATTTGGAGAAGGACTGTTGCTTCCCAAATGGCTCAAGCCAAGATGCTTAGATCATCTGCTGAGTTCTCGTGTGATAAATACTTATTGGGTGCCAGTGGAAGCAAGGAACTGTTTGACGGTTTTCGTAAGATATGGACATATTCATCTACACAAGAAAAGTATCTTCCAATTTTAACGGTTGGAGAAGAAGTAGACGCAATCGATATCACAACGGAGAGAAAAGAGACTCAACCTCCAAAACGATATTCTGAGTCTTCTCTAATTGAGGTTCTAAAAAAGAAGGCATTGGGCGACCAAGTACCTATGAATCAATTGTGCGTACTATTGAAAACAGAAAGTATGTAGAGAAACAGAAGAAGGCGTATCATGCTACGGCATTAGGACTTAAGGTGTCTGATTTCTTGGTGAAGTCTGATTTTTGTTTTATTGATTTGAAATTCACTGCTGGTGTCGAAACTAAGCTAGATGAAATATCAAATAAAAAGAATGACAAGTTAACTGTCCTTAGCGATTTCTGGCGTAGACTCAAGAAAGACCTAGAAAATGCTAAGACGGTGAAAGATAATTTGTCTAAAACTAAGTTCGAATGCCCGTTGTGTAAAAAGGCTGGTAAAAAGGCATTCTTGATGCAGAAGCATTCTCAGTATGGAGCATTCTTCTCTTGCGAGAATTATAGCAAGGAAGACACCGGATGTAAGTATACGGCACAAGTAAACGATGACGGTACTCCTAAAGAGAAAGTAAAAAAACCGCCACCAAAGAAGAGTAAATTCAAATGCCCCAATTGTGGAAAAGTTATGTTTGTCAGAACAGGTCCATATGGAGAATTTTTGGGATGCAGCGGATTCCCCTCTTGCCGTGGGTTGAGAGATATATCTGGCAATATTAAAAAGAAAAAAAAGAAATATAAAAAATACAAAAATAAATAAAGGTTATAGTTTTTCATTTTGGTATATATTAAATATTAAACACAATGGAGAACAACATGATAAAAGGAGATATTTTCAAAGAAAGAGTCAAAGAGACATATGCTATGACTAAGGATGGTAAAGTTTCTAAAAAATACGTAATTAGAATTTGTGACGAATGCGGCAAGGAGGAAAAACGTTTATTTGCCACGTTAAGAAATGGAAGAAAAGTTCGACGAGGGAATATAGATTTATGCAAAAACTGTGCTAATAGCGGAAAATATAGAAAACTTCCAAAAGGGATAAATCATGGACACTATAAGCATGGTTTGACCAACAACGGGTATAAAAGGATAACGTCCCCAGACGGAAAAAGAATGTTAGAACATAAATTTTTAATGGAACAAAAAATTGGAAGGCCATTAGAAACAAATGAAACAATCCATCATATAGATATGGACAAAATCAATAATAATATTTCTAATTTATATTTATTTAACGACAAAAAAGAACATAATATTTGTCATAGTCAAATGGAAAAGATGGGTTATGAGTTGTTGGGTAAATACATTTGGTTTGACCATAAAATAAACGAATATGCTCTTAAATATAAACGTAGATTTTATCGCAATCCTATAAAGCACAATCATAAAATATATAATAAAAAAGACCCAAGAACAGGATATAGATATGAAGCATGCAATTTAAAAATATCCAATAATAATTGGTCATGGAAGAGATCACATGTTTTATTAATGGAAAAATTTATTGGAAGAAAAATATACAGAAATGAATGTATCCATCATATAGATGGAAATTCTCTGAACAATGATATAAACAATTTATATTTAATGACCAACAGCGACCATGGTTGTGCAACACGTACTTTGCAAAAATGTATAGCTCAATTGTGTATCAAAGGAATAATATCTTTTCAAAATGGTAAGTATTATATTGATAAGAAATGGAAAAAGAAATAAGTAAGAGAGGTAATTATGGCTAAACAAAAAACGAAAGAGGAAACAGGTGTTTTGCATAAAGCATTAACATATTTGGCTGGCCCTATTGATGACGCACATGATGACGGTATCGGATGGCGACAGTCCCTTGTAAAAGGATTGAAAAAACGCAATATCAATTTGACTGTTCTTGATCCTACACATAAATTGGGTCATTTTGCCCCAGAAGAAGTGGGAGCAGAAAAACAGGCACATTTGCTGTTGAAAAAAGAACATAGATGGAATGATCTATCTAATCTCATGAAAAAAATAGTAAGAATTGATTTGAGAGAAATAGATTTTATCGATTTTCTGATTGCCAAAATAGATACTAGCATACATATGTGTGGCACTTATTCAGAAATACAAATCGCTGATTTGCAACATAAACCTATTATGTTAATTATCGAAGGCGGTAAAGAAAAAGCCCCATCGTGGTTATTCGGTATCGTAGACCATAATCTAATGTTTGATAGCGAAGATGAGTGCTTAGATTATATTGACGCGATTAATAAAGGCATTATACCGCTCGATAGCAAATGGGTTCTTATTAGACAGGAATTCAAAGGTATTCTAGATTAATGGGTTTTACATTTCTCAGTTGGTGATGAAAACTAACATTACACTATTCTAGGTGAAGAAAAATACCGAAATTAAGAGTTAAGGAGATCGATATGGCTCAAGTTAAACCTACATATGAAGAAGTTACAGAATTCTCAGATACAGCAGAGAAATTAGTGCAGAAATATCCAGACATGTATAGTCATATTGATGTTAACATTATCAAATGTTTAGCAATCAATAACAAAGAGCGACCTGACAGTAGAAAGCTTTGGGAAATCAGAGCGTTGCCAGAGTACGCTCTGCCAGATTGCCCTTATGCGTACTACGTCATTATATATTTGGTAGATTGGTCTGAAATGCCAGAAAAGATTCGCAATAGGCTTATCGCTACTATTTTGTATGCGATACCTGATGAAGAAGGCAAAGTAAGACCGTTCGACTTTAAGAGTTTTGGTCCCATGATTAGAACTCTAGGCGTAGATTATCTTGAGGACGAGGAAGGCCCAGACCCACTCGCTGACGATGTGGAATGGGCGCTATAAACAGGAGTGTAAAATGAAATTTCAATTAATTGAAAAAAATGAGTATAACGAGACATCTATTATATCGACTACAACAGAAATAGAAAGCATTGTAAAATTGGCTCGTGAAAAAGTCACAGAAGACAATATGGCAAATGCTTTTACTATGGATGAGAAGCTAAATGATTGGGAAACTTTCTACGTTGAAGTTCTTGACGAAGATGGCAACCCAACCAATGAGGCTGTATATGGTGGTATGGAAAGACAGAAGCATTTCCTATATTACTTCACCGATGATGGTGTCAAGAAGGTATTTCTTGATGAAGTTACAGCCCCTATGCGTTTCTATGTTGGAACTGACAACGGTGAAGATTTCTTCGCCAGTGTTCCTTCCAAGAAGCGTGTTGGACAATATGATACTGTAGATAGCCTTGGAAGCGAAGCATTGCAAACCAAGGGTGTCTATTACGTTAAAGTTCTCAAGTAATACATATCGAGGTTAACATAGTGGGAGATGAAATATGGCTGATAATGATCCGTATGCAGAGAGGAATCTAAAAGATTCGGGGGAACGTCAAGAGTTTTCTACAGGAGCAGTGAGAGATACACAAGGCGGTAAAGGGCGATATGATTTATTGCCCGCATCTGCTATTTTCGCTATTGCCAGAGTTTTCGAAGAAGGGGCTATCAAATACAAAGCCCGAAATTTCGAAAAAGGCATCCCTTTAAGTCGTTTTATTGATAGCGGGCTTAGACATATCTTTAAGCATTTAGAAGGTTATAGAGATGAACCACACATGGCTCAAGCTGCGTGGAACATATTGGCTTATATTCATACCGCTACTATGATCGAGAGGGGTCTTCTTCCGGAAGAATTAAATGATTTGCCAAACCATCTTAATGAAGGAAAAGCATCTGTTTTGTAGAGCGTCTAAGAAAGGGAAATAAAATGGGATGGTGTGGACATGGACTTTACGCTGGTGATGGAACGCAGAGTTGCCATTGCGATTTTTTAGAACAGATGGGAATTTCTGATGATTATGATGAGGTATTCGAGTGGATGAGCATGAGCAGAACAACGGTGCCAAAAGATAGAAGGCATCTACTGAGAAAAAATTATAAGCTTGCCGTAGACAAAATGCCTAAAATGAAATTTTGCTTCGGTAAACGAGTTAATGAAGATGATATGCTGGAATGGCAAATGCTTTTATCTTTATTCGTAGATAACCTGGTAAAACCACCAAAGATAATTGCAGATAATGGAATTAAAGCCACACAATATTTATTGGGCGATCACGCTTCAGATTTTGATAATCCTGGTGCTAGACGAAGTTCTCTGAAGGCTTTTTTAAAAAGAGTAGAAAAAACGATTAATAAGAAGAAATAAATGGAGTAATAATGCAATCTAAAGTTCCCCTTTCGATTAAGTATCGTCCCAAAAAATTGTCTGATATCGTTGGTCAAGATGTAGTTGTACGCATCTTGATCAATTCGTTTAAAGAGAAAAACTGGCATAGAGCCTACATTCTCGAAGGATTATTCGGTTGCGGAAAAACCTCAATTGCTAGAATCATGGCAGCAATGGAGAACTGTGTTAACGCCCCGACTACAGAACCATGTGGAGAGTGTGAACCATGTAAGGCTATCTTCGAAGGTAAATTTATTGACGTAAAAGAGTTAGATGCCGCATCAAATGGTGGTGTCGACAATATACGTTCTTTACACGATGAAATAGGTTTCTGTCCTATCCATGGCAAGATCAAATACATTATCATTGACGAGGCTCATGGGTTGACCGGCTATGCTGCGGATGCTGCATTGAAAATGATTGAAGAGCCACCAGATCATGCAAGATTTCTTCTTTGCACTACAGAGCCTGAATCATTCAAATCTACAATTCCTAGTAGATGCATCACATTGAATTTCAGAAAAATAAAATGGGACATACTATATCAGCATCTGATCAATATAGCGAATCAAGAAAAGATGGATTATGAGGAAGGGGCAATTAAAGTCGCTGCTCAATTCGCAGACGGAAGTTGTAGAAATGCATTACAGAACTTGCAGACTATTCTAAGTTATGCTGGTACAGAAAAAATCACTACAGAAATGGCTCGTGATGCTTTAGGGGCGATTGATAATACATTGTACTATCAGTTTGTGCATAACATTCTGTCAGTTAACGCACCAGAAGTTATGAAGGGTGCAAATCAATTGCTTGTGCAAGGTTCCAACGCTGGCAAGGTGATACAAGGGCTAACTAACTATTTGAGAAATTTACAGTTGTATCTTGTGGGCGGGGAAGAGTCGGTGAGTGGATGGCTGACTGACGAAGAGTTAAAGAAAATGCAAAGTCATGCACAAAAGGCTAAACCTACATTGATATACAATTTTCTTAAATTGATAGTAGAAATGAGAAAAGGTTTGGAAGTCAATATAAGTGCCCAAGCGTTGTTGGAAAGTTTCTCTGTGGGTGCAATGATGGAAGTAGTTAAAAGTAAGAAATAAGGGAGAAATCATGAAGGCAATAAATATTATTGAACAGTATATGGGACCAGCAGAAATGAGTCCTTCTACAACAATCAAATCTGATGCTAACCACACGAGAGTATTGATTGAGAAGGAAGATGGAACTGTAGAAGTCATTTTCACTGGTGGAAAATTCTGCGAAGAGACATACAAAAAACGTTGCAAGGACGCTGGAGGAAGAGAGTTTAATCTCGATGTCCCTTCTCAATCAGAAGCAGACGCAGTAATAAAAGAGTATAAAGCGTTATATGATGAAGATGACTCTCTAGAAGATTATTTAAAGAAATTTGATAAGTTTGCACAAAAGAATTTTGAAGCCGCTGATGAAGATACTCTTGAATATCGTAAACAACTCTTGAAAAGTGGATTTTCTGTAGCTTTTGGTGTTGGACTTGATAAAAGAGAGGTTTTAGATGTATTGGAAAATCCAGGTGTGCAATATTTAGTACGAAAATACTCTAAAAAATCTAGCGAATAAATATCAATAATCCGAAATAAGAGTTAGGAATATTAACCGTAAATCTAACTCTTAGATACGAAAGGGGTTATTGAAAATGGCCAGATTAAGAAAGTTTCTGGTCAAGGCGACTACGGCTAAAGAAGAAGAAAAGAAGAAAAAGCAAGTTTTACTTCTTATTAAGTTAGTTAATACAGTAAGACGATCTAGGAAAAAAGAAAGAATTAATATCGCTTTTAACCAGATTGTCGAAATAATGCAGAAAAAAATAAATCAGTTAGTATATAAGTTTCATATACCAGGATGTACAAAACAAGATATAGAGCAGGAGGCTTTATTTGCATTACGATATAAAGCAATTAAAGATTACGATTCTTCCAGAAGTGAAAGACATGAACTGTCACCATTTGATAAATTCGCAATGTTGTGTATGCGAAGGCATCTTGCCACACAGCTAAAGGCAAGTTATCAAAATAAAAGTTATACACTGAATACAGCCGCAAGCCTTGATAGAGATCGCAGTTGTGCCGCAAAGTCTGAAGAGAATTTATTTCTTTCAGATATTATTTCCACTACGGATGGGGATGTAGTGGAAGCACTTAAAAAAAGAGAATACTTTGTATTGTTTATGAATCAACTGTACAAACGTCTTTCTCCATTTGAACAGGAAGTATTAAAACTATATAGTCTAAAATATTCATATAATGAAATAGCAGACATAATGAATAGCAGAAGCAAGAAAAAAAGACCAGTAAAAAGCCTTGTTAAATCTGTAGATAACGCACTTTCGCGTATCAAAAATAAAGGCAAAGAAGTGCTGGAAAAATATGGTGATGAAATAGACAGAAAGAAATTTAAACGCAGAAACAAAAGTAAGTAGATGGTGCTAGTAATGGTCGTTAACATGGTAGAAAATACTTTTGAAAGGAGTGGCCATGAAGAGTTGTTATGAGTTAGACCCTGTATTGTTCACTAAAAAAAGCGTACTCGAATCCCTTGAAATGCCTATTGTGGTACGTGTAAAGGAATTCAAAGAAGATTCTGTAAAAGATTTTGCAGAAAATATGTCTAAAGCACATCAAACCTCACAGCCTATCATTCCAATTGTTATAGATTCGTATGGTGGCGCGGTTTACGGGCTTAACGCAATGATCTCTATTTTAGAAAATGCATCAAAACCAGTAGCGACAATTGTTGAAGGAAAAGCAATGAGTGCTGGTGCTATATTGTTTGCAATGGGAACTCCAGGATATAGATTTATGGCACAACATGCTACTCTTATGTTACATGATGTGAGTTCTTGGGCTTTTGGTAAAATCGAAGAAATGAAATCAGACACTAAAGAAGCTGATAGACTTAATAAGAAAATATTCAGAATGATTTCTAAGGCGTGTGGACATAAAGACCAAAATTATTTTCTTGATATTATACATAAAAAAGGACATGCTGAATGGTATCTAACACCTAATGAAGCTAGAAAACACAAATTAGTTGATGTAATTGGGTTGCCAGAATGCATATTGAAAGTTGATGTTAATTACATATTCAAATGTAATGGTAAGACAATTTTAGAAAGTTTAGAGAGGAACTAAAAATGAAATTTAACGTAATAGTAGAAGGTTTTATTCATGGAGTATCAGCAGCAGTAGAAGCGGCAACTCGTGGTGCAGAAAAGAATTTCTCTGGTGCCGACAAGATCAATATCAAATCGTGTGTAGATGAAATAGAAGCGTCTGCCTTTGGCGGTTTGATGAGTGTCAAAACAACATTCTCTGATCTGGTTGTAGATTCTCTTGGATATAAGTTTGAAGAAGAAGGAATAGCTACAGTTAATGCAAAAGACCTGATGACCGTGTTGAACTCTTTTGCTATAGATGAAGAAGTCATTTTCGAATTGAAAGACGGATCGAAAGATGGTAAGGCGACAAAAGAATTGTCAATAACAATGGCTTCTGATACTGACCAGTTCCAGACCCTTCCTTGTTATGACAACTCTGTGAATTTACCAGCAAAGTCGGATGCTTTTTCTAAGACATTAGAACTCAATAGGGAACTATTGTTATATGGTCTTGAAAAAGTCGCTTTTGCCATTGGCTTTGAGGGTACAAAGCAAACATATTTGTATGCCTCTTTGAGAACTGCTGAAGATAATATTAAATTCGCAGCAGGCACAGGCACAAGGCATATCGTGCTTGATATCAGCGGCAAGGATGTTGTGAAGTCTACACCGAAGGAATCGTCAGTTCTTCTTCATAAGTCTCATATCGCAGTGTTTTCTAAGATTTTACATGCACTGAAATCACAAACTGTGACTATCAAAGAATCGAAAGACGCTACTTCTTCGGCTTTCCAAGTTGTTATCGAATGTAGTCCCCACGAGATTATATTGATAGGTTCTGATCCTACTATTAAGTGGATAGATGAAAACGTAATCCTTGATATGGATTATACTACAAAGATGGTGACTAGGATTGATGATTGGGCGTATGCAGCAAAAGGAACTACGGCCACTTTCAATGATCAAGTCAAGAAAGAAAGACGGGCACACAAGGCTGTTATTGATGTAGATGTCGCCAAAAAAGAAATCGATATCAAGACAAATGAAATGATGCGTTCTAATCGTAAGGTTCCTGTCGTAGAATTGGATACGAAAGAATCTACTCTACCTTCCTTTAACTGTGTTTCATCTTATCTAAGAGAAATACCTACAGTTGGAGAAGAGGGTAGTTATGTTCAGATGGAAATGATTGGCCCCAAAAAGCCTGTAGTATTCCACTATCATGCGAATAAGAACGTTGCAGAAAGGGATACTATTGAGAAGAAAGATACGGCCACAGGTTTGACTGAAAAAATGGCCATTTTCTTTGCTACGTATTCGGCTTAATTTATGTCTGAAAAAACTAATAGATTGTTTTGGCTGAGTGGTAGTTACTACATGCGTCAGAATATCGTTGCTAAGATCAAAGAAAGTGTAAACGACTATGCTTTGAGTATATACGACGAATCTGATTCGGCAGAATATATCTATTCACAAATTACAGAGCCTTCTTTATTCGATGACAATAAGATCATCATCTTAAAAGCAATTCCTGATTTCGGCAAATCTCATGCTGCGAACAAAAAGAGATTATTGGCGATGTTTAATGAAATTCCTGAGAATTGTTTTGTCATTATTGATGGGGTGTCTACAAAGAAAACACCAGCATTATGCAAAGCAGTAAAGAAGATAGGAAAGGTAAAAGAGTTCGATCAGTTTCTTAAGCCTCGTGACGCATCGAATTGGGTTGGCAATCGTTTCAAAGAACAAGACAAAGAAATATCTAGTGAAGATATCATGTTTATAGTTGAGTCTATCGGTCAAGAGGACAAGGGAGTAAATGTAGATAAGATGTACGTCTGTGTCAAGAAGATATGTGATTATCTTGGCAAAAGCAAGAAGGTGACTAAGGAATCTGTTATTAAGGCTTCTGACAAGTACAATAGATTGTTTGTGCAGGGGATTTTCAACGCATTGGATGATAAGGATTTTGTGGCGTGTTCTTCGATGTTGTATTCAGCCTGTTGTACTGATAAGATCAAGAATGTAGCTGAAACCATTTTCGCTTTATGTTCTTGGAGATTTAGGATGTTGTGGTTTGTCAAAGAATCGATAGCAAGAAAAAAGACACTAAATGATATAACGACTGAGATTCAAAATGAATTGCCGAAATTGACCAGAAAAGGCAAAGGCCCATTTATGAATTTCACACCTGATTTGACTGCGGACGGTAAAACAAAATCGCCTTATTCTAGTTTCGTATTAAATGCATGTGTAAATGGATTTTATGGGAATACGCCATCTATCCGAAAATATAAGAGAGAAGATATATTCAAAGCTATAAAAACTCTTGAAGAATGTATGATTAAGATGAGATTCAGCCAAGACGACGCAGAAATACTGTTGCTTTTAGATAATTTTTTCATGACATTAACAAAGAGTCCTTTTAGCTATAATGAATTGGCTCAATTGAGGAGAATGGATTGATGGGAGAGAAAGATTATCAATTCGATAAAATAAACAGAGAAATCTTGATTTGTATACAAGATTTATTAAGCGTAAGTAATTCCATCGAAGAATTTATCGCAGAAGGCACACAACCGCAATTGGATGCTATTGCCGAACACGCTGAGTCTGTTGACACTGATTGGGAAAACACTAAAAAGCATTTAGTTAAATTAATTGATATTATTACTGGGAAAGAAGAAACAGTATGGCCTGAAACTATGGGAGAGGACTTCATGATTTGATGTCTAAGCAACGAAAGAAATTAAAGGTAGTTTTGGACCCCAAAACAGGCATAGTTGAAATAGAACAAATCGGGTGGGACGGGGGCGACTGTTCAGGGGCTATTGATGATCTCATTAAAGCCTATGGAAAAGAAATAAAAGTTAAAAAGAAATCAGGTTGGCATAAAAAGTCAGTTAAAAAGAAAATAAAGAAAACAATTGATAGGGAAACAAGATGAAAGACTATTATTCAATTTTAGGTGTTGAGAAAGATGCTGAAGGAGACGAAATTAAGTCGGCCTATAGAAAATTGGCTAAACAATATCATCCTGATGTATCAAAAGAAGATGGCTCAGAAGAAAAATTCAAAGAAATTACAGAGGCATACGAAGTCTTATCTGATTCTGATAAAAGACGCAATTATGACCTTGGTGATGCCAACGGAGTAAATCTTAATGATATATTCATGAATTTCCATCGAGGAGCATATGGTGGAGGTACAATGGATTTTCCACAGCAGGGTAATCATATCAAATTCCCTATGCCTCTTACTTATAAAGAGATAATCACTAAGGATTTAATCAAAGATATTACAGTCACTCGTCAAGAGGAATGTGCCGTCTGTAAAGAGCATCCTGGGCTTAAGGAAGGGGCTTCTAAGCACGAATGTAATGATTGCAGGGGTCAAGGTCGAATAAGGGAAGTATCTACGCATAAGGACGGTATGCAGATGATACGAGAGACTATTTGTTATAAATGTAATGGGACTGGTAAATATATCGATAAAGATGATGTGTGTCCTGAATGTAAAGGAACCGCAAGTGTCGAAAAGGAACGCACGTTCTCTGTAAAGATACCAAGAGGTATCCATCAAAATCAAGTTATCGCTATGCAAGGCGAGGGAAATTGCGGAAAAAATGGTGGACCGAATGGGGATATCTATGTTATAGCTGTAGAGCAACCTCATGAAATATTTGAAAGATATGGAGACGATGTTTTCCTTAAATTGCCAATCACAATATCTCAAGCGGTATTAGGCAGCGAAGTAGAATTGCCAACTGTCTATGATAATATTATCAAGGTAGAAATACCAGCCGGATCAGTTGCTGGCACTATGGTTAAAAAATCTGATTATGGTATGCCAATACGAGGACATGCAACAGCAAAAGGCAATATGGTAGTGGGTTTAAATATCATTGTCCCAGAAAATTTGACGGATAAAGAAAAAGCTTTATTTGAAAAAATTAGAAATATAGAGGACAAAAAGGCCGATAAAAGAATAGAAAAGATTGAAGAATACATTGAGAGGGTTAGAAATGTTCAAGAAAAGAATAGTAACGGGACAAGTGAAAGAGACGAGGCCGAAGTCGGAGTTTCCTAAAGGCACTCAGTATAACTGTGATGGTCATATCTGGAAAGTTGTAGAAGAAGTAGTAGACAGTTCTTGTGAATGGCGTAGAGTAATTTCAACCGATTGCGGCGATGAAGAATTACTTGAAATTGAAACATTAAAGAAAGATTTAGAATCAGGTAGTATCGAATTTATATAATGGATGGTAAAATCAAATTAATCATTGATTCAGATGGCATTTCATTTCGTAGACACGCTCCACATCTTAACAAACACATTAAAGAGATTATTTTAGGAGCGACCAGCGATACTGTCGCCCTACAGGAGTTAGACACATTCTTGAACGGTTCTGAGAAAATCACACCGATTGTTGGTGAAGATTATTGGTGTGGTTAATTTTCAAAAGATTCTTTATCTATAAATCTTACACATTTTTTGATAATTTTCTTGATTAACGCTGTGTCAGTAATGACTACTTTTGTCCCTTTTTTATCTGGTTTGAATTTGGTACGGAAGTCAGTTCCTTTATAACCAGATAAAACAGTAAACCCAGGATCACCAGCTATTTCTATCCATTCTCCGTCCCAAGAAAGCGGCACAAATGATTTACCCACAGTATATCCATCAATTATATCTTTTGGGATGATCGTCAATGTGACATTTACCTTTTTTACCGTATCCAATGATGGAGTTTTTTCTTTTATGGTGTTATCAAGTTTAGTTGCCTTGTTGTACAGACCGGGCATCATGTATTTCAGATGGAATAAGAATAACGGAACTATGTCTCTCTGATATCCTCTAATTTCTTCGAATGTAAGTTGGGTACGTGGGACGAATTTTGTTAGTGTCACAATGGCTTCTGGTGTAAAATGTTCTTTTTTCAAAAACGGAGTACCGCTTACCATAAAACCTGAGTGGCTAAGAAATGGTACTTCTTTACATACAGTTGCATAGGAATATGGGAAAAAGATGTAATCTCCGATTTCTGAAACATGTTTTTTGCCATATGCATTTGGCATTTTCGGACCGGCATTTACTTCGTCTCGTGCATCTGATAAAAAATTATAATATGATTTTGCTCTTCGACTTGGCCCTCTTAAATCTGAAGAACTAATATATGGGCATTTCGCTCCAAATACTAGGATCAAAGGACGGATGCATTCGCCCCTGGCCAAATATGGACATTTTTTCGTTGAGTCTAATGAACAAAATGATTTCTTGAGAGTCGGATGCCATTTATTATCTTTGTTAGCCTCTGCTAGATAGACTCCTATTAACTTCTTTTCTGCCATCAATTTCTCCTTATGAATTAACACCTAGTTCTTGGAACAGATTAATTGCTTCTTGTTTGTCATCAAGTAATGCTTGCATATATGCGGTGAAACCGCTGTTATCTTTTACGGTTGTATCTATTCCTTTTTTAACCAATTCTTTTATTTTCTCCAAATCGCACACATAAACTGCTCTATGCAACTCTGTCCTACCAAATTCATGACGTTCTTCTGTTGTGCCTGTTTGTTCAAAAACATACTCACCAGTAGATGCTTCAACTCCGCGATAGTATTCCATCCAATTACTGACACGATCTTCTCGTGACAATGGTTTTTGTTTTGTATAATCCGGGGGTTCAGGTTCTTTGAATAGAATATCTTTTTCATACATATTTTTGATTACAGAAAGGATGCGTTCTTTCTTTTCTGGTGAATATTCTTTTTCGTCCAAATTATTACTGATTAATTCCAAAAAGTCTTTTAGTTCTACCAAGATTGTTTCCTTATTTAGTTTCAACAAAGAATTTCTTAAACTCTTTTACTTCGTCTTTAGTTAAACGAATCGATAAATGATCATATTTATTTCTACCGAATTGTTTCACGTACATCGTTGTAACCATTTCTCCTGATTGAGATATATCAAACGAAATGTTTCGTTCATCATTTCCAATATTTTTATGCATGTTATTTTTCCTCAGATTGTATTATCTCGCCTTCTACTGTCTCTGCGACGGGAAGGGGAATGTCGGCCTCGACGAAGCGAGGAGTGTTATATCCCCATCCTTCAACGACGGTGAATGCCGCGTCGTCGTCATCAGATGAGCTACTTCCATACGCAGCCCATTCTCCGTTCCTGTTTATTCCTACCGCTATTCGTACTCGTATTGTATCTTCCATATTATTTCCTTTATTTCAATTTGGGTAAAGAAGTCAAACCATAGCCTTTCATAACTTCACCATCAATAATGACCATATTCTCTAATTCATATCCTTTATATTTTTTTTTGATTTCTTCTGCTGTTAAATGAAGGATGTGTGGTGATGGAATGTCCCAATGTTCATCATACTCGAATCCGCCTTCAATTACGATGTATGTTTTATCGCTTTTCTTTTTCTTCATGCCTTTGTCCTCTGTACATTATAGAGCGTAGATAAAAAAAGAAAAGGCAACATAGTCACCTTTTCTTTTGCATGAATATAACGACTGACAACACTTGTCGTATTTATCTATCGGAATATTAGAGGTTTCCTTGAACAAAGTCGCTAATGATTCGTGGGCAGTTGGCATCGAACCCGGCAATGTCGACCATTCCGCCATCATTCGGGTCTGCAACCGTGAACTCAGTAGCAGTCATTCCGATCACGATCAACTTAGAACCAATACCCATAGCCTGACGATAGTTCCGCAACGCCTTAGCAGGCTTAACATCACCACGCCAAGTTTCGTTATCAGTGATAACAACGAAAGCGTCTACAGGAACCTTATTCTTCTGTGCCCAAATCATAGGCAACGCACAGTCGGTTCCACCGAAACTCAAGTTTCTAGTCTTGTTAAGAGCGCTGTTCAAACTGTCTCTTGCAGTAATCTTCAAATCTACTAGTTCATGACAGAAACCACGAATCTCATAGTTCTTTTCAGAACGAGCAATCGTCATAGCCATTGCTGCCGCACCTTCGCTTGGTAGCAAGTTAGGAATTCCACAGATGTCACTCCAAGTCATAGAACCACTTACATCAATACCAAGCATGTAGTTAGCACCAGTAGATTCAACATAGTTGAAACTCTTGTAGAAAGCATCTTCCAAAGCGTCCTTAACTTGAGAGATAGGATTCCAAGACAAATTACCACGGAAACCATGTCCCTTTTCGTAGGTACGCAAAGCCGCAAGCAGTGCGATAGGATGCACACGAGCAGTCTTTAGATTTTCCTCGTCTGTAAGTCTGTCAACCACTAAACGAGTCTTGTCACCCATAGAAACCAGAGTACCAGCAGCGGTCAAAGGACCAAGACTACGAATCGTAGCAGTCATAGGCATATGATTTACTAGTTCATCCAATACTGCCTTTTCCTTCATGAACTGCGTAGGAATACTTTCACGAGAAAGCTTATATTCCTTGATGATGCTAATAGCGATCTTAGCATTTTCTGCACCCTTAATCAATTCGTGACCATAGATGTAACGCAAGTCCTCATAATCGTTTAGGTTGTCGAAACTCTTATCAAACCCTTCAACTCCCTTTGCGGCATAACAGAAAGCCAAGTCGTGCGCCTTCGTTGCAGGAGTTACATGAGCCTTACGCAGAATATCACGGTGACTCCAAGGCAATTCGCCTTCTACGGAACGAGACTGGTACTTGCAAATCTGATAAGCAACAGAACTCGCGCTCTTGTCGTTATACCAATTTGCGAAAGCCTTACGCAGACCACGGCCCCAACCAGTACCTACCTTCATTTCCTTAACGAAGGAAGCGAAAGTGAACAAATGAGTACCGATACGACATACAGCATTCAGATGTGCCAAAGCATACTTACGAACAGCTTCATTTTCATGAACTGCTGCAAGAGCCAATACAAAAATAGCAGTGTCGTTCTTGGCGATACGACCTTCGTGACTCATCTTAACAACTTCGTCAATAACTGCCACATGATCCTTACCTAAGAAGCTGATAAGGAAATCGGCGTTATTACGAGAAAGCTTACGCTCCGTAACGTAGTAACTTCCGTTTGTAGTTCCAAGTGTCAGGAACCTACGAAGACGATTGATATCACTTACTTGGTAGACGAATCCACCAGCGTTATTCTTTACCTGATTCGGTTCGTCCTGAACCATTTGATGTGCGTTCCCTCTAACTGACTTTCCAGAAATTTGAGCGATGTTCTTAGCCATGATTTTCTCCCTTTCTTTTTCTCAGACCCATTCGGGTCAATTCTCACAATTGTATTATAGCAAGAGATAGTGGAAATTTTCGTGATGTGGCAAAAAAAAATACGACCAGAAGTTCAGGGCCGTTAATACACTTTTTATCCAATAAATCAGATCAGGTTGTCACCTGTTCCCAACTTTCATTTTAATTTGCCTACAGTTGTGGTCAGCAATTTTATAATTAATAATATAGCCTTTAGGGGTTTCTGGTCGCATATATTGTAACAGGCAAGGATTGCTATAGGCGTTTTACGTGTGCTACCGTTGCACCACAGCCATAAAAGGGTAAAACTTGAAATATGGCCGCTAGGAGTCGAACCCAGTTCTCGGATTTATGATATCGTTAACCTATTGGCTTCAGCCCGTATACATGCTCGTTATGAAGTTTTCAAATAATATAATAAAAATAGGCAAGTTGTTGTAAATAGGATTGGTGGTGCGGCCCGCGAAGGCCGCGATCAGAGTTAACCTATAAACTTCAGCCCATATTTAATTCTAATTTGGTCGAGTAGTTGTCGATAGCAATCGTTATCAGGTTAGGTTAAGCTATCAACTTCAGACCATTAATGCTGGGGGTTGGATTTGCACCAACTTTTGCTATCTTTTCGAAAGACCTTCGGGGGGACGAACGTATCCGAAGTAGCAAATACGCCTTTCAGCGATTTCCCAGCGGATAAGACTATATAAAACTGTATTTTATTTTCAATAATGAAGTCAAGCTGTTGTCAATACCGTTTTTGGCCTTATTTAATGTAAGTTAAGGTATCAAACTTCAGACCTCAGTATATTATAGCGCCAAGTGCGTTTTTTTAAGTAGCCGGTGAAAATTTTTTTATGAACGGTTGACATAGTTAAATCTAGACATAAACTTTTCCTTCGCTTTATATGTCTCTCTGCCAAAAAAGTCTATCGAGTTATCTGCTAAATCAATTTCTAGATTTTCCCATCTATTTTTGAGATAATTCCTTATCCATTGAAACAAAGGTTTTTCACTATTAGTATGTCCAAGTTCAATAATATGGTCAAATCTATGAGGAGTATTATCGATATTTGATGTTAATTCTCCTGTAATAAAAACATCAGCTTTAAATTCGTTCACACGCAGTGGAGTATTCTCCCAACCAGCATGAGTCAAGGCCAATCCTCCCATTCCAGAACAATACAGAACGTCGTGAATTGGTTTATTGTTTAGGTCTTTACTCCATATGCAACCGTCTACTTTAAAACCTCTTCTTTCCAATAAATCGGATAACTCGTTAAACAACAAGGGTTTAGGCAAAAAACCATGGTAATATATTCCAGCAATTTGTTTGGTATGAGTAAATCCAAATCTTTTGGCGAAGAAGCCATTATGTCCTTTGGGTTCGATATCCATTGCGATATGCATAATAACTTGTGGCACATCTACTAGGAAATCGTGATGGCCCACCAAGAGATCGTAATCGTTTTCAATGAAGTAATTCCTTACTTGGCCAGTAGGTGTGGTAGCTAATAGAATTTTTTTAACTATTTTATTAGGAGTATCACTAAATAATCCCCATCTGTCACAAAAAAGTTTCCACTCAGGCGACTCTTCTGGATATATCTTTGCCAAGTAATTAGTAATCTCTATTTGAGAGGGTAATCCCTCTTTTGGAGTTCTTACAAGGGGATTCCCCTTATATTGAGTAGAGTGTGGACTTTGTGGAAATCTCATATTCTGTGTCATCATTGTTCTTCCTTCAAACAATTATAGAAAAATTTTTATTTGTAAAAAGGAAAAACTTATAAAAACTAAAATAAAATAAATGATCTCCTTTCTCTCTTTCTGCTAGGGCGGCAACTGTTTGAGTTGTCGCCCTTTTATATAAAAGGTTTTTGGTGGCTTTGATTAAATGTATAATTATGAGTATGCAAAATATATTGGAAAGACACAAATCACTTCTTCAACGACTATAAACTGCCGTAGATTGATTGTCCCTCCGATAATTATAAATGGAAGGAGATTAGTATGCCCTACGTAATAATATCTATTGACCCAGGACTGACCGGTGGTATTGCTATTATTGATGGAAGGAAACGTCCAAAGATAACGAGAATGCCTGTTGTTTCAGTGATGAGAAATAAGAAAAAAAAGAACGAATACAATTTAGAGAAAATTGTTGAGATTTGTAAGGAATATATTGATAAGGATGTAGTCTGCGCGGTTGAAAGACAAAGTGTAAGACCTGGCGAGGGTAATGTATCAGGTTTTACGACTGGTGTGGGCTATGGATCATTAAAAGGAATAGCCGTTGCTTTAGGCTTTAAACTATTAACAATTGTTCCTGCTGTTTGGAAAAGGCACCATAAAGAGCTAGATACTGAATTGTTTCTTGAGTTACGAAAAGAAATTAAAGACATTAAACAAAAGAGCAAGGTAACAAAGGATAAAGCCCTAAAAAAACAGTATAAAACAGATATAGCTAGAGCTAATCGTAAATTAAAATATGAAGCCAAGAAGCAATCAAGGCTATTATGTCAGAAGAAATACTCTAGACTAAAGAATGAATTAAAATTAGTCAAAGACGATGGAAAATCTGATGCTTTACTAATGGGCTTATATGTGAGGGATAATATCAATGAACTGGTACCAACAAACGAGAATGAAGAAACAGAGCCAATATTGGCATCGAATGCTAATAAAGCAGCAAAAAAGACGAAAAGATAAAGTGCCGGGTGGCCTAGCTGACGATAAGTGTACTGAAGATTTTGACGAAGAACAGCTTCGTAAAGGTATGCGAGTCGAAATGGAACATACCAACAATAAAGAGTTAGCTAGAGAAATAGCGATGGATCATTTGGTAGAGCATCCCAAGTATTATGATGAGTTAGAAAAAATGGAAAAAAAGCTAGAGAAAGAAGCAGTTGCTTTTGATTCTTCTTCTTTGTCTACTCTGACAGATAGAAATCATTTGAATGAGAAAATCAGACGGTTTCAAACCGCTGCCGAAAAGTTGGCATTTTTGAGAAAGGCTATTGCTCAAAATCCACCTGAAGCACAAAAAATATTAAAAGAGATCATTGATAGTAAATTACTTTCTTCTTATCCTGAATATCAAGAGATGTTGAAAGTAGCATACTATCCAACGGCAAGAGATAACTATGACAAATTTTCAGAGATTTGTGATACCGTTTTAGAGAAAATAACAGCAGAAGTTTCGGAGATGGAAAGCATACGTAAGGATTTTACCAATAATGTTTTCCCCAAAAAAGTGAGAGAAAGGGCCAATAGGAATGGGTAAAGAAATTCAGAAAAAGTCGGATGTTGTTCCGGCTTTGCTGGTCAATTACGCAGATGGAATAAGCGACGGAACTATTTCAAAAAAGAATTGTAAGCTATGTCAGTCTCCATCTAGGGTGGAAGTGGAAGAAAAGTTTTTGGTAACAAATAGCTTTACTGCTGCTTCCAGAATTTTGGAGAAAAATGGAGAAGATATAGATTATTCTTCTGTTAGACGACATTTGATGAACCATTTGATTGTTCAGCAACAGCAGATGGCTGTAAAAGAATATGCTTCTCAGATTTCAAGTATTTTGAAGGAGCATTATAATATAAGGACGCAGATACTAGAACGTATCAAGATCATGAATCGAAAGATGTATGTTATCGAAGCCATGACCGAAGGACAGACTCTAGATGAAATGCGACGTAGTGCTGATGCCATAAAGAAATTAGTGGACACAATCGCTAGTGCAGAAAAAGATTTGCAAGCGATTGATCAGACTATGCAGCCTGTACAAATATTGATTAATAATTTCAAAAATATCATTCAAGAAGAGTTGAAGAAAACTAATAGCGATGATGTCAAAGAGGTTATTAAGACTATATGGAATAAGTTAATTCATAGTGTAGAAGAGGAAATTGTTCCAAAGGGATAAATTATGGCTAAATTCAATTTGAAACAGTTAAAAAAAGATATAAAGAAACAGGCTTTAAAGAGAAGAATTGATCAAAGGAAGCCAACTAAAAAGACAGCAAATGCATTCCCTTCTCTGCGTAAGAAACGAGGCGGATGTGGTTGCGGAGGTTAAAAATGGGAGACGCACAAGCAAAATCTGTTCACGAAAAGATAAATGAAATTCTATGTGATACTTCATTTAAATATGATCAGTCTGCCTGCTTGTGCGATTTACTTAATTCATTTCGTTATTTATCATATGAATTGATTCAAAATCCTCAGATGCTATTAGAGGATTTGATTCAGAACAAAATAGAATCGAACAAGGGATATTACCCATTGGATGTGGTAGAATTGCGGTTGGCGTTGTCACAAGACAGAATTCCGTCTATTAAGCCAATGCTATTTTCTTATAAGTTTACACAAAAGTATTTACAAGATTACCCCTTGCTTCTATGTATAGATATTTCTAAAGATGATTATAGCTGCTTTGGCGGATTGGCTATAGGAGAATATTATTCTTCATTGCATAACTCTTTAAAAAGAATCTATATTTCATCTAAATTGAGCAAGAAAACAATCGAAGATGTACAAAACATTTTAAAGGAAGAAGATATTAAGTGCGATATGATAGTTGATACTAAAGTTCCAGGTTTGTCTAATCCCAAATTGGCTGCTGCTTTAAATGCGTATATAGTCAATATATCTCAGCTAGGCATTGAAGACGAAACTATACACGCCGACACTGAAGAGGAAGCAGTTGCCGATGCTATTAACCGTAAATGGGATCGTGTACAACAAGCTAAAAATCTTAGATACAGAGAACATAAGTATAGACCGCAAACATGGCTCAAACTTCGTAATACGGAATTTTGGAGCAATATGGTTAGACATGCTCATACTGTCAAATCAATTAAAATGGCTCAATTGAATGATAATATCCAACTGTCAGAAATAGAACAAAAGATATTTAATTTCATAAAGATGGTTATAGCAGATTTGAAACAAAAAGGAATGGATGCAGAATGTAGAGTTGCTGGCGGATGGGTCCGTGATAAGCTAATGGGATATGAGAGTGACGATATTGATATCGCTACCAATATATCTGGTATACAGTTGGCAAACTATATGTCGAAATATGCTCGTGATCATAATATAGACGGCGTGGGGAATGCCCATGAAGTCAGTCTTGAAAAACTAGTAGATAAAGATGGTGATGAAGGCGAAGAGACATTAAAAGTCGGCGGCATAAATATCTTTGGGCAAAAGATTGAATTTGTGCCAATGAGAAAAGAAATATATGATTCAGAAAGCAGAAAGCCAACTATAGTTTTAACTAACAATGTAGAAGACGATGTACTCCGTCGTGATTTGACAATCAACTCATTGTATTACAATATATTGACTGGCAAAGTAGAAGATTATGTGGGCGGAAAAGAAGATTTGGAAAAGATGGTGTTGAGGACACCAGCGGGTGCATTAGAAGGATACGATGGGACATTGAAAACGTATATTGAAGACCCTCTTAGGATGTTGAGAGTATTGCGTTTCTATACTCGTTATCCTAACGCAAAAATAGATAGTAACATTATCAAGGTTATGGAGCAATCTAAAGACCCTAATTCTGAATTCTCGAAAGCGTATAAGGCGAAAGTTGCACCAAGTAGGTCTTCTAAAGAACTCAGAAAAATGATGCAATCTAAAGACCCAATTCCAGCAAGTAGACTGTTATTGGATTCTAACTTCTATAAATTAGTATTCAATGTAAGTCCTGAATGGTATAACATGGACATGGATCAACAAAGTCCTTTTCATAATCTTACATTGAAAGGGCATACTCTTCGCGTAATGGAAGAGTTAAAAAACATAGCAAACGAAATCGGATTAGAAGACAACAGTGATGAAAGAGGATTGGTTCTTTTGGCTGGTCTGTTGCACGATTTTGGAAAAATGTCACCTGATATTCGTGCCCCTAAGATTGATAAGAAAACTGGTAAGCCAGTTACATTCCAAAGGGGAGAAGAAACTGTAGAACGTATGCGTTATATACGTCACGAAGTGGAATCAGCTACATTCTTGTCTCAGACACTCAAAGACATGAATTTCAATGAAGAGGAACGAGATTTTGTTGAATTGATTGTTAGAGGTCATATGACACCTACTAATTTGAAGAAATTTGTAGAAATGTATGAAGAGAAATCAAAATCAGGTAATTCTAGAAAAGCAAAAGATACGATGAATCGTCATTTGGGACAATTTTTACAGAGTGTAGACCAAAGGCTTGATACATTGATGATGGCTATAGAAAATGTTAAAAAAGATACCAGAATCAGTGATGAAGATAAAGCCAATAGAATAAAAGACTTAGAAAAATGGATTACACCATATGGTCGTTTGTGGCAATGGATTATGTATCATCATCGTGCTGATTCAATGGGCAAAAGTGATATGACTGAGCGTGAAATAGAGGAAACTAAGGCGATTAATCAGAAACTTATAAATGTAGTAAAAAACTATAGAGATACGCTGGGAACGCTTACCAGAACGCCTGTTGGAGATAAGTTTGGTAATGTAATTCGAGAAATGATGCAAGAACTTGTACCAGACTTGCCAAGGGACGCTATGTTGAGCGATTCAAGGATTAAGCGTCCAACGCACTATATCAAGTTTATTATGATGAAAGTGATTGAACAGCAGCAGTTGGGCTATATAAAGACGCTAGACGATGCTAAAGAATTTATTCGTAAAAGTGGTCGTAACTGGGGTAATATATGGAAACAGCAAATACGGAGACAGCAAATGTCAGAATATCATGAAACGAATCTTGCTAATAATTGGTACAAAATGCAAAAGAAAGCGGATGCTTCATCTGCGTCTGAACCATCAGGGTTTGATGGCTACGAAGGGCAAAGCCCATTAGAAAGAGTCGATATGCCATATACAATGGAAGATAGAAGTTCTCCTCTTCCTTTCCAGGTTGGAGACAAGGTGAGAGTAAGGCAAGTCGGAATGATTTATGAGCAAATAGAAGGTCGTGTTGTAGACGCTCAGGAGAATTTGATTGTTATAGATTGGCAGACTGGTAGGTACGCAGGAAAAACTGAGAAGATGACTATGGATAAGGCAACTATAAAGTTGGATGTTATCAAATGATGAATTGGTTTAAAAAGGCTGATGGTGAATATAAAGTGTGGTTAGATGACTTGAGAGAAATGCCGCCAGAATACGATATTCACGTAAAAACCGCATCTGAAGCTATTGAAGTGTTAAAAACTGGTAAAGTAACACATATGTCCTTCGATCACGATTTGGGAGAAGGTAATGGAAGCGGGTATGATGTAGCAAGTTGGATTGAAAGAGCCGCTTATGATAATAGCATACAGCCTATAAAGTTTTCTTTACATACACAGAATACTGTTGGAATGGAAAATATGAGTGCCGCGTTATTAAATGCCAATAGATTTTGGCGAGAACATCAAGAAAAGGAACAAGATGTGGTATAAAACAGCTAAAATTGGGTTTACAAAAGAGCAGTTGAATCGTAAACTAAAAGAATTAGTACGTAAAGATTCTTTCTTTAAATTTATGTTTAAAGAATTTGAAGTTCCTTTTGAAGCAATGGATAACGGCGGTTTAACTTTTATGGCTAAGAAATTAAACGGAAAATTTGCTGAAAGTAATGGCAAATTCATTTTTTTGAATGAAAAATTGTTTGAAAAAGATAATTTCTTTGCAAATGGTATACATTTTGTGGTACATGAGTTATTGCACTGGTTAACAAGACAACGAGAGAAAGACTTTTATTTCACTGATCCAGAAGAAATAGATGCATTCGCTTACGGGATGGCTCACGAAATGCAGAAAGGGAAAGGAAAAGAACATATCGAAAGAGTTTTTTATCCAATTATTAAAGCCCATTTCAAGAAAAAGAAAAATGCAACAAAAATATTTAATCTAATTTTCAAGCTGGCGTTGCGAAAACAATCGAAAATGAAGAATAATTTATCTTAAAAAGGATATTAGCCGGAAAAATCAAAACTGTAAAATAGTAAGATTATAAGGTAAGTCCCTTAATTATGTGGGGTAAATATTATGGCCAAATTGAAACTAAAACGCTATCTTCAAGACCCATCGTACTGTGCTGTTGCCTCTTCAGCTTCGATAGTTAATTATTACAATTCTAAGCTGAATTATGAAAATACAAAAACTATAGCAGAAGATTTTGTTGGCGGTGAGGAAGTAATGTCAGAAGGGATGTATACTGGCGAAATAGCCCAATTATTCAATCTATTGGGTTTTAAGGACGTAACGGTAGTGAGTTCATGTATAGACTACTTAGATTATAGTTGGGCCAAACTTTCCAAATCAGCGTTGATAAAGAATCTTAAAAAAATGTCTAGAATCAGAAAAGACATGAAAGAAAATGCTAAATCGATGGTAAGATTTCTTGAAGAATCTGGATACAATAATCAGCTTATTATTGACTATAAATTTGGTGATTATATTAGAAAAAGCATTGACAAAGGCATCCCTGTATCTATTTCATTCAAATGGACAGTATTTTTGAGGTTTGAAAAGTACAATGATAAGGGAAAACCTGATGCATTTAAGGGAGATGACGAAGAACATGCCGTCGTTATAGTTGGCTATGATGATAAGGGTGTACATGTTGTAGACTCTCATAACAAATTTTACAAATACAGATTAAAGAAATATCGCAAAGGAAGATACCACATTTTATGGGAAGATTTAATGTATGTGATTAGCGATGTTGTTATACCGTCTAATTACCAAGAAGACTTATTAAAATATGAATTTTAAATATGAACTGGTACAAAACCTCACAAAGCGATATAATGCCCAAGCGATCACTGGGCAAAACTGGCTATAAGGTAAGCATTATATCTTTAGGTGGTCAAGGCTCTCTTGAAACTCAAGGCGATGATGATAACTGTATAGACATCATACGAAGAGCCTACGAATTAGGCATTAATTACTTTGACACTTCTCCTATCTATGGCCCATCAGAAGATTTCTATGGTAAAGCACTAGATGGGATTCGTAATGATATATTTTTGGCTACAAAGACAGATAAAAGAGATAGAGATGGATCACTCAAAGAGATAGAGAAGTCGCTGAAGAGGCTTAAAACGGATCATGTCGATTTGTGGCAAATACACCATTTAGACACAATGGAAGAGGTAAACGAAGTTACAGCAAAGGACGGAGCATTACAAGCACTGTTAGAGATGAAAGAACAGGGTGTAGTTAAGTATTGTGGATTTACTGGTCATCAAGACCCAAAGATACTTATAGAGATGAATAAACGCCATGATTTTGATACCGTATTATGCCCCGTGAATGCAGCAGATTGCCATATGAAACCTCCATTCATAGATACTGTTGTTAAGGCTGCAAATAGCAAGAACATTGGTGTTATTGGAATGAAAGTATTTTCACAAGGCTTCATATTCCATCCAAAAGGAATCACAACCTCTTGGGAACCATTGGCTTATTCACTTTCTCAACCTGTCAGCACTTTGATTGTAGGTCATGATAATGTGGCTCAACTTGAAGAAAATGTTGCTATTGCAAAGAACTTTAGTCCTCTGAACGAAGAAAAACAAAAGGAAATAGAAGAAAAAACCAAGAACTATATAAGAAGAGCTTCCTTTTTTAGAAGCCGATATGGAGGATATCAGTCTAGGGACAAATTGAAAGACCCGTTTGTGACTGAAAATGCTAAAGTATGAATTGGTATAAATCAAAAAATATTAAGATAGCTGGTGCTAAAGAAAAAATACAGAAGTACCGTATTATAGACTCCGCTATTATCGCTTTCATCCATAAGTATGAGAATCTTATCGATTGGAATATGATTGATTCTCATCTTGCTCTAACGGATAAAGATGCAGAATTTCACATTAATAAAGCAATTAATTCTAAACCTCTTACAGCATTATTTAACAAAATTAGATTTGGGCCTGAGTCAATTGCTCTAAAGGGAAGTAATTATTATCAAGTTGATCCTGAAAGTGAAGAAACGATTGAGATCAATAAAGAAAAACTTAGAGTTTTCCAGTTATGGTGGGACTTGATGACTCATAAGTGGAGTAACCCTGCATTCGCATTTTTGATGTTAAAGCCAATTTTTGATTCTTCTGGTCCGAACAAAAAAGCCCCGCCTCCAGAAGTGGATGCAGAGGTTGTCAATCGTACTTATAAAGAATTAATTCAAAATCCTCAAATGAATACATTCAAAATTTATATGAAGGATTTGAAAAATGCCACATTGAGGAAAAAAGAATTTTTAGATCATATAGGCTTTGAAGAGTCAATGACTGGATGGTTACGCGTTAAAAGCAAAACAAATGATCCTGATCATTTTGAATATAACTTAGAAATTCTTAAATCTTTAAGTAGGGAAAATAACTGGTGTACCGCAAGAAATGTTGCAAATAGTTATCTATCAGAAGGCGATTTTTGGTTATATATGGTGGACGGAACAGCTAAAGTAGCAATTAGATTGACCGGGAACAATTCTGTGATAGAAATTCGAGGTAAAAACAATCAAATTCCTAAAGACTATTGGGAAGAAGTTATTTCGTTTTTGCACAAAAGCAATTTTGAATATCAGCATAATATCTCCTATAAAAAATTATTAGAGACTTATGGGTTCAACCAAGATTTAAGAGAGATGGATGAAACAGGATTTGTAAATTTGATCGACACTATTGAATCTAAACCTCTCACTTATGAAAAATTAAGTGCAGAAAACAAAAAGAATTTTCCAGTATTATTAGAAGCTGCCATCAAGGGATGGACAAATCCACTCGCATTAGATATACAGAATTTTAGAACCACTCTTAAAGACAAAAGAGAAAAGGAAAAACAAAATCTGCCTGTTGATACACGCACACTAAGCAGATTAGATGATTATAAGTCAGAAGTGATTTATCGGTATAGAAGAATGCCTGTAGATATGCGGGAAAGATTATCTGATATAATTATAGAAGGCATAAAGGATGTTTATGCATATTGTCTGACAGTAGATGATCCTTCTTCGATTTGCGATGTACCTAAAGAAATTGCAGCAAAAATTAGCAAAAAAGAGTGGGTAAATGCCATTTACAGACTTTTTAAAGACTCTGGGGTATATGCTTTAGAATTTCATATTCCAGAAAATGTTATGAATATAGTTGATTCCAGAAAACTGAGAAATATAGTATTACGTTTATTTCTTAAAGACCCAACAGTTTGGGAACATGCTCAACAACAATGGATTGATATGATGGGAGATCAAGAGAGAAAAGTCATTGCTGACGAATTGATAAAGACACAAATTGAAAAAACTTATAGCACCACTGGTACTGCTCCTTTGATTCCAGAAGATTTAGAACAATATATACCATTCGAAAAAATTGTAGAAGCATGGACAAAATTCGTTAGGGATTATGCTGTTCGATATGTAGAAGCCTCGATACCAGAACATATTAAATCACAAATACCAATTGACGAGGTTGTTAGTGGATATAAAGATATGATAAAATATAATCCTGGAATTTATCTTCAAGTGCCACAAAAACTACAACCCATGATTGATCAAGGATGGCTTCGTAGAGCAGTTTATCGATATTTCAAAATCAATATTTTCTCTATTTTCCGCAACCAAAGTGTTAGCGCTTTAGAAATGATGGAGAAATTTTTCCCAAAAGAGTTTATAGGAAAAATGTATACACATTTCTTCAAAAAGAATCCAAGTAGTTATAACAAAATACCAGATCATTATAGAGAATATGTTCCAGAAGATGTTTTGATTGATTCATTTTCCGAAACGGTTTTGAGGCATAAAGATTCTTTAATGAAAGCATTAGAGGGGGATCAGAATATAAGTAATTTTGTGCGTTATATCAAACGTGATTATCGTGATATACCTGATAAAGTTAAAGAAAAAGTACCTAAAGAAGTTATAGAATTGTTACATTTTGCCATAAACAGCGAATTGGCAGCAGACCCATATTCATATAAATCTCTTTCAGCAGCACATAAGGAAGTTATTACGCCTGAAACTATGGAAAGAATTAAAGAATATTGGAGAAATTCAACCAGCAATATTACACACGCTTTTACTCAGTGTCCTCTTGAAGTCCAAAAACAACTTTTTGAAGAAAAGGGGCAATTCTATAACGATGTGGTCGCATCTTCTTTAAGAGTAGTAACAATGAGGCCGTATATTATTTTACAGACTAGCTGGATGCATGAACCTCTTAGGGGAATGATACCGCCATATGTTTATGAACATTTATTAAAAGAGCGACTGCCGGATTTGGGTGAAGCACTTGCAAAAGCTTTTTATGAATATAGAACTTACACCGAATATTACGCCAAGATGCCTGATATAGTTAGAAATGCTGTTCCAGAAAAAGTAAAAAAAGATATAATAATTCCTTTTTATCAAAGGCGTTATGATGCTTATGGAAGAAATGCTCTTATTCCAAAAGATATTGTTCCATTTATAGAGCGGGTAGAACCTAAAGCTTCTGCTAACCATTGGTATAAGTATGCTCAGAATCTACCTAATGAAATAGCAAGACTTTTATTAGAGGCAGAAAAAGGATATGTCGCACCAGAAAGATTACAAAATGTATCATCGTATTTTGCCGATGAATTTACTCTAAGACAGGCTGTGTCTAAGGGTTCTCAAATGGCTCAAATGTCTCAGAAATATGCATTGAGTCCTAAACAGCAAGAAACCATCCAGCAATTAATGCAAGCATTTTTGGGAAAGCGTCAAGAAATGAATGAAAATAGCGATTATCATATCGAACCAGAAACCAAAGAAAACATTTCAGAAATTCCTCAAGAACAACCAGTCGAATAGTCTCTAACCTTCTATAATGAATAGACGCAGGAGATATATCATGACGCAGAAATACTACAAATATCCACGAACTTTTCATTTCCTTTGGAGTGAGAATCTTCAGAATGATGATCGTCTGCTTCCGTCGATGGATGATTTTATAGGTAAAGAAATCGTTATCACGGAAAAAATGGATGGTGAGTGCCTTGACGAAAATGTTTTGATATCAACAGACCAAGGAGAAATTTCTATTGGAGAAAAATGTTTTTGTAATGATAGAGAAAGCTTTGTCAAATATATTGTTCTTAGGTTGAGATTCCACAATACAAAAGAAAAATTTAGGGAACTTCGAAAAAGAGCAGAAGATATCGTAGATGAAGTAATATTTTTGTGGAAAAAGAAGGAAAAAGAACGTAAAGAGGGAAATACTGAAAAAGCGGTTAAAGTAGGCGGATATAAACCCGGCATTAATGAAAAGCCACTTACAGAGGGTTACCAGCCAAAAGCTTCCGCTTCTCAAGAGATCATTCCTCCTTCTCCACCAAGAAAACGTATTAAAGTTAATCCGCAGATGTGTCCTCATTGCGGTAAGGAGATATAATGGACACGATGTATCAAATAGGTGATTGGGTAGAAGTGAAGTCTCGTGTTGAGTTCTATTACGACAAAGATAGGATGCGTAAAACACGAGAAGCACCCTATGATGAGCCGTGGAAAGGGCAAGTGGTTGGTGTCGCTACGAGAATGTTAGGACAATATTATCCCCCTGAGACATCATATAGCCCCAGTTATGATTCGATGACTGACTACGGAGAATATGAGCCTGCTTATCTCACTTGGGAAAAAACGGTTCGTGTTTGGCTGGTTCGCAGAGGCATGATAAATCTACCTGTAGAAGTTTCATCACAGGGACTAGAAATAACTACACCAGAAGAACAGTTACCGTGGATGTGGACTAATCCATTAAGATGTACAAAAGAATATAGAAGTATGTTAAGTAGAGAGTCGCGTGATTGGCCTAGAGACGAAAAAGGCAGATGGATTTCGTTTAAGAAAGGTAAATAATGTCAAGAAAGAAAAAGCATAGTAAAAGTCGTCGTAGACGCAAAATAGGTTCTCATAAGCGTCGTGCAGCAAAAAGACGAAGTAAGGAAAGATAATGAGTAAGCTGATTGTATTACGTGGTCTGCCAGGTTCTGGCAAATCGACCAAGGCGAAAGAAATTGTACAGCAAGACCATAACGCTGTACGAGTCAATAAAGATGCGCTTAGAGATATGCTTTTCTTCATCTCAAAAAGTGATCATTCGGAATGGTCAAATAAGAGAGAAAATATTGTTAAAAAGGCACAACTTGAACTTGTGAGAACTTTACTTGCCAAACATAAAACGGTTATTATAGATGATACTAATTTAAATCAGAACACCGTCCGAAGATGGGAAGATGTAGCATTGCAAGGCAATCACAAATTCCAAATTATTACCATTGATACTGATGTAGAGGAATGCATCAAGCGTGATGCTCTGCGTGATATTACTGTTGGTGAAGAAGTTATCCGAAAATTCGCTTCTGTTCATCATATTGGTAATAACAAAGCAGACGACCAGAAGGCTTTTGACTGTCCTGATGATAAGAAAATTGTCATTTATGACTTAGACGGTACACTTGCTGATGTTGAACATAGATTGCATTTCATTAATGGTGGAGTTCGAAAAGATTGGGCTGGATTTTTCGACGGAATGAGTAAAGACCCTCTTAGAGAAGGGGTTGCCAGTCTAATTACAGATTGCTATAAAGATCACATAACTATTATAGTAACAGGGCGTCCTTCAAATTACCGCACTAAAACAGAGAAATGGCTTAAAAAACATAACATACCATATAAGGCTCTGTATATGAGGAAAGCTGGTGATTTTAGACCTGATTATATTGTCAAACAAGAAATCCTCGATAAATTCTTGCCAAAAGACAAAATTGAGATGATCGTGGACGATAGGAAATGTGTTTTGGATATGTGGAGGTCGAATAGATTACCAGTAATCGATGTCGGCGATGGCACAGATTTTTAAAGCGGTGACAGTAAACAGAGTAAACTTAACAAGGAGTTATTATTATGAAGAGTTATTATTATGAAACAAAGTAGTGCATGGAAAAAATTAGGCAAACCAGTTGTAGTAGTTGATTTCGATGGCGTTATTATGGATTACACCAAGGGATTTCGAGGGGTTGATGTTTTCGATGAAGCCGTTGATGGAGCAGGCGAAGCATTACAAGAATTGCAAGATGCAAATTGGCATATCGTTATTTTCACCACACGGTTTGCTTCACCAGCATTGGTGGAATGGCTCAAAGATAAAAAGATTCCATATAATGCATTGAATTCTACAGATCACAATCCTCCCAATACGTCGCATAAGCCTATTGCTACTGTATATTTAGATGATAGAGCATGGCCTTGGGGTGGAAAACAGTATACAAAAGAAACATGGCAACAGATTGTCAAGGACTTGAAAAAGATGCAGAAAGAAATGTCTGCGTTTGCATAAGGAGATTTATAATGATCAGTCATGCGTTTTACACAGTTGTAGTGAAATTGGCATCGTTCAAATCCATTGAAACAAAAGGATCACCTGTTCTTACTTGTGATGCTGATGAAAATATAGTGGGCATTAATTATGTAAATTGGGCAGATGTCAAAAAGGAAGTAAAAGAATTGGAAACCAAAGGTCTTGAAGATGGCAAAGATTTTGCTATCTTCCACGCGGCAGATGGCAATTTCAAGAATAAAGACTATGAAGTTGTAGAATACCCGTGGGTATCTTTGGATACAGAAAGTGAGAATCTAGTTTATAACAATGCAGTTTAATATTCCTAAACAAGAAGTTATATATGTTTTGTCCGAGAATTGGACATTTCATGTCGATATCGATCACATCAATGGTCAATTTTGTGACTATTTTCTGAATGATGGGATTGGGGAGGGTGTTTTTAGCAGTGACAAACAAGAAGTTATTTTGCCAGCAGGTTCAAGGATACAGGCGTCTTATCTGGATAGTACGAAAATAATGTTTAATTATTTGCCTACAAAACATCCGGAAGACCATAATGTTTTCTCTTTTTGGGTTTACTATGAAGAACTAGAGAAATTTCATTATGATAATTCGTAATGTGACTTACGACGTATCTTTATCCGGATGGCTGACTTAACTTCCGCTTCGGAGATCAAAATCAAATACCCTCCCCCTCCCGCACCAGACACCTTCCATCCAAGGGCGGTGTCTGCAAACTCGTGAATTCTTTGCATTATAGCACTATCCACCATTCTTGGGAATAGTGCTATTTGTGCCTCAAATGATTTCTTGAAGAATGCTCCGAATTTTTTTATATCCTGAGACAATATAGCATCCCAACAACCATCAGCCGCATATGCTAATGCTTTTGCATTGTGTACATCCAAATAAGTATCGCTTAATACATCATAATCATTGTGTCTAGGAAACAATGGAACCAAATAAATGCATTCTTCCAGCCAATCCAATGTCGGACCATTTGTTATACTAACAATATCTGTGGGCCAATAATGATTATCATAATAAGCCTTATTCAGTCCCGGCATCACAATCCCCATGGAGTCTTGGGCACCAGAAACGCAAGTAGTCCCCGGTGGGTTATCAAAACAAAACAATGTTTTTGCTAATTTCTCAAAATTGCCAGATGGAATATCATTCTGCCACAATTCAATTGCTTTCTGTCTCGTGCTTGATGCCATACCACTTCTGTCGTTAAATTCAATCGTTGGTTCAATGCTGATCGTTAACACATTGCCAGGATGATATTTAGACACATATGGTTGATCAAGCCATGAACCAGCCAAATCAATTCTATATGGAATATTGCTATGCTGTTTGATCGCTGTACTGCTACGAGGGGTAAGCCCCTCATGTGGTTTTCGCCGCAAAATTTTATATTGGATGCCCAACGCTCCACAAAGGTTTTCTTTTTCTTTATAGTTTCCATCTTCATTGGTTATGAATATGTCTGGTTTAATTTCTCTGATTTCTTTATCGAAATCTAACACTCCTGAACCAGAAGAAATGAATGCATCCGAAACGTAACGAATTGCTTTGATTAGATAAAGACGCTCTTTTTCATCAACTACAGGTCGTCTTCCTTTTAATTCTTCAATTGTTTTATCTGAACCTATGGCTACAATTAGATCACCATATTTTGAGGCTTCCTCAAAGAAAGAAAGGTGGCCGCTATGAAATAGATCGAAACATCCGCTGACAAATACCTTTTTGTTCATACATTTAAGATCGGATTAGTATGGTAAACTTCTTAAGAAAGGTTGTACAGCAGAATCTTGCTGTTGTCTAGTTTGTTGTCCGAACTGTTCTGCTGGGCCTTCCTGTACGCTTGTAAACGGTTGTCCAGACTGGATGGCACTACCATAGTCTCTGACATGGGCGCTTTCATGTGCGGCTGTTTCTAGCAATTCTCCCAATATCCAAGAGCCTACTTGTTGGATAAGGCTGTTGACGATATCTGGGTCAGTTTCTATTCCGTCCATTTGTGCTGTAGGAGGTAGTGAATGTTTGGCATTATCAAATACCTTTTTGACATCGACATGGATTACGCCAGGTTCATGGCTGATTGCTAACCCTTGAGCAGAAGCATCGGCAATTGGGCTAGTGTCTATTTTTTTGACATTATTTTCTATAAGAATAGGTGCTATACGAGTTTTTACTTCATCTAGTAGTTGATAGGCAGAAATCGTGACTCCTGAACCTGGTATTGCGATATTCTCACTTTGACCGGTGCCAGTGATCTCGATTGCTTTGGCTTGTTCCATCAATTGTTGATATTCAAGCCCTATATTTTGTTGTGCTTTTATAAACCAGTTCATATTTCTCTGTTGGTGATAAATTTACACTTATACTAGTCCTGTATTCAGTGAAAGTATATAAAACCCTTCTATAGATAAGGAGAATTCTAATGAAAAGGAAAACCACAAAAGAACAAAAAGTAGCAACAGCATCAATTCCTAGAGAAAATATTATTGCCCCTAAAGGCACAAAAATAGTTACCCAAGAAGATATTGATATGAAACAGCAAGTGATTACTAATCATTTATATCAAGTCGGTAACTTGGTAGCAGGAATTTGTTCAGCCGATTTAGACGGAGAATATAAAGAAATGCAAAAAGCTATGTTTACTAGTGTTATTGAGAGATCGTCTGATATCATTATGGCCGTTGTTAATAATATGACGCTAGAGGACGGTACAATTGTTATAAATACTAATAGGGAAATTCCATTTTGCGAAACACCAGATTCAATTCTAGACACAGAAAAGATGCGTGATTCCGGTTTGTCTCCATTGAGCTATAAGCCAGCTAATACTCCGAATGTAATTGTTTTAGATAGGCATTCGCTTTTGGAACACAATTTGGTTGAGAGGAGCAATACTCCTATTACCAGTGAAATGTTACATAGATTAAAAAGTAAATTGAACACCATAGATGATCCTAAAAAAGCACAAGGGCCAATAAGAATCGATATGGATGAAGCGGAAAATAAAAAGCTTCCCAAAAACAAGAACAATGAAAATCAGATGTCTACAGAAGCCTCTTCTCTTCTCGATGATTATGTAGAGAAATATAATAAGCAAATTTTCGCTAACCGTTCAGAAGCCGCCAAAAAAGGTTGGGTAACTCGTAAAAATAACATAAAAAAGGCCAAAAGAAATGCAAAACGAAGAAAAAACAGATAAACAATTAAAAAAAGAAAACAAAGAACTTCTCAAAGAGAACAAAAGACTCATAAAAGAGAACGAAGCCGCTAGAGCAATAGCAGAGGAAAAAGCAAATAAACATCCTTGTGAGAATTATTGGTTTCGTAGAGCATTGTACTTAGAAAAAGAGATTGAGAAAAGAGACAAGCAAATTGAAAACATGAACGTAGGAATTTCCGTAGCAGTAATCAAATTGGATATGATAGAAAATAATATAGTTACAATCATGAAAGAAGCAAAAGCATGTTGTCCAAAGAAATGAAAAAATATGCTGTAATTCAAGTGTGGCAATGTTATGATGATATAGAAGGAGTGGAATGCATTGATTCATTTGATACCAAGAAAGAATGCAATAAGATTATCAAGTCCATGACTGATAAACGAGATGCAGAGTGGAAGAAGAGATTTGATTACATCGAAAAATATATTGATGATTTTGAAATACCAAAAATACATTACACCAATTGGAATTATGATAACTGGAAGAAATATCTTTTACAGATTCATTGGTGTTTGGCGAACGGTAGTGTTGACACAAAAAATTTTAAAGATCAATTAAAGATGTATATTAGGGGTGGAACATGTATGAATCTGAAAGATTTTAATCCGCCAGATTATTCCGAAATTGGTCAATTATTTGTAGTTAAATTAAAATAATGAAAGGTTCAAGACAATGAAAAGTATTCATATCGTAGAAAAAACACTTCCGATGGCATGGGAAAAGGCAGTTTTAGCATGTTGGAAACAAGGGGAAAGTTTTCCCACTGAATATGACAAGCCTAATGATCCAAACAGCAGAGACGTTGTCGCCCTTATTCATGTTACAGAGCCATTTTCTGAGCCTAGAATTCATAGGGCATTTCCAGGCGGGTTAGATGATTTAGAGAAATATAGAGCAGAAGTCTTATACGGTGTTCACAATCATTGGGTAGACCCTGTTGCCGGTAAATGGGAATATACATATCATCAGAGATTATTTGAATACAATGTTCCACGAAATATTGCAGATGGCTTCACTGGACAATTGCCTATGCCAGACTCTATCATTAATCAAGTAGGTAGATGCATAGAAATGCTAAAGAAATGTGGATATACCAGAAGGGCACAAGCAGTTACGTGGAAAGCATGGGAAGATTTAGGCATTCATGATCCTGCTTGTTTACAGAGATTGTGGTTCAGAGTACAAGATGGAAAACTGAACATGAATATTCACATTCGTAGCAATGACGCATATAAAGCTGGATTTATGAATATGTATGCATTTATTGAATTGCAAAAATATGTTGCCGAACAAGTCGGAGTAGAACCAGGTGAATATGTGCATATCGCTGATTCATTCCATATCTATGGAAGTTACTTTGATGAATTTAAAGGTTTCCTGAAAACAGTTAAAGATAGAAAAGAAGAAGATAGAATATATACAGAAAAATTCGCAATTCCATTCTTCATTGATGGTTGTGACACGCTTTTGGCAGAAGATGATATGCCAGAAGATAAGAGGAAATTGGTTTTGGCGAGAAAAGCAAAGCTAGAAAGTTTATCTTAAACCATATTCTTATTATACATTAAAGACATTGCCTTTAAAATGTTATGTGACATTTCTTCAGATGTGACAGTGGTATGTATACTGCCATCGCATGCACCACGACACCTATCTCCACGATATTCGAAATCACGACATTCTTGAGGTCTATTTTTATAAATTGTACAATCATGTGTTTCAGCCTCACATAATACACAATATCCATCATCGCATGTATTGAGCATTAAAACATTAATTAAATCTTCGTTAGTCCCACGGATTTGCAGTACGTCATGTCGTTGTGAGACTTCATTTACATTAATATCAGCAGCTTCTATTCGTTCAATATCAATATCAGTTAATGTCACCCGACATTTACAGCATGCTGCACACCCCCGACATAAATTTGGGATTAGATTTTTCAATATTCCTCCTTAATGCCAGAAGGTGCCAAGCAATTCAACATTTACAATGTAAATATCACCACCATAATTATCGCCAGTCGCACCACCATTTGCATCTCGTCTCAATACGAAAAATAAACCTTGCTCTGGCAATGAATCAGGTACCGAAAACTCATATCTCGATTCATATATCTCATCAGAACTATTTAATACAGTAGTGGTTACATCCGTAATGGTTGTTTCTGTATTTGTTCCATCCAAAATTGTACCCACTACCGCTTGCCCATACACGAAGTCGAGTGCCACATCCCCAGATGCTTCATCGGAATTTGGTGCCCATCGCACGACATATGTTAGCGGTAAAGATGTATCTAACCCAGAAAGCACAGGGATCGCCTGACCGAACCCATCTATGCTGCCATCTTGAAATTCATTCTTTTTCACCTTAAGATTAATAATTGCCCCAAAATCAACATTGTTGTCTTTAGGGGCGAATCCGTCAACTTCATAGGTATTTCCTAGATTAATCCCTTCAATGGTTCTCGTGTCTCTTGCGGCTCCCATATGCTCTATAAAACCATCAGCATTAATTTCAGTTCTATTTGTATGAACTTTAAATTGTTGAAAAATCGGAGCGGTAGTAATTGCGGTAGCAATTCTAAATCTAATCCAAAATCTACTGGTCCCAGTTGTTGGTGGGTCACTTTTTGCCCAATCAAATCGCGTACTATCAGTAAGATCATCAAAACGAATTTGTTCTGAACTTACTCTCTCAAATATTGCATTACCATATTGTGTATATGGGCTATTCGAGGCTGCACTCATTTGATTAAATTCAACCCATGAACCACCACCCACAGTTCCATCCCAGTATTCAGCTATAATTCCACCTGCTCCAGGAACGGTGGCAGTCGCTATAGACACTTTAATACCAAGAAACTGTTTGTAGTCTGTGGCATCCTGCAAATCAGATGACACATAAATTGCATTATCTTGAGCGACACCTGTAAACGTAAAAGTAGAGCCACTAGCACTAGCTGCTTCTGCACTTACGTCCACAAAAACATTCCCGGCGGTTTCAGTATAAACAAGCATTCCTCTTGTATAGCTGTCGCCCTCACCGAGTACCGTCTCTCTGCCCTTCTCTGGAGTACCGACTTGGACTTCCTCTAGGAATAAATGTCCTTCGTCTCCTTCTAGATCACTATTGAAGTCTATTTTTACGTTATCTGGATCGGTCATTGAAAGTTTTGTGGCCAAGAATATGCACGAAGTTAGGTGAAAATCACCTGATGCTGCTTCTTGCAAAATATGCCAAGTGCTATTATCATCTGCTGTAATACTTACTCCGTGAATAGTGTTCAAAGTTCCGTTAAGCCCAGTTCTTGCCACGTTTGTTCCGCCTAGACAATTAACAAGATGAGGATGTAGCGTTCCATCATTATCGCAATAAAGGTGGTTAGTTGCACCACTACTAAAGCTGTTGTGAATCAATAACGTGCCGCCATCAGCAAAAAAGGCATTCCCTGTAGCACTTGAGAATATATTAGATGCACCAATCCAGCCGCTATTGGTAGAATGTAAACCATTGGTGCAACTTGATTTGAATTTTGTCTCCTCAACTGTTATATTGCCATTGGCCGTGTCCGACTGAACACAAGTTTCAGCATTTTGAAAAACACAACGCACAATTTCAGCTTCATCGTCAGAATAAGCGGCGATATCTCCTGTAGGTCCGTCTACTCTTAAATTATAGAGAACCGCATCATGCCCAAGCGTAATAAACGTGGCATTATTATTAGACGCTTCAATAAATGTACATTCATCGTTTACCCCCATAATTGAAACATAATCAGGGACGGTAAACGGGGCTTCTACAAACGTGCCTGGGGTTAATTGGATTACATACCGCTTGGCAGATGAAGCATCTCCCAACGCGTTGATCTGAGCAATCGCATCGGCGATTGTTGTATATTCGGCCTCTCCATCCACCGTGGATACTGTTACGATCTGTTCGGACATGCGATTATCACCGACCATAGCCCATATGCCAGTAGCACCAGACCAATAGCTGGTAATAGTGAAGCCTTGATGGTTCTTACTTATTGTCTGCGATGTGTATCCACCTATTTCTTGCACGCCGCCCACAGTTGTGACAATAACTTGGTTTGCGTCATCTGTGTGCTTATAGAACGACATCCTATCGCCGTTATTCGTAGCAGCACTGTTGGAGATAGTAATTGTGATATCACCAGCAGTCGTATCAACAAGGAACACGCCAGTGACTGTGCCTGCGGCATCTAAATCGGTACTCACATTTATCAGCGTTACTTCCGTAGCATCAGCTACATTCTCCCATTTACCAGTTACTGAATTATATTGTAAGAATTCATGTGCGGCGACACCTGAAATGCTTACTGATTCTGCAAAATCTTTAGCGTCTTCTTTTAGATGCCAATAATTAGCAGCTTCTCCACCTTGTAGGCCACTCAAACTATTGTGGTCAGATATACCACCAGCTTTTACCCAATCGGTGCCATTAAAAATATAAGCAGAACTTTCGGAATCTATATAAGTTGAATTACCAGAGACAACTACTGTTTCATCCCATGTCGCTCCATTGTATTCATATACATTGTCTGCGGTCCAACCGTTGCCAGATACAGAACAAATATATCTATCTCCGACACCGGGGCCACCCGGCAACGCACCTGATGCATCGTGGAAATCAAGAACCGCTTCTAACCACGCACTAGCACCAGCCACGGCCCCGTCTACATATCCTTTTGTTGCAGCATCAGTATTGTCATCAATACTACCACTGATCGTGACACCAACAAAGGTGGGCTGTCCTCCGGTTAAATTAGTTTCTTGAGCAGCCGTTAAATGCTTATGATCGCCCACAGCGCCGCCCTGCAATCCTGTTAATGATTCATGATCGTAGGTCAATGCATTAATTTCAGTCTTAGTATAATAATCGTCTGGTCCATTACCAGAGTTGGTCAAATTACCCGTTCCATCTAAACCCGCAAAATCTCCGATTACAGGTGCTGATACTTTATCTGCTTTCCCATCGACATCTACAGTGATCTCTGCTATTTCTGCATCAACTTCAGTTTTTGTATATGTTTGATCTTTTGTATACACATTATCGCTTAATGCGTATGGATCAAGTTCATTTTCTTCAACAGACACAACGCCTGTTTCGGCTTTAGAAACACTTAATCTGGTTCTATCTGAATCCTTATTTTTAACCAATCTGAATTGACCACTATTTAATAATGATCGCAAATCTTCTGACTGTCCGATTTCAGATGGTGTATAATATCTCAATAAATCATGAGTATCATTTGGATTAAATGTCGGAACATATGGCAAATCGCCTATACTAATCATACTGCTAGTAGTATTAGTAACACGCCAATACTCTCTTTTACTACTATTTCTGTCTCTACCCATGTCTGTATAACTCCTTATTAATTTAATTCAATGTGTTTTTTATTTTTCCTTGTAAACTTTACGGTGATTGCTCGATATAATATAATGAGAAACTCGTGAAGAAAAAAGATAAAATTTTTGTGAAAACGACTGTATACTTAGTATACCCATATGATGAAAGTGCATCTACGCTACAAGATATGTGCAATTTATGGAGTATTAAGCTTTTAGAGTGTGATACTACAAAAAATAAAGCGACGATTGCTTTTCCTCTAAAAGTATTCAAAAAAATGTTTGAAGAAAACCCGAGAGTTCAAGAATATGAGCCATTAGAGGGCACTGAAAGGTTTATTAAGAAAATGATAGTAAAAGAAATAATAGTTGAGGAAAATAAAAAACATGGTAAACATCAAATGCCCCAACGAAATTAAATTAGCTTCACCCAAAAAGAAAAAAGAATTCATCATCTATCTCGATATGGATGGTGTCTTAACTGCATGGACAGAAAGAGCTTGTGAAATTTCTGGCCTTGATATAAAAATCCCAGAAATTCGTGATGAACTCAAAAAAGGAGCATATCTCGATGACATCAAAGGATATGGGGAAGATGTTTGGGACAATGTAATGGCAGAAGGACAAAGCTTTTGGGAATCTCTAGACCAATATCCTTGGGCTAAGAAGCTTTTTGACACAATGCAAAAGCATGGTAATGTATATATTCTTACGTCGCCAGGCGTTTGCACTGATGCACCAAGTGGCAAAATGGTGTGGATACAAAACAATTTCGGCGATATCGAGAAATTAATCATTTGCAAAGATAAATATCGCTGTGCCACCAAAAACACTATTTTGATTGATGATAGTTACAAAAAAATTGATGCTTTTAGAGAAGCTGGTGGTCACGCATTTTTGTGGCCGAATCCTTGTTCCCTAGAAGATGGTGATATTGATGTAGACGAAACAATTGACAAGTTGGTGGAAGAGATAAAATCCTACAAAAAAGATTGAATAATTTTCTCTTTACCGTCTTTAATAATGATCAACACCTTGCCGCCCGTTGATTCAAACCATCCTTTGATTTGGATTCTATCTTTATGGATTAGCGTGTGACATGAACTACAACATATTACGACATTAGACGGTATGTATGTTCCACCATCCTTGCCGGGTACAATGCGGTGATATTCTAATACATCAATATCTTTGTCGTCACAGATTGGACATTTCTTTGCTGCTGATTTATCTACTTCTCGATTGATAAGTTTTCTTTTTCTTCCCATGGTGATACCTCATACCTATATTATCGTCATACCGATTAAACAAGTGGAGCAAGGAGATTCGTATGACAAAGATTAAGAGTATCCATCTAAAAAACTATTGCGGATATCGAGATATATTTTTTGATTTTACTGGAAATAATCAAATAAACAAATTAGCAATGTTTGTAGGACCAAATGGTTCTGGTAAATCCAATTTATTAGAAGCAATCCAACTTTTGTCTGCTGCATCAAGATTTTCTCGCAGAGATATGTCATTGACATGGCGTAAATATACATACGATCCTGATTACAATCCCACAACTCAAGAGTATACGATAGCTTATGCTGACCATATCAAAAAAGACAAAAAAGGTAGAATAGTTATTGATAACACTAATAATCAGGCGAATAAGATGCCAGGATTGGAAACACACGATCCTGAATTTCTGAAAAAAGTTATTGGTGATCTTGAAGAAATGGAAATAACTGGTGTATTCTCCACTAACGACGGGGACAAAGAAGTAATAGTTACTACAAGAGGCGTAAAGAAAAATGAACTGTCAGCAGGCATGGGTGCTATTTCTTTTGACTATTTTATAGACGCAGACAATCCAAATAATATGGCCAAATTTCAGTTGCCAGTTGAGAAGGAAAAAATGTTTATTGATTTGGCTGAAACTATTTATGGATACAAATGCTCTTTAGAGAAAAAAGTAAATAATATCGATGGGGAAATTGATGAAAATGGAAATATAGTAAATGAATATTTCTTTACTGATTGCGTTTTAACAAAGCCGTGGGGAGATAGAGTTCATTTCAAACGTATGTCAGACGGAGAAAAGAAGATTGCGACATTGATTCGCCATCTTTGTGATCCTACTTATATGGAAGAATTCGATTTGATTCTTATCGATAATTCTGTAATGCATGTCTATGCAAAGAGACACAGGCAAATGATTAAAAAGATATTGGATACATTTCCTGATAAGCAATTTATTATGACTACTCACAGTAGTATTTTAATAGACAGTTTACCAAGTCGTTATCTATATGACGTAGAAGACTATAAAATCAAAGAGGCGAAGAAAATGGGAATAAAATTGATTTATCCTGATAGCCAATCCAAACAATTCACTCCATCTTTCAAGCTTTCTGGCATGAATGCTGCTGAGTTCAAGATTAAATAATCTCTGTTGGTGCTGAACAATCTTGTACAATGGTCATGTAACATCTGAGGAGAAAACAATGGTAGATTATATCCCCATCTGTGTAATTTGCGACAATACCATGATAGAGGTTGATAATGATAATGGTTATATTTGTCCAATATGTGACCCCAAAGGGTGGAAAGACTACATGGGACGAATATATGAACAATTACAAATAGATAAAAAGGAGAGACAAATGGCTAGAGAACAAGTATACAAAGCAATCGACAGCGAAAGGGAATACCAAGACTCGATGGACGGCGTAAGTGAAGCCCCGAGTGTTGCTTCTGAATTAATATTGTTAGAAGAATATGTTGGACGAGCAAGAAATACTTTTACAGAAACTTTTGGTGATCCTGAAGAGCAACCCACAATGAACGTAATTCGTAAAATTGCCGGGATTGCAACACGAGCCATGGAAAACCACGGGGCGCCAAATAGGGAGAAATAAAATGCCTACAAGAGAACAAGTATACAAAGCAATCGACAGTGAAAGAGAATATCAGAATTATTGGGACAACAAACGTCTTAATGGGAATGATAATGAAACACAGATGGACAAAGACAAACCTGTTGAATGTTGGGTTCTTTGGATGGAAGAATATATCAAAAAGGCAAGAGAAGAGGCAACTGGTGATTGCACTAAAGAACGAGCATTGCACCAAATCAGAAAAGTGGCCGCTTTAGGTGTCGCTTGTATGGAATCCCTTGGGGCACCAGAAAGAGAAAAGAAATAATATGATTACACTACAAGAAAATGCGAAATCTGGAATTGGAATCACTGTTTTATCAATTGAATTGGAAAAATATGGAGTAGAACTTCCAATTACAATGGACGAATTTTTGGAACGCGGTCTTAACATGAAGAATATGTTAGACAAAAATTTATTAAGCAGAGAAGCCTTTGAAAAAGATATACAAGGACATTCATTAAGATTAATAGATTTTATCGGTGTGAGAGAAAACATATCTACACTTCTAGAACTTGGTAAAAAAGATTTGGCCATAGAATATTTGTGCTATGCAAATTCATTGGGGTCAAAACTGAGATACATGGATACGATAGGAGACAAGTTGGATGAATAAAAGACCCAAAAAAGCCGCAGAACTTTTGCAGAATTATAGTGTAACATCTGGTCCACTGAAAACCATGGAAGATGGTAAAGATATTCCATCTAAACCAAGAAAAGGCAGATGGATTCAGACTTATGTTGGTAAGAAATATTTCCCATTAGACCCTCGACCAGAAGAAGTTGACATTAAAGATATCGCTCATGCTCTAGCGTTAAAATGTCGTTTTGGTGGGCACTGTAAACGATTTTATTCGGTTGCAGAGCATTCTGTGCGATGCGTAGAGTATTTTGATAGGCATAATCATGAGAAGATACTGAGGGCTGGTGAATATAACGTGGGAGATATCCATACTGATTGGGTCAAATTCCATGAAGATATGCATGAAATTCAAAGATGGGTTTTGATGCATGACGCAGCAGAGGCTTACTTGGCAGATGTGCCAAGACCAGTAAAAAAGTGTATGCCAGAATTTAAGGAATTGGAAGAGAAAAATCTGGAAGCAATTGCAGAAGCGTTTGAAATGTCTTACCCAATTCCTGAAAGAATCGATGAATATATCAAAGAGGCAGATAATGCTCTGTTAATGACAGAGAGACGAGACAATATGAGTAATCCGCCTGAGAAATGGGATATCGATGGAATTGGTATTGAGCCTGATTGTTATTTTGTTATACCAATGACAGCGGAAGAGGCGGAAAGAAGATTTTTAGATAAATTCGTATTTTTGTTTCACTACGATTTTTTAGATAAGGAGAAAGAATAATGTTAGATAACAATGCACCAACCACTGGTTTGGAGTGTAAACAAAGAACACTAGATACTGATCTAGATTTAGAAAAAATTAACGAATCAATTTAATGGATAAGATAAGAGCCATATCACTATACGGTGGACCAGCCTGTGGCAAATCAACAATCATGTCTAAGCTGTTTGCTGACCTGAAAATCCAAGGGCATAGTGTTGAATTAAGCCCTGAAGTCATTAAACCATTTACGTATATGGATTATAAGATACAAGGATATGATCAGATGTATATCCATGCATTACAAATGCGACAAGCAGATATCTATTTAAGAGGATGCGATTTTATTGTAACAGATTGTTCACCAACAGTTAATCTATTTTATGCGTATGATTACAAGTACCCATATGCAGATGGGCTAAAAGAAATTGTTAAAGTATATGATAAGCAGTATCCGTCTTTACATATCTTTATTGACGCACCAAGGGTGCGTGAGCATTATCAAGAAGCTGGACGTTTTCACACATTTGATGAAGCGGTGAGCATAGATAAAGCGATGTTAGAGTTTATGACAGATTTTTATGGCGAAGATGGATTTGTTATTTTGCCAAGAAATTATGATGAGATTCTGGAATTCGTAGAGGATAGGCTATGGGAGAGTGGGGATATGTCTACGTCTGCCATAACTATAGAACAAAAAGCAATAGCAAAAGAAGCGATAGCTGATGAAGATCGAAAAATATTTCGAGATTTAGAAATTGCAATGAATATAAAAGGAGAGAAGAATGACTGAAATTAAAACCGATGTAGAAGTGATGGTTCCAAAGTCTGCTGAAATATTTGATGGAATAGTAACAAGCGATTTGGACGGAATACGAAGAGCGTATAAAGCAGCAGAATTATTTTCCACTGACCCAAATACTCAAAATGGAGCGATCCTTGTTTCTAAGAGTGGAAACGTTTTGGGAGCAGAGGCTAATCATTTTCCTAATAATGTAGCAGAAAAAGATGAACGATGGGAAAGACCTCTTAAATATAAATATGTGGAACACGCCGAGCGGGGCATTATTCTTTATGCTGCCAAGATGGGTATAGCCACACTAGGTAAAACTATGTATTGCCCGTGGTACGCTTGCACCGATTGTGCTAGAGCAATTATACAAGCTGGAATCGGTCAAGTTGTTGGTCACCAGACAACAATCGATAATACACCTGATCGATGGATGGGTGAAATCGAATTAGCACTATCTATGTTAACAGAAGCTGGTGTCAATTATCGTTTTGTCAAAGGCGAACTTGGTGACGTAGAAATCCGTTTCAATGGAGAGATACTACGCCCATAAGGAGAAACAATGGCTGATGAATTTGGAAGAACAACATGGGATAATTTCAACATGGCTATTGCCATGCTGGTAACATCAAGGTCGATTGATCCGAGAACGAAACATGGTTGCTATATAATAGATAAGAATAATAAGCCTTTAAGTTTTGGATACAATGGGCCATTGAGGGGTTCAGATGATGAAAAAGTTTCATTACAACCCCCTGATAAATATTTTGAGATGGAACATAGCGAACGTAACGCAATTTTCAATTACAATGGGTCACTGGAAGGGGCTACGGCATATATCACAGGATTCCCATGTTCTGATTGCTTTAGGGCGTTAGTGCAAAGTGGAATCAAAAAAATTGTCTATGGGCCGATCACTTCTAATATGTTAGAAACAGAAGAAGGAAGAAAAGAACTTGCGGCCATTCAAAGAATGGTCGATTACTGTAAGGGAGTAGAACTTATTGAATTTCAAGGCGATTTTTGGGAATCGTTTGAAATCATGAAACAATATTTAACGACAAAAGGTATTAAACAATCTAAGGAATCATATGAGTAAAAGTTTAGATAACCGTCGTGACAATCGTACCGAAAAACAATTTAAAAAAGACATTTCAGCGTGGGAAGCAAGAGAAGACATTTGGGCAGAAACAATGAAGGCCGAAATGGAGCAGTGCGGCCACAATGTAGAAGTTGAGCATTACGGAATAGGTGATGGCACTGGCAAGATGATTGAAAATGCGACGGTAAAAGATTTAAGTCGTCCAGATAAAAAGTTTGTTATTGATGGCGAAACTCATTTAGTGGAAATCAAAACATGTGATATGGGAAAAGATTATCCTGATCTTCCATTTATCACAATTAAAACTAATTCAATGAAAAGTGCCATTAAGGAAGAAAACGGTAAAGTTGTAATTTGTGATCGTGAATGGTGGATGATACTTCGTAAAGATGTTTTAGAAAAATTGTTAGAAGTATATCCTCATAAACTGTATCACGGTTTTTCTCCAAATAAGAAGGCGATTAGAGTGCCTGGCAAAGATTTGGCCGGATGGCTTTCTAACAAAAGAGAAGATGGGAAGATAGAAATTAGACGATGGAATAAAGACGCTGAAAAAGTTATCAAAAAACATGCTGACAAATTGTTTAGAAAAGCAAAATATACACGCAAAGGAAAATAAAATGAATAGAAGAAATTTCTTAAAAACTTTAGCAGTTGCTAGTGCGAGTGGGGCATTGCCTATCAAATTATTAGCATCTAACAACAAGCCACTTCATTTAAATCAAGAAGAAAAAGAATTTGTTGCCAATCAAGTACACCATTTTATTTGTAGACATGCTGAACATTATTGGATAACAAGAATGTGTTTACTTGTAGATGAAATTCCACCAAAGAAAAAACCTATTTATGAACGAGACTCTTATAGCAAAGGAGATTTTGCCGTTTATATGAGAACTGATTTCCCTATGTTTTTCTCACCTGTATGCCCAGCTAGGCCAAGGGAAATACAGCAACGTTGGAGATTGCCATCAAGTAATATATATCCAAGTTTTTATTGGCAAAACAGAAAATGTATTACGGTTCCCACTTATGATATCGAAGGTACTTCTTTGCAATTCACTGAAAAAGAAATTAAAGGATTCAAAAATAAAACATTCACAAAGAGTGCCAACGAAAAGGTGAAAAAACTTTCGGAGCATTTAGAGAAAACAGAACTGAATGATTTGATTTATCTGTTGGATTTTAACTGTTTATCAGAGATTGAAGATAATTATTGGATGAATCCATTAAAACATTGTAAGCGTTCTCGTAATTTACAAACACATATATTTGTTTGTGATAAAAAGGAGGATTTGCACGATGCCGTCAATGATGCTTTCGCGTTTATAGAGTGCCAAGAAGATTTGGTGGTTAATATGATTATTAATCCAAATACAATGGAAAAAATAAAGCACTTATTTACTGATGATGAACTTGAGATAAATGAATATAGGAACTCGTGGCATTTTATAAATCCTTTATACGGCTATATGTGGCTTTGCAGGATTTTAGTTCATGAGGCTGTTCCAGAAAAGTCCATATATATTATGGGTTCTCCTGATCGTTGTGGTGTATTGCCCCTAGAAAAAGATTTGCAAACACACTATAATGATGATAATACATGCACAACATCGGAGAAAATAGGAATGTCTATTGTATATCCCAATTCTGTTATGAAAATTGAACTAGATGACTCTATAATATAATAGAGGAAATAAAATGCCGAAATCACTGTTTCGCTATCCTGGCGGAAAATCAAAAAAAAGCATATTGGATAAACTCTGGGCTAAAGCGCCCAAAGAGTTTTCTGAGTATAGAGAACCATTTGTAGGCGGTGGAGGGCTGTTTTTCGATATCCCTAGCACCAAATGTAAAAAACGGTGGATTAACGATATAGACAGCAATCTAATAGCTGTCTATGATGCTTTCAGGAACCGCCCAGAAGCCTTTATATCGCTCTGTAAGGCCATCGAACCACAAAAGGCGGGCGAAACCCTAACTTCCTCTAAACCAGGCGGAAAAGAGATTTATAACGCTCGTTTAAAAGAGGTTTTCGATAAATTCGTTGCAGATAAAGACATGGATAGGGCATTGCGTTATTTCTTCCTTAATAGGACTAATTGGGGTGGTAGAGTTGATTATGACAGACCTTCACGATTATACTATTCAAATCCTCAAGGATGGAATATCGTTAAAGGCGATACACTAGAAAAAGCAGCAAAACATATAAAAGGAGCAAGAATAACCAATCATTGTGCTTCTATCTTGCTTAAAGAACCAGGTAAGGATGTTTTTATATATTGTTTTCCAAAAGATTCTAAAGTTAAAATGGCCAACAGAACTCTTAAGAAAATACAAAATATTGAAATTGGAGATAAAGTCTTAGGAGGCAGGACAGTCAAAAAAGTCTTTTGTAATCATTATAATGGCAAAATCGTAAATATTAAAATTCAAGGCTCACCGTTTATGATAAATATTACTGATGATCACCCGATGATGGCTATAAAAAAAATAAATTCTAAACAAGAAAAAAGAAACGTTGAGAAATTAGAGAAATCGATAAAACTTATTGATGCCGGAAAATTACAAATTGGGGATTATCTATGTGTCCCTGTTGGCTGCGACAACGGCAATCAATGGAACTGGGGTTTTGAGCCGTACAAAGGTGACCCATATTACGGCGATAAAAGAAAAACCAAGATAAATAAAATATCTTTTATTCAAGATGATATTAAAATTGCCAATATATTAGGGCTTTATTCCGCTGAAGGAACTGCCTCAAAATATATAGTGCATTTTTATTTTAGTGTAAAAGAAAAAGAAATAATCAAAAAGCTTTGTCAAGATATAGAAGATGTATTTAATTATAAGCCTGTTGTTTATGAAAAATCACCTAGCGATAGTGTAACAACTGTTGCCATCCACTCTGTTGTAATAAGCTCTTTTATCCGCAAATGGGTTAAAGGAAAAAGTCGCAGATGTGATATCCCTAATAAAAGATTCAGCAATAAAATATTGGAAGCTCCTCAGAAAATATTATTTCAGATTCTAAAATCGTGGCTTTTGGGAGATGGGGGATTTTGGAATCCCGGTAACGGTAAGGGTAAAGTAACTGGCACTAGTGCTTCTTATGAATTAGCTTTACAAATGTATGACATAGCTCTCCAATGTAAATTGCGACCTGGCTTCAAAAAACGTCAAAACTGTTATGATGTTTATTTTTCTATTGCCGATGAAATTAAAAAATTAGGTTATGACATCGAAAGCGGCAAAAGTAGACCACAGCGTAAAATAACAAACGATTATATTTTGTCAAGAATTACAAGAATTTCAAATATTGATTTTTTAGGCAATGTTTACAATTTACATGTTGATAAAGATAATTTGATATGTGTGGATGGTGTTATGTCGCATAATTGTGATCCGCCTTATGTCGTAAATTCTGATTTAGCTAAGAGTTCACAATTGTATGCAAATAATTTCACAGAAGAAGATCATATTAAGTTGGCAGGAATTATTAAACAATGTAAACACAATGTGTTAATTAGTTACGACGATCATAAGTTAATAAGAGAATTATATTTGCCAAAAGATGGATTCCATATTTTCGATGAGGAATGGACATATTGTGGAACGTCGAGTTCAGAAGATGCTGGCGAAGACAATAAACAGAAAAAAGTCGGCAAGGAATTATTAATTACCAATTACGAAGTCGAAAAAGAAACAGATTTATTTGAAGAATAATTAAGTTAATTTTACTGACACTATAATGAAAATGAAAGGAGACGCATTATGGGTGGTTTATTAATTTTGATTGGTTTTATTATCGTGTTTTTGCTCCCGTCTATAGCAGTTTGGAAATTGAGCGGCTGGGGCAAATTAGGCAATGTAGCAATTTATTTCATGTTGGCAGGAATATTGGTTGTTCCACTTTGTTTGGGAACCCTATATATGACTACGGGCCTTGGACCCAATTATGGAAGCGGTGAAGTTGATGTAAATATTATGCACTGCAATTATGAAGGCATAATTTGGGAAACATATGAGATAAAAGGAACTGCTGGTGAAGAGAACAGAGATTTTATCAAGTATGGTTTTTCTACCAACGATGATAAGATTGGTAAATTCTTACAAGATAACATTGGAAAGAATGTGCGTATAAAATATAAGATATGGCTTATGGCCCCAGCTTATGTTGGAAATGACACATGGCAAATTACTGATGTAAATGACGGAAATGGATGGCTTTCTGAAAGAGAATAAAAATGGATAAGACAAGTTTAGGTGACAGAATAAAAGGATACGAGGGAGTTTCTCGTAATTTCCTTGTAGGAAGAATGCCAGTAATCTGTCGCGTCGATGGACGAGCATTTCACACATTCACCAAACACTGTGAAAAGCCTTTCGATAAGAACATTATATCGGCAATGGTTCACGGTGCAAAACAGGTGGCAGATGATATGCAGGGATTCAAGGTTGGATATGTCCAATCAGATGAAGCATCGTTTGTAATCACAGATTATGATGAAATAAACACACAAGGATGGTTTAACTACAATCTTAGTAAAATGATATCTATGTCTGCATCTGTAATGACTTTGCATTTTAATAGTTATTATAGATATCTAGACGAGAATATTGTGGTCAATGGATCAGCAGTAACAAGGTTAAGACCTATTCCTAATGGTTATTTTGATTCTAGAGCATTTAATGTGCCAAGAGAAGATGTTTCAAATTACCTATTGTGGCGTTGCCAAGATTGGAAACGTAATAGTTTACAAATGTATGCTCGTTCTGTCTATTCTCACAAAGCATTAATGAACAAGAATCAGGACGACATGCACGAACTGTTGCACCAAAAGGGTAAAAATTGGGCTACAGATTTGAGTAATGTAGAGAAGAATGGAACATTTTTGGTGAAAACAGATGATGGAATAGGAACAAGATCAGACATTAGACCATCGTTTGAGGAAATCAGTGCTGTTGTGGAACCATTGGTTTATCCGTTAGAGAAATTGGAGAAATAATGAACAACAGAATAACATCATTTACTGACGAAGAAAAAATAAAATTCATTGAATTGTTTAATAAAATAGCTACAGAATATACGACAGACAAGTGGGTGGCATCACCATGTACAGATTGGGATGCCTATGAAACATTTATAGCCACAGAAGATGGTAACGATTTTGGATTTGAACATTATCTTTCGATAACCATTTATAGAAAACAGCGTTTCTGGTCTAAGCAATTTCGTTACGAAATTAGTTGTTATGCCAGCGGGCACAGTAGTATATCAGCCAAGAAAACAGTGTCTGTCCATTTGGGGATAGAAAAAAATTCAGAATTAGAGAATACAATAAAAAGTATTTTCAATAGGATAGAATCAGATTTCGTTAATAAAGAAAAAAACACTGTGAGTATCTTGGACAAATTAATGAAAGAAGGAAATCACTTGTAAGGAAATAATATGCATACGGAAGAATTGAAGTTAGATTTTGATGACGTTTTAATACGTCCCAAACGTAGTAAGGTTCCCTCCCGATCACATATCGAATTAGAAAGAACATATACTTTCAAAAATAGCGGAAAAGAATGGACTGGTTTACCAATTATTGCCGCGAATATGGACACCACCGGAACATTTGCCATGGCTCAAGCATTAGCAGAATACAAAATGCTCACGGCATTACATAAGCATTATTCAATCGAAGAACTGACAGATTTTTTTGCCGACAATCAAAACATATGGGATAATGTCTTTTACACTGTTGGCATTGGCGATGATGACTTTGAAAAATTGAAAGAAGTAGCGGTTGCACTATATGTAAAAATAAATGATTTTGACACAAGCAATCAACCTCCAATGTGGAGAACTAGATGCTATAAAGAAATGAAGAAAACATTTCCAAGAATGCTTTGTATTGATGTTGCAAACGGATATACGGAATATTTTTTGGAACGAGTTGAAAAGATAAGAAAAGAATTTCCGAATAGCACTATAATGGCTGGCAATGTAGTGACTTATGAAATGGCAGAACAATTGATCCTTTCCGGTGTAGATATCGTAAAATGCGGGATTGGATCAGGAAGTGTGTGTACGACTCGTATAAAGACGGGTTGTTTTGTTGCTGGGACTAAAGTTAATACTAAAAAAGGATTAATAAATATTGAAGATATCAAAGTGGGTAATTATGTATTAACTCACGACGGAACTTATCAAAAAGTTAAGAAAAATAATAGACTAAAAGAAAAAGAAGATTTATTAGAGATAAACGGTGTGATATGCACAAAAGATCATGAGTTTTATGTAATCGATAAAAACAAAGCTGATTTAGTTAATGAAAACAATTTACACAATTTTGCATATTGGGTAGAAGCTGTTAATTTAACTGATCATCATTTTCTCATAGAAATAGAGGAATAAATTATTTTATAGTGTATAAAATAGTATAGATTTACCTATTTTATACACTATGGAGAAATATTATGTCTAAAGCCAAATTTAATCTAGAAAAAAAAGATATTAAAAAGAAGATTAATTCAGGTCAAAAGGTCAAAAATATAGCCAAAGAATACGGTTGTTCTGTGGGTCTAATTTATACTTTTTGTAAAAACAACAACATAAAAATACCCAAGTTGGATTTAGTGGGACACCAATTTAATAAACTAAAAGTAATTAAAAAAATTGGGTCTAAAAACGGGTCTATTTACTGGCTTTGTGAATGTGAATGTGGCAAATTAAGAGAATTTCCAACAAAATCCATTAATCGAAAAGAAAATATTTCTTGTGGATGTTATTTATATTCAAAAGAAAGAAGTCGAAAAAATAAGTTTTGGAATGGTTATGAGGACATACACGGAAAATGGTGGGGCAATATAAGAAAAGGGGCAGCGAAAAGGAGCCATCAATTTAATATAAGTATAAAGTACGCATGGAAATTATTTTTAAAACAAGAAAAAAAATGTTCTTTAAGTGGAGTTGATATAAAATTCTCTCGATCTTCTCGTGGATTTCAAAGAGGAGAAACCACAGCGAGTTTAGATAGAATAGATAATTCAAAAGGTTATATTAAAGGAAATGTCCAGTGGTTACACAAAAATGTTAATCTTATGAAACAAAAAATGTCACAAGATGAATTGATCGGTTGGTGCAAACTGATAGTAGATTACAGGAAAAATAATCATGAAATTCAAACTTAAAAAAGTATTTAAAAAAAATGTAAAATCTAATCTAGAAGACGTTTATGATTTAACAGTTGAAAACAATCATTCTTATTGTGTCGAGAGCATGGTTGTTCATAATTGTGGATATCCTCAATTGTCAGCGGTGTTAGAGACAAAAAGTGCAGCACACGGATTGGATGGTCATGTCTGCTCTGATGGGGGCTGTAACGTCACAGGTGATGTCTGTAAGGCATTTGGCGCTGGTGCTGACTTCGTTATGTTGGGTGGATTCTTCGCTGGCACAAGCGAATGTGAGGGCGAATGGGAATATCACGAATTGCAAGACGAAGAACAAAAACGACACGAATATTATTCATCTTTGAATAATTATGTACGAGAAAGCATGAGAACAAGAATTGTTGACAAGGAGAATATTCCTATTACGATTTCTTCGTATGAACAGCAAAACAGTGGTGAAGGTAAAATGTTTCATTCTTGGGAAGATGCCCTTAGATATGTAGAAACAGAACTTGAAAAAACTGCTAAAAATGTTGGTAAAAAAACTTTGAAATTTTACGGTATGTCATCTAAGGATGCACAAGAAAAATACCATGATGGAGTAAAAAAATATAGAACTTCTGAGGGAAAAACTGTTTCAATTCCCTATAAAGGTAAGGCAGAAGATATTGTGCAAGACATTCTTGGTGGTTTAAGATCGGCTTGCACGTATGTTGGAGCGAGTAAGTTAAAGTATTTTAATAAATGCTGTGAATTTATTCGCGTCTCAAGAACTCATAATACGGTGTATGGAAATGGTACGTAAAGAAAAGACATTTGGGTCTTGTTTTACTGGGCTGGACATTCATAAAGCCTCACTGGAATTAGTGCGCTCTTATAGAGAATTGGAACAAACGAATGACGACCAAAAAGGATATTTCAAATTACTGAATGTTCTGAGCAACCTAATTTATGCTTTTGAAATTATGAAAGTAAATTTGGATTGGCCTCCTCCGTTTGTCGGCCAACACCATCTATTGGAATGTGAACACTATCAAAAAGAATTGAATTTAAAAATCAATACTTTTGATAACTATTTGAAATTACGTTTAGAGTCCATATTAAAGGCTCAACCCATATCAATACGAGCAGAGCAAATTAACGAATTGATACGGGTGACATTTGAAAGTGTCGAAAAAGATTCTTATATCATTGGATGGGAAAAAGAAGCTGATTGTTTAGCGACAGAGGCATCTAATTTTATGAAGAAAATTTCTGACGAATGCGAATCTCGCAATCCTATATTAATAAAATGGCTATTAAGCCAAGTGTACTGGGACACAATGGAGGAAGAGTAATGAAAATATTTGTACTAGATGACGACCATTGGCGAATTGGGTGGTTTTTAAACACTTTTGGAGCGAGAAATGTGGATTACGCCCACGGACCAATTAGGGCTATCGCAAAATTGTGTCTTAATAAGTATGATAAAATCTTTCTAGATCACGACTTAGGTGGAGCATACACCCGTGGACCCAATGGCGATGGAATTGATGTGGTAAAAGTGATGCATGAAGAAAAGCTTCATATTGATACTCCTATTGTCATTCATACAATGAACGAGGAAGCCGGGAAGAAAATGGAAAAAGTTTTATCTTATGAACATAAAAATGTTGAGGTCATTCCATTCTGGATATTGTCGAAAAATTATGAATCAGAGAAGGATTCCGAATAAAAATAGTATAATTGTATGTAGAGAGGACTATTTTTATGAAATCCATAATCAAAAATATATCAAAAATAGCCAATTACTTTGATAAACACCATCAAGTTAAAGAGGCTAATTTTGTAGACAAAATAAACGCAAACCTTGTTTTAAGCTATCGTTCTACCACAAAATGGACTAAAATAGCCAGTATTGGCACTCAAGACAAACTCACTGTTAAACACGCAGAAGATGTTATCAGTGCATTTCTATCTTTAGAGAAACTGTCTAGCACCATTAAGGATTCTAAAGATTTAAAATTAGCATGGGCTTATAGTAGTGCTTTATATGGTTTACTTAAATATGCTAAGAAAGAAAATTTATTACCAATTGTTAAAACTAGCGGTGAACGATGGGATAAGGTAAAAGATACAATGATGGGTGTTGGAAGGGGATTAAAAGACAGTTTACTTTCTCCTTTAAATAAGCCAATTCGTAGAGAAAAATATCTTAGAAATATAAAAAGAGTAGAAAAAATGGAATTAGCAGGACAGGGTGTTGCTCAGGAAATGCATTCAAACCAAGATGACCCTCAAAAGATTCAGGAATTATTCCAGAATTTTGTTGGAAGCCTAAATGAATCATTACAATTTTTTGCAAGAGAAGCGTCTGTTTCTTCTTATGATCAAGATCAATTCAATTTCCTTTTGAGTCATGGTGTTGTAGAAACTATTCAAGAAATACAATCATTAGGCAGAACTGCCCAGACACCAGACGATTTATTTAATATAGTTATTGACGGTATTAAACAACTACAAAATACAAGAATGCAACAAGGATATGCAGCGGCTCAACAAGAAAGAGGCGGTATGCCGCAAGGACAAAGACCGCAAGGGCAAGGACAAGGACCGCAAGGACAAACTCCTATTGGCGGATATGGTCAACAGCAACAGCGTCCTTTGAATCCTCAAGACGCATATGGTAAACGAACATTTTACGTGACTCGTCAGAGAGCGGCTTCATTTTTACAAAAATACGGAGGACAAGGTAAGGAAATATTACAAATACTTACAGTTCCAGAAGATTGGGCGCAATATACAGAAGAAAATCAAAGTCAAAAATATCCCAAAGATTTGCCACCAGCACAACATCACGCCGCAAATGAAGCATTTAGAGATGGAATAGCTCGTTTGATTAATAGATATGGCAATAACGCAGAAGCCATATTAGACCATCTGGGCATCCCGATACGTCATAAGAGTTGGCCTAATGCAGCAAGGGCCGGAATGGGCGGAAACAGGAATACTGGCAGAGGGACTGGTGATCCGTATGATCTAGGCAATCAAGGTTTATTCAGTCAGCAGGGCAGTGAAGAAGTTAATAAGAGTTTATATGATATGAGAAATACTGGCACCGGTTATTAATTTTTTCAAAAATTAGATAATGCAAAACTGTCTTGACCTACCTATAATTAAGTGAAGGAAGAATAAAATGGATAATGAAGAAAGACAAAACACTCAAAATGCACCTTTGCGATATACCCCCAGAGAAGGTAGACTTCCAGATGGTAGCGGAATGTTCTATGGGTATATGTGTAAAAAACAAGCAGAACAGAATGGTTCTATGCCTATGTTCCAAGGGAAAATAGAAAGAGAACTGATCGAAGAGATGGCAAACGATGCTCGTAAGAATGAAAAAGAAAGAATTAAATTCATTCGTAGAATGCAAATAGCTGGAAATGACCAATATCTCAGAGATATGGGATATGACGTACCTCCCCTCCAAGACATCACCTGGTGGGATCGATTCAAAACTTTTCTTGGCCTATAAACCAAGACATTGAAAGGGCTAATGATGGAAGATATGTTTGATGATGCAGTCGCTGTAGCAGAAGATTCTCAAGCAGATAGAATCAAAGAGCTTGAAAAACTCATTTTCGCAGCAAGGAAACCTTATTATAATGGCAATCCTATTATGGAGGACTCCGAATACGATGCCCTTGAAGATGAATTGCGTGAATTAGCACCAGATTCTAAGGTCTTTGACGAAGTTGGAGCAGATGACGGTTCTGATGATTCCGTTAAATTCTCCAAGGAAAAGCACCAAGTTCCTATGGGAAGTCAAAGCAAGTGTGCCAATGAAGATGAATTCAGAGATTGGGACAGACTTCATAATCTCGAAAATGAATCTGTTTTGGCGACATATAAGCTGGATGGAGCATCGTTGAATGTCGTGTATGAAGATGGTAAACTCGCAAAGGCTGTGACTCGCGGCAATGGTGTCGTAGGTCGCAATATCACTTCTAATGCCAAGAATTTCATCGGTATCCCTGCAACCATTAGTATGAAAGAACGTTTGGACATTCGCGGTGAGTGCATTCTTTCTACTGAAAATTGGAAAGCAATCGATCCTAAAGCCTTGAATCCTCGCAACTTAGGAACAGGCATTATGAGCAGAGAAGATGGAAAAGACTCTGACAAACTAAGATTTATTGCATTTGATGTGGTTTGTGAGAAGAAAGAATTCAAAACAGAACATGAAAAGATGAAATTCCTTAGACATATAGGAATTGAAGTTACATGGTATAAGATTTGTAAGAATGTTGATGAGGCTATCGAATTCTATCAAAAAATAGCCAAAGGGCGAACGAATTGTGCAGTAAGATTGCATGATTACCATGTATGGATTGATGGCATTGTAATGAAATTGAATAGTGTCGCAACCCAAGAGAAATTGGGGATTAGCAGTGGTCGTCCTAAGTGGTCTACTGCTTTGAAGTTCCCCCCACCTGGGGCGATTACATACATTAAAGACGTTGAATTGGGCGTGGGACATACTGGTGCAATTACGCCTGTGGCGTGGATAGAACCAGTACAAATCGGTGGAACCACAGTTAAAAGAGCCACGCTGAATAACTGGGATTTCATCAATATGATGGACGTAGCCATTGGCGATAAGGTAAAAATCGTCAAGGGTGGTGATATCATTCCTAAATTGGTATCAGTTATAGATAGACCCAAAAACCGCACAGTCATTCCTGCTCCGACAGAGTGCCCTGAATGCGGCGGTCCTGTCGGAAGAGATACAAATGTCACTGGCGATTTGGGAGCAGTTATTCGCTGTACAAATACTGATTGTGATGCTCAAGCTGTCGGTAAGTTCAAGAGAATGGTTAAGAGGCTGGAAATTCTCGAAATCGGTGAGAGTATTATCGTTGGAATGTATGAAGCTGGCATTATTAAAACAATTGCTGATATGTTTAGAATCGAAAACCATCGTACTGAAATTTCTAAGCTAGAAGTAGGAAATGGTGTATGGGGTGAAAGTAGAACTGATAAAATGATTGATGAAGTCAATAAGAAAAAGAAAATGACTTTGGATGTCTTTTTGGGAATGCTTGGAATCAAGGGTCTTGGACAACGAAGGGCTAAGATTGTAATGGATAACGACGTAGCCCCTCAGACGCTTGATGAGTGGCGTTCTGGTCAGTTGGTTAAAGTCGCTGACAAGGTTGGTGTTCCGAATATCGCTGTTAATATCCAAAAGGCGATTGATGCGAATAGCAACTTGATTGATGACCTAGTAACAGTGATCACAATTACAGAGACTAAACAAAAGCAAGACGGCGTTCTGTCTGGCAAGTCGTTTGTTTTGACTGGCAGTTTTAGCCGCAAGAAAGCATTGATTCACGCTGATATCGAGAACGCTGGTGGAGAAATCCATAAGAGTGTTAGTAAAAATATTGATTATCTTGTGCAAGCAGACAAGAACAGCACAAGTACAAAAACTCAAAAAGCAGAGAAGTTAGGAATCGAAGTTATTGATGAAGATGATCTAGCGGAGATAATTAATGGCTAAAGACCAAATAAAGATAAGCCCGTTTGTCCATTTTGCGGAAGTCCTCATGTCGAAGTACAAACTGGCCCTATGACATTGGTTGGATATTCTGGCAAATTAGATATCAATCATCATTGGGATGGTTGTCTTTGTATAGAATGCCATAAAAGTTGGACTATGGAGTGGAAAGGCGAAGAAAAACTAAAAGGATATAATGTTTGGCATGTGGACAGTAACAACCATGTTATCGCAGGGATTCCCTCATGCTTTGAGAGTTATGTATATACATGTTCCGAATGTGGAGGGGATGTAAAAAGGCATTTTTTTGATAAAGATACGAGAAATACTGCCAAATGTTTAAGTCAAAAAATAGGCGGTGAAAGATACTACGATATCTATTTTATTTGTGAAGATTGTAAAGTCGAAGAAAAATGTTCTAATGATCATTATATATTTTATAATCCACACAAGCCAATTCGTCCTTCCAAAAACTGGTTAATTACCGGTTGGAAGATAATACAGGAGACAGGAATAGTAGTTATTAACGACTCTGGAATTAGTCGTATTGATTTGATAGAGGAAAAAAATGAGTAAAGATTACGGCAAGAAGTGCGAAAAAGTTTTCGCAAAAGAATTATCATTGATTAAAGACCAGAAGATAAGGGATTTTGTAGTTAAATGTTTTGAGGAATTGTGCCCAGATTATTTTTGGACTGTCCCAGCGTCCACCAGTGGACGTTATCATCCAGATCATTCTAATGGAAAAGGTGGGCTTGTAAGGCATGTAAAGGCGGCAATCTGGTGGGCTGAAAAGCTACTTTGTGCATTTGATAGCGATAATGGGGAAAAAGACACTACGAATAAAGATGCTGTTATCGCAGCATTAATTCTCCATGATATGAAGAAAAATGGGGACAGCCTAGACGACAAGAAAAAGAGCGGTTATCGCATTACACAGACTCATGGCGTTTCTTTGGGGCATCGTATTTTCGATATAGTTCTCAAGAAAAAAGCAAACAAAGTACAATCATTAATCATTTACGCTGTCCAAAGTCATATGGGCGTATGGACAAGGCCGAATGAATATCGTCCTGACAATATTCCATTGCCATTAGCGTACCATGTCGCTCATATCGTTCATATGGCAGATTTCTGTGCTGCTCAAAAGACAGAAACTTTACCGAAAGAAGTGGGATATAAAAAATAGATGGATGATAAATTAGAACAAAAGAATATTAAAGCCGGAGCAGAACTTGCCTATTATATTCAACGAGTGCAAAGCAGTTCGGAAAATATGTTAGAAAGTTTTCAATGTCTACAAAAAATTCTAGACGAAAAAATAGCAGAAACAATTGATGGCGACTTACAATATATGGTTCTAAATGAATATCTTTCTAATGTTGTCGATTTTCAATTTTCAATTGAAGAAATTAAAGAAAAGAATGAACGATTCTTCAAAGATTTAAGCGAAGCAGATATCAAGGGAATGAAAAAGAATAGTACGATGATGACTATTAAAGATTTTACTAAAAATTTAGCATCATTACGTAGTGATCAATCGATAGTATTTAGACCTGTTGGTAATCCACTTGAAGTGAATAGGGTTTCGTGTGATAATCCAATAACAGGCAGATGGGTTGGAGTTATTGTAAAAGATATTAATAAATTTTCAGGTCTATCTAAAGAGATTCAATCTAAAGTTGTTAAAACCACAAAAAGATATTTTGTTAATGCTATTGTTCAAAATGTAAAAGATAACTATTCTAATGCTTCTGGCCATTTTAATTCTTCTGGTTTGAAAATAGTAAAAAAACTAAAAATATTAGAATTGCCTCAAACAGCATATCGAGAGTTAAAAGACGCTGAACAACTTAAAGGAGTAACGGCTGGTGATTGGAATAATGGATTAGAACTTAAAATGACTAGAACTGGCTCTGGTATGCAAACAAGATATGCAGTGAAATTTATATCATCAGGCCCATTGGGCAAAAAAGAAAGAGAAATCATCAAAAAACAAGGGTTATTTGAATTAGAGAAATCAATTCCCTTGGTAGAGGACGAGAAAAAATTAAGAAAGAAATTGGGAATATAATGACCTATAAACCTATTTTCAAATTAGGCGAATCAGAAAACAAGAAACTGTTAGACAGTCTATCAGGATGGTTTGAGGCAACCAAATCTGCTAGTTTAAAAGCGATTTCCTTTGAACAAGCTAAAGAGAAGGGTGTCATCGAAGAAGATGGGACAGTTAATACCAAAGAAGGAAAAGTCAAGGCTAAAAAAGGGTCAATGATTTGTATGGGTATTGAAGGAGAACTGTGGGTTCAAGAAGAAAAACGCCTAGAAGATAAATATACCAAATCTAATTTTCTTTGGAAAGATGTTGTTAAAGATGTTAAATGGAGAATCTATAATCCGAAGAAAGAAGAAAATAAGGTAAGAGCCGTACAAGTCAATGACAGGGAAGAGTTTACGGTAAAAGCGTCTTGGGGAAATTTAAAAGGCAAAAAGGGCGATTACATTTTACAAGATATTGATAATCCTGATGATGTATGGATCATCGATAAAAATATATTTTCTAAGACGTACAAGTATGTCTCCTGACTATAATGTAGTGCAAGGAGATAAAAGATGTTAGATTTTATTGGCAAGATGATCGATATCGTTTTCCTATTTGGAATCCCCGTTTTGGTGGCAATCATAGGACTGGTTTCATTTTTCGCATTTTTTGGTTATATTCAAGCCGGTGACCCACAAACAGGATTTTATGCTGGCACTGTTTTCATCTGCACATTTGCATTCTTTTTTAATTGGTGGCCTGAGATTTTGAGTTACGAACAGGTCGCTGATACTAAGATGGCAGATATGATGATCTCTACTGTAGTGGCGTTTATCATTATGCTAATATGTATTAGGTTTAGTAGCTTGCTAATACGTAGATTAAAAATGCCTGCTGTACTTGTTTTCTTGCTTTACTTAGGTTTTCTTATTTTTGGTTTTTAAATGGGAGGAATACACTATGAATCCTAAACGTAAAAGACACTCACAACAAGATCACGAAATATACCCCGAAGATCAAGACAATTTTTCAATCGATGACGATTGGGAAGAAGATTGGGAAGAAGAGGATGATTTGGATGATGAATACATCGATGATGGCTATTGGCTAGAAGAAGATGATTTTGGAAGATGTTTCGATGATGACGACGAGTTGGAAGAAGATGAAGATTTTGAAGATGAAGATTAGAAAATTGTTTAAAAAAGGAATTGATATAAAAACAATATCTGAAATTACTGGAATGTCATATTCTGGTGTTTATGCGATGATACAGAGGAATAATATCAAAAAGGAGATGTAAATAATGAATAAAGGAATCAATGTCCGCAGTGAGAACACTTTTTTCACTGCGGACCCATAACTACATTTTGATCACGGCAATATTATGAAGTATTGTCTAAGGACTAAATACATGGATGACCGTGAAAAGAACATCCTCGAAACAGGCGATGAACAAGCGAAGAGACAACTGCGCATGTCTAGAGAGTCTATTGAACGAATGAATACGGATATCATTGATAATATTAATGCCGTTGTATATTCTAATGCAACTTTGTGGATTTTGGGAGATTTGGGATTCTTTAAGCATCATGATTCAGTACAAAAAACAATTGACAAAATAAATTGCAAAAACATATATTATGTGATGGGCAATCATGACAAATATGCGAATATTCATCCGTGCGTAGCAAAGACATTTGATCAAGTTTTAATTCAAGTAGAAGGTCAGTATATTGTTCTAAATCATTATCCTATGCTAAGATGGGACCATTCCCATCGCGGTTCTTGGAACCTTTTTGGGCATTGTCATTGCAACGTAAATGAATGGATTGAAAATCGTATGCCAGAGGCGAAAATGCTTGATGTCGGTGTGGATGGTCACAACTATAAGCCGTGGTCGTTTGAGGAAGTTCAAGCGTATATGGATACGAAAAAAGGCGAAGGGATATTCGAGAAAAAAGAAGCAGTTTGGACCAAGGAGACTTAATGAATTATTTGCTAGTAGGTGGCCGATTTGGATTCGACGACGGAAGAACTTCTTCCTCATATATGGGAAAACTCTTTCGATCTCTTCGTAAAAATATTGATACAGATGATGATGTAACAATGACAAACGGAGGCTCTTGGCAAGACCTTCTCGACATTTTCGAGACAGTGACTCAGTATGATGTGATTTTTTGGTTCCCAGATATTCCTAACGATAACCAAAAATTAATTCTTTCGCTTAAAAAGAAACATCAAAAATGCATTCTAATTACTTCTAAAAACAATCTTGGTGATGAATATCCTGCATTGTATCTGATTGGCAAAATGCTTAGAGTAAAAAGTAACTTGCTATTGGAATTCACAAAGAATGATAATGGTCTTTTTGAGGGAACTGTACTTGATCCTCTTGGGAATGTATTTGTCAGCAAAACGACTGACATAGACATTTTGGCTAAGACGCTGTTTGATAGAGTGGATGAATTAACAGGATTTACTCGTATTCCGAGTGCAAGACTTGGCGATGCAATTGAAGTGCCTGACAAAAAAGAGTTCTTTAAACTTGCCAAACAATATGCAGATAGATTTCATGAGTTAGTACATGCTATTGATCAAGATAGATTCTTGGGGAATATATCATTTAGGTGTGAAGCTGGTTTTCCGTCTTTTCGCCATAAAGACTTGATCTTTGTATCCAAGAGAAACATTGACAAAAGACACATAGGAACAGAAGGATTTGTAGCTGTAAATCCATTGTCATTAGACACAGTGGAATATTATGGGGATCATAAGCCTTCAATTGATACGCCAACGCAATTACGTCTATATGACTATTATGAGAATATCAATTATATGTTGCATTCTCATGTATATATCAAAGATGCTCCATTTACGGAGTGGGTAATTCCTTGTGGTGCAGTAGAAGAAACAGGTGAAATTATCTTCGTGTTTAAGGATTGGGGTTTGGATTTCTTTAGAGTAAATCTAAAAGGGCATGGCTCATTAATACTTTCTTCTGATGTAGAGAGGCTGAAAGATATTGATTATGTGACTAGGCCAATGCCAGAGATTTACAAAGACTATAAGATCAAGTTGAGATAAGGAGTAATACAATGGTTCCAGGATCATTATTAGGCGATTCACCAGCCGCCAATGAGTTAATAAAAATATTAAACAAACTTAACGATAAAAAAATGAGAAGAAAGGTGTCTTCTATTTTTCAGAGATATACATATGACATGAAGAGTATACAGAATATTGACGATAATCATACTAGAGCATTAGTGTCTGTATTATTGAGAAAACATGCTCTAGATGTCATTGAGGATACATTGTATTTTCCACAAGAAATTAAATTTTTTATGAAAAATATGGTTATAACACTTTACAAACAGTATTTACGAGGAGAAAAGTAAATGGGTGAAACAATAGCAATTGCAATTATTCTTATAGTTGCACTAGTCGCGTTGGTTGTTTTGGGCAAAAAAAATAGTTGCTCTTGTACAGGAAAAACGTTAGAAGCATTTGGAAATGGAGAAAATGAAATGAATGAAGAATACTATATCGAAACATGGGAAAGTAAAGATGGATGGCGTTGGCGTTTAATGCATGAAAATGGTAATATCCTTGCCGACAGCGAAGCATACTCTTCCAAGCAAATGATGTCAAAGACGGCAGATGGCGTAGCAGAAACATTCAAGTTGAAAATCGTTGAAGCAAAAACAGAATAAACAATGGCTAAAGAGAGAAATGACAATCAAGATATCCATTATGTAACATGGAAACAATATGATAGTATGTTGTATCAGTTATCTCATAAACTAGAAAAACTACCCACCGGCATACAATTATATGGAATTCCTCGTGGCGGTATTCACATTGCGTTGGACTTAAATTACATATTAAAAGATACGATTTTCATTATGTCAATTCCGAGCATTCCGCCAGATCAAAAGCATGATAACATATTGATACTCGATGATATCGTTGATTCTGGTGATACGATTGTGAAATACAGCAATTCATTTAAAACGGCTTCGTTGTTTTATCGTTACAATTCTGTGTATAAACCAGATTACTATGTTGAAGAAATATACAATGATGATTGGATTCAGTTTCCTTGGGAACGAGATTTAGGAGCAATTTAATTTAAAAACAAAACTTCTACGCTATAATACATTAGAGGCAAATGGGCCAGTAGCTTAATTGGGAAAGCACTACACTTGCAATGTGGAGGATATGGGTTCGATTCCCATCTGTGTCCAGTAAATTTTTGGAATAAGAATAAACAGATGGAACAAGAAAAACGCAAAAAAGTTGAGACGACAGAAGATATGCATGGAGTTTTTGATAACTATGCATTGCATTATCTTCGCACTTCATTAGATTCAATCGCAAGAAATCAACACATGAACAAATTGGGTGGCGTACAACCTTCCGCAGCAAAAGTTGGTGACAGTCTATCATCCTATATTGATCATTGTCATGCCAACGTAGACGCATGGGAGGGCAAGGTGTCTACTTCTGGTGATGTGTTAAGCGAAATGTCACGACAAGCCGTATTGCTAGAATTGAAAGATGAAGAAGATAAAGCTGTTGTCGTAGATTTTATCAATTTTGTAGGAATGTGTTGTGGCGTTGATTTTGGGTTATATACGAAGGATATCTAAAAATGGACAAGTTGAAGATACAACGAGCTACTGTTGATGACCATCTAGCCATCCAACGTTTAGCCAAAAAAGCATTTCGTGGTTTCTTTTTAGAATTAGAAGATAAAAAATGGATTTTAAATCAAATTAAAAATCATTTTTACTACATCATTAAGAACAATAACCGGCTGATTGGGATGATGTGCCTGGAAGATGATGGCACGGGTGTTATAAACATAGAAACACTCGCCATTAGTAAATCTTATCAAAAAAAGGGATTAGGAAAATTATTAATCTCTAAAGCGATTTCAGTAGTAAAAAAGATGAATAGTCTTAGAACGAAAACCCCCCGGATAGAAATCATAACTGTTGCTTCAGATGATCGGTATAAAGCAAAAGATTTTTACTTGAAAATGGGGTTTAAAATCACCCATGAATTTGTTTTGAGTAAGAAATTGTATAGATATTTTGAAATGAAAATTTGAAAGAGGATATTTAAATGGCCAAACAATATAAATCAGTTCAAAAAACACTTTTCTTTCCAATATCAGAAGATGATTTTAGTGACGCAATTGATTGGATGAAGAAACATAAAAACTCAGAATTTCGTAGGAGTTGCCCCGGCAGAGATTGGACACAAGGACACGGTGCTTCTTTGCGTGGCGAACGAGAAATGACTGCTCAAGAAATTAAAGAAGAAAAAGCAAAAGCTAAAAAAGCTAAAGAACGAGTACAAAGACAAATAGAAGTCGCAAAGAAAAAACGTGAAGAACGTTTCAAAAAAGAAGCAACAAAATTAGGTTATAAAATAACCAAGAAATAAAGGAGATAAAGATGAGTATCTTATGGCGTATAGTTATTTTGTTGATCATCATGGTGGTTGTAACTTCTGCTGGTGAATACTTGCATGGGGCGTGGTATCCACTACATGCTCAAAATGATGCTGCATTAGCACAAGTCAATGGAAGCAATGAAGCAGTGGTTGCTATCGAATCGGTTAGGCATTTATTGACGTATGTAGAAGCCTTGATTGTCTTTGTAGCAGGAGTTTTATTGATGGCAACCCCTATTGCAAAGGCATGGGCGATGTATAAGCCTAAAGAACAATTGTTGAAAGAACAGTCGTAAATCATCGATATAATAACGAAAGGAGAAAAACGATGAAGTATTTGCTAGGCGGTATTGGATTTTTGGTATTTTGTGGTATTATGTGGTTTGCAACTTGCTTGAAGCCGCATGAGGTTCCGATTTTTGAGGAAATTGAAAACTCGGAAACTGTATATGTTATCCCTCTTGAGGGTGATATCGACAAGCAAGTGAAGTTCGATTCAGAAGCACAGTTAGAAACATTGAAAGTGGCTACTAAAAGAATTCTAGTACCACAAAAATGGGTTTCAACTGGTTATCTTCCTAGAAGTGGTGTGTACAAACGCACTGTCAAGGTTATTAAAGTAGATAGAAAACCAGTAACTCGTGAATGGCTAGTAGACGAAGATAGAGGAACTAGGCAACAAGATGAAGGTATTTGGGTAGAATCAAAAGACTCTGTAAGTTTTTCGACAGGCATTACCATTTCTGGCATGGTCGAAGAGCAAAATACCTCGAAATTCCTTTATCGTTATCCTGCTGGCAGTTTGGCAGACGTAATGGATAATGAAATTCGTAGTCATGTTCAGTCTCAGTTTTCTGACTTTTCAGCGGGATTTGATATGAGCGAATTGAGAAATCAAAAAGTTGAGATTGCTATATCAATTCGTGAAAAAGTTATTCCTATTTTTGAAGAACGAGGAATTACAATTACCACAATTGGTCTTACTGGCGGATTCGAATATAAGAATGGTGATATTCAGAAAGCCATTGATGGAGTATTCGTGGCTCAACGCGAGAAAGACGTTAATGCTGCGTTATTAGAGGCTCAAAATGATAAGAATGAAAAGATTATCATGGAAGCAGATGCAAAGGCTGAAGCCTTTAAGAAAGAAGCCAATGGAGAAGCGGCGGCTCTTTTGTTGGTTGCAAATGCAGAAGTGGAAGCCAATACGATGCGTTTGGAATTGGCCAAAACTCCAGAGTATTTGATGATGCAACAGATCGAAATCAACAAAATCCAAGCAGAGAATTGGGATGGCGTATTGCCAGTTTACTTTATGGGTGGAATGGAAAAATTGCCTATGATGATGATGAAGCTGGATGTTCCTAAAACTTTGTCTAACTAATGGAGAAAATAAATGGGGGAGAGATTTTCTCTCCCCCATTTATTTTTGTTTGCAATGTATAGAGACAACATAGTAGAGAAGTATAGACTTATATATACAAATCTAAACAAAAACAACAAGCGTTTTCAGTCGAAAGAACCTTGGATGCGCCGATTAATTAGAGAGGAAGCCATTATACATATGATCCGTTATTATGGAGGAAAATAGCATGGCTAATCGAGCAACTTGCTTGGACTGTGTAAGAAAACATTTAGGACAAGCATATGTCCTTTTAAGTGAATACGCTGACGATACAGAAGCCTTTGAAGAATATTTCTACTATGCCATGGGCCATTTGGCAGAGGCTTGTGACGAATGCAAAAACGCATATCCCTTTGTAGGGCAAGTGCTTAGGGCACATCGACGCAAAATGATGGAAGATGATGATTATTGGATTGATTTCAAACCGTTGATTCGATGGATAAATCGTTTGGCATTTTTGGAGAACGATATTGAGTTCCCAGATGGCGAATTAGAACAATACATTGAAGAGTCTATAGAGCCTGTAAAGGATTTACTTGGAATTGAAGAAGAAAAACCGACGAAAACAAAAAAGAGCAGCAAGCAAAAAAATGAATTACCATGACCTATAATGTAGTAACAGAAGGAGATATTATGAATTGGGAATTACTTAGTGAGAAGCAAGGTCGTATCGAAGGACAGATTATTATTTTTTGTGCAAAAGAAGATAGAAAGACCGATTGGATTGTCAATCGTGTTAAGATGTACGAAGACGATGGGTATAAAGTTCTTGTAAAGAACGCATTTTCAAAGAAGTCTCCTCATTACACTTCTGATAGAAAGACTGAGAAAAACTAAAATGAGTAAGGAAGCGAAAAAGAAAAAGATTCGCTTTCTTTTTAATGACGCGAATCTATCAGCGGCAAAAGTTATGCAAGATTTAGCAACTATGGCGAATGAAATCCCAGTGATTATTAGCAATTCGCCATCGTCAATTCCGATCATGTGGTTAAATGACGAGTGCTATACTGGTGTGATCGCTATTAGGAAAATTGTGGAAGAACTTAAATCCCAGGAGATAACAAAACATGGACAGACTCACATCGAAGGGGTCCAAAAGTGACTATGAGTTGATTCGAGACGAGGCCGAGAAACCATACAAGCAAAGATGCAAAATGATTCAAACAAAAAACGGATTTGTAAGACCAAAGAAATACCATATGTCTTGGGCGAAAGCCAATCAATTACGTCAAGTTTATGATCAATGTAGTATCTTTGTAAATCCGTACAGAAAAGGTGGTGTATATTACGGCCTCATACAATCGCTTATATCTTTGGGCATTAACCAAAAACACCCATTTGTTAATGTAAAAAAACAGATGGAAATAGAAATGTCAAAGTTTCCATGTAAGAATAAAAGCAATGCATGGAAAAACTTTGAAAATAAACTCGCTGATAATAATCTAGTGGCCAGAGACGTTAATGGTCGTATTATGGAAACGGCAAGAATGTGCCAGAGAATTCGTGGTTTCAATCCGTATGGAGAGAAACTAAGACAAATGAAAACTTCCATAAATGTATACGTAGACAAAAATGGTCTACCTATGTATGAATTGTATACAAGATGGAAATCTTATGATGAAGTAGAACCCTTTAATGGGCTAAAAAAGAGAGGAAGAAAGAAATGAGTTTAGGAATATGGATGTTAATTATTTTGGGCGGTTATTACATTGGGGCATTTATTACCATAATGCTTGTGTCAAGCGAATTATTTGACAAAATCGATAAATGGATGTGGACTCATATACCTCCTGATCAGACCTGTAGTAACGATTATGGTGAAGAAGACCAAAGAAAAGATTTATGGATTGCGATAGGTCTTTGGTGGGTTTTCTTGCCCATATTCGCTTTGTTTATTGCTTTGGCATCAATTATAGCCTTTGTAAAATTGCTGCATATTAAAAAAGTTCTAAAATTCATTGGAAATGCATTCCTTTGTTTATGGATATGGCCTCTAAAGAAAATCGGTATTTTAGATAAAAATTTATAGTTTTTTATTATCCCGAAATTAGTCTGTGTTATAATGTAGTACCATGACTGAGACACTACAAATACATCGACTGTCCGAATTATCTGGAAATGATCCTAAGAGAATGCCTACTGGTTTCAAGGATTTAGACATCGCTTATGGCATCAATCGCGTTTGCGACGAACAAGGTAACGAAATACTATGGGAAGTTGGTATGCCTAGAGGTCGTGTGACCATCTTGGCTGGTGCTGGCGGTGTTGGGAAAAGCCGTCTTTGTATGCAAATCGGTATGCAAATGGCTAAAGGCGACCAATACCGTTCTCCTTTGACTGTTCTGTATATTCTTAATGAAGATGACCCTAACAGTCTTGCAACATGGGTTAAAGAGCA